TTTTGGTGGAACCCGGTACGGATTTCTGTATAGATATATACCATTTTACGATTTTAGTGTAAAAAGGCATATAATCACCTTGATTTATTAACATATAGGGGAGGGTGTTTATCATTCCCCTTTTATACTTTCAAATGATATCAGTTATGGTTTGATTTCCGTTGAAACTGGTTGATTTTTATCACAATGAATATTGTGATTGACAATTTGTTTTATTTAATATTGAAATACAATAAATTTTAATAATTTGTTTATATGGAAGATTTTCAAGGTAAGTATGATGGTAATCAAATAGACATCAGGCTTGATAAGGTCAAGGATATGGTTGGTGCCACGGCGTCCGGGGCTGGCGCTGCGGGATTGGTGCCGGCTCCCGCTGCGGAGAAGCGTACAGCCTTTCTTCGTGGTGACGGCACATGGCAGGATATAGATGTTCATGAGCCGGGCTTCTTGGGCGATAATCTCGATAGCGAGGATGATTTTAGAACTATATTATTTAATTTGGGCTTTGATAAGGAATTTACCCTTACCAAAGCGAAATATGATATAATAGCTTCTAAATGTGAGGTTGATATACCAATTCAATATCTTTTATCCGGAGCATCATCGACGTATGGGGTTGGGGACTTGATATTAATTAAGGATTCATCCGGGAATATTCAAGCCATGTTGCGCTCTGGATGCAATACGGGAGCTGGGGTCATTGTATCTTATCATGTAATGATCAATATATCCAGCGACCTTACCCATACGTCCATTGTCACCAGTCATACCGTACAATCGGTATCTAACCAAACTAAGGACATATCCTTAACGATTGGTGGTGACCCAGTCGGAGATAACAGGGGTATCAACTTCTCTACGGCCGGTACAGGGACCAAGGCTTTGATGGATAATGGGAAATATAAGGAGGTGCAAGCTAGGGGTGATATTGAGAACGCGTTTTTAGATACTGTTTTTCATCTAGCGTCCAATCAACCTTCTACTTTAACCCAAGATCAGTATAATACTATAAAATCGTTGTTTGGTAGTAACCCTACGTCTAATATCAGGATGATAAAACCTAGCGATTCTTTTGTGGAATTGGTAGGTGAATTTCTTATCAATGATTTGATGGTTTTTAATGATCAAAGGAATGATTGTATCACTATTTACATCAGCGGTTCAAATACCATTCTTGGTATGGGACTTATGGATATATCTATTTCTGTTTATCCTAATCTAAGTGTCGGATATATTCATTCTAATTCAAATGTTGCTGCATCAAATGATTCCGAGATAGTTCTTGTAAATTCTTTTAAAAATACTGAAGAGGATATAGATTTTGATAATCAACTTCATCTTAAGATGAAAGGTAAGGGTGATAAGGCCTTGATGGATGATGGGACTTATAAGGAGATAGGTTCTTCTGGAGTGGATATATCAAGTTATATTTTAGAAGGAATTGATTTTAAGAAAAATACTACCAAGGAAGGTTTTGACAAGATAAAAAGCTGTGTTATTAATAAACAGCATATGTATCTGTATTTTTATAATGCTGTGGGTGGTGATGAGGCTTCTTTCTATGCCGATGTTATCGCTGGTGTTTTATATGGAAATTTAAATTTGTGTGTATATGATTTTGGTAGTTCGAAGATTGTCAATATTGATATAAACTTACAAGATTATAGCATAACTGTTAATACGCAATGATATGGTGAAAAATAGATCTGCTGTTAGTAAATCAGGCAAGTGCCCTAAATCGGGGTGCATCAAGAAAGTAGGAAGTGATTGGAGGGTGGTTAGTAACAAAACTGGAAAGTTATGGCCGGCGAAGTATAAGTCGAGGGATTTGGCCAAGAAAGCTCTGGCGGCTTATCATATGCATTGAGGGTGTAGGAGGGTAGGTGATATGAATCATGTACCCGCCTATTGTTTTATCCTGCATCCGATTATGTATATCTTTGTAGAAAACGTGATTTATGGCTAAGAAAGATAAGAAAGAGGAAATCCCTTCATGGATAAAGGATTTGTATAAGGAAGATCTTGATCGTGTTGTAAGAGGTGAGCGTCCCATGTATTTTAGGGGTATGAATGATGATCCTTTAAAGAACGTATCCCCGGAGTTTGATATCCTTAGTGGAGGAGCTGCTGTTAAGGGTATGAATGGGATAAGAGGTGCGTTGTCTCCGTTGAATAATGGCATGGGTAATTATAATTTCAGCATTAGGGGTATAAATAAGAAGATAGGCGAGCTGGTTGATGAGGCGGGATTGTATCTGCCTGAGAAATTAAGACCTATATATCAGACTGTGGTGGACGCTATGTCGAGATCCAAAGATAAGGGGTTGGGTTATATCACGCAGCCGTTGGCCAACGCCCTGTACCCGGCGGACGAGCGGCGAAACCGGCGTCTGGACGGGGAGTATCCCGTTGGTTATGTGGATGCCATAGACGGTATCTGGCCTAGGGAGAAATACGGTCTTTGGGGAGAGAGGATAGAGGAGAAACAGGATGGAGGTGAGATTGACAAGGATAAACTTATAACCCTCATCAAGAGCAGCGATGCCAATTTCGCCAGGAGGTTAAGGGATGAGAAAAGGAAAACCATACCTGACTGGGAGGTCGATGGGAATGTCGCCACGCATAAGCTTGGCTACGCTGGCGTGGATGGTCGGTATGTGATATATCCTTCGGTCAGGGAGATAGATGGTGAGTTATACGACTTCACTGATCCTAAGAATAATAGGGGTGAGTGGGACGCTCTTGAAAGTGCCATCGCTGACGGCGACACTATTATGGTGGATTCTGAGCGGGAAGCGGAGTGGTTGACGGGTAATTATAAGAATTATTTCAAGAGTTTCGATGAGTATGCGGAGGGAGGTCCTGTAGAGGATATAGCCAGAAAAATGTACAGGTCGGATCTTGATCGCGTTATATCCGGTCAGTCCCCTCAATATTATGGGCAACTCAATGATAGGCCGCTGGAAGACGTCCATCCAGAATTTGATGTCCTTACTGGAGGTGTTCCTATGAGGTTGTCCCCGTCTTATAAGATGGGGTTGGTAGGTAAAGATGTATTTACCAATCCATGGGAGTCTAGCATCTATGGAAAGGTATTTGATAAGTTGGACGATTATGCCAGCATCCCTAATGAGATATTTACTAAATATCTTGGGAAGACATTGAGGGGTATAAGGAGAAGGATACCTGACGAGGAGGATAAGGAGAGGTTTGAAAGCGCGGCCAAGAAAGTAGCGGATAATATTCATAGGGATCTTGATTATTATATAGGGTTGATATCCACTACATTGGCCGATGATGAGAAAGACAAGAAAGAGGATGGTGGACCTGTAGATACTGATAAAGGATATGGGGAAGGCAAATATGTTGTTGATCCCGGTAGATCGGACAACAACAAGATGGTTGTGTATGATGAGATATGGGACTATCTGACAGAAAAGAAGGGAATACCACAAACGCAAGCGGTAGGCATCCTCGCCAACATCGCCGCCGAGTCCGGAGGGGACACCGAAGCCCTAGGTGCCGCCGGTGATTTTGGTATCCAGCAATGGCTTGGACCGAGAAAGAAAGAGCTACAGCGTAGGTATGGTAAGAAACCGACTTTGACACAGCAGTTGGATTATCTTATGGATGAGTATCAAGGTCGTGTACCGGGGCTAGGCTGGAACTACATGAACCAAGGCAAGTTCTTTGATAAGGACGCTCAAGGCAATGTATATAATTATTATATGTACTCAAAGGCTGATTTTGATAACGCCACGAATTATAAGGACGCTACCGTGGCATGGAATCAAGGATACGGAAGACCCCTTGGATCGACATTAAGAAATGAGAAGCGGCTTGAGTTCGCCGATATGTTCTCCAATAGATACGGTGTCCCGGAGAACGAGCCAATGAGATACGAGTTCGGGCAGCGGGATTCGGGCACGGGGGACGGAGGTCAGCAGCCCGTGCCTGAGACGGTAGCCCCTGCCGATCCTTCTTTGGCTTCCCGCCCTACCATGGACAGCTGGTGGGAAAAGGAGGGTCAAGACCTGTTATATAAGATGCTAGCTCAATCCGGAGCCAATAAGAAAGCTATAGAGGACATCGCTAATAATATTAAGAATGATCCTCAATCAGAGGCGCAGATAGCGGAGGCTGAGCGTATGCGTAAGGAACAGGCGAAAAGGCAGTTGGTGCTTAATATGATACCGGGGTTGATGCTGAATATAAAAGGAATGTCGTCAATAAAATCCGAAGGAGGTCCTGTTGGGGATGATAAATGGTTTTATGATAAGGATCAACGAAAACGCATCGTGGACAAGCAAGAGGCGATAAGAGCATTAAGCAAGGAAAGGCATAAGATTCTAAATGCGTCAAGATCTGCTTTTCAACAGGGTCTTATAGATGAGGATCAGTTCAGGAGGATGAATAATCTTCCTATATTTAAATTGAGTGATAATATAAGAGGAGGCGGAAACAAGGATGTTGATCTCTTGAATAGTCTTTTTGATACAGCCATGTACGACACGTTTGGAGAATCTGTTAAAAAGGGGTCAGAAGAGGGTGAGATAAAAAGGAAGGAGAGGTTTTATCCCTATAAGCTTATGGCTGATACTTTACTTACAATAGGTGATATAGCCACAGCATCTCCTGGATTCTTGAGGTTAATAGAGAGATCAGGCGCTAGATTGTATCCGTTATTGAATAATATAGCCCATAGTAATTCTGTCCAAAAAATATCTGGTGTATCAGGAATAGGTGTTGATTCTTCTCAGATGGCACTAAGCCCGGATGATGATAATTTTTGGAATATACTAGGGGTGGCGGGTGCGGCCGCTGAATTGATAGGTGGTATGGATATATTAAGAAATACGAACGTGATGGGTAGGATCGGAAATAGATTGGATGATATTCTTGATATAGCTAATCCTGTCGTGACTTTAGGAGGGTTAGCTAATGATATATTGGACTAATTCGTTATATTTGTCTGTTTTTAAAAATATTTTAGTATGAAAAGGTTGTTGTTTTTATTTACTATGTTATTGACGCCATTCGCTTTGATGGCGCAAGAGGTAATCCCATCAGAAGGGCCTATTACTATTGATCTGACTACCTTTACCGGAATCATGGCTTTCGTCACGATGTCAGCCACTCAGCTAGCTAAGGTGGTTCCGTATATCGACACCCATAAGTGGGCTAAGATCCTATCGGCTGTAGTTATCGGCATGCTGGTATGTATCCTGGCTTGGGTTCTTCAGGTATCCCCGTTGTTAGTAGGGAGTGAATGGTGGGAAGCTCTGTTGTATGGGGTGGCTGTCGGGCTTAGCGCTGCTGGCTTCTATGACTTGGTGAAAGCGATAGGTTCGTTATTTGTGAAAAGGATCTAGCATCTTGTAATTATTTGAGATATGTAAAATTTCAAGATTTTATTATCTATAATATAAGCTATTATATTTTGTAATAATATTAGTATTGCTTATATTTGTGCGCCTACCTACTCATCACGAGCGGATAGGCGCATTTATTAATTTAAAACTTTTGGTAAAGGTATGAAAAGTAATTTGATTTTATCATCAGAAAGTAGGGAATTATTAGGTAGGAACATTTCTGTTATGTCCAAGGACGGGTTTGTATGCATAACGGAAGTTATGGAAGCCTTGAATGAAAAACGTAAATCTATGGGGTTGGAGTCTAGAAGGCTTGATCATTTGTTTGCTACTAATGGATTTCAGGAAAAGATGAAAGCTCTTGTTAGGGAGCTGAGTATTAATGATATATGTAATGTAAGAAATCTTACGGTACAAAACCATGAATTGAAAATCAATAAGATAACCGATCTCAAGAAATACGGAATGGCTTACCGAAGAGGAAAGGGGGAGGGTCAGAAATGGTATGTAAATCCGTATTTTTTTGTTATGGTAGCATTGGAATTGGATCCAGAGATATACGCCAAGGTGATAATATGGTTGCATGATGGATTCATAGAGGACAGGAATGCCGCTGGCGAGGCTTATATCAAGATGAGTTCGGCTGTCGCCAGGTTGGTTAGTGACAAGGGTCAGTTGTCTGATAAGATATCAAGGGTAGCTAAGGCTATTAATTTTATCGTCTTTAACAAGCATGAGAGTGGGATAAGGAATACGGCTACAAAGAATCAGTTAAACGACATAGTAGCTGTAGAGAATGTTATCACCGGGGTTATAGATGGTGGTTTTATAGATACTTATGATAAACTTATAGATTATCTTGGTCATGAGTGGAAAAAGAAATGGGGCAATCCTGTTGCGGCTTTAAAATATTAGTATTAAAGAGACTCATCGTTATATAAATGGTGAGTCTCCGTTTTTTTAGATTATCTTTGTGTCAGAACGAAATTAATTAGACATGAGCAAGTATGTAATCAAGAGGAAGATACCTAAATATCAAGAGGCCGGGGAAGTTGGGTCGTATATGCTTGGTAATATGGATGGTATACAAGGGTTAGGTATAGAACCTTTGGTGAATACCAACCAAGGATTACCCGCGTCGGTCAATCCGCTAGGGATATATTCTTTGGATACTCCAGATCAGTTGAGGACTAAATACGCTAATGCTTTTGATCAGGATGATGTATTCCCGGCTAGCTTCAAGGGCAGTTTGCAACGTATAGCTGAGAATTATCAGGACAATGGTATTACGCTTAATAACATAACTGTTAACGATGTTGATAAGTCTAAGACCGGTTCAGGCGAGACGGATGTTTTTGATTTTACTACCATCCCTTACTATGGCGCTGATGATATAGGGTCTAGATTCACTCAGATGGGTCGTGGTATAGGGCGTATGAGAAGCGAGGGATATGGAGATTTATCCACTGGGGCTAAAACAGCTAATACGATAACCACCATAGCCTCAGGAATTAGTGGTATCATGGGATTGGCTCGTAACGTGGTTTCCGGGATAGCGTCTGAGAAAGGTACTCGTACCAATATAAGGTTGGCTCAGGAACGTGAGGCTAGGCAAAGAAGACAATCCCAGATGCAGTATAAGGATGGTGGGGGTGTTTATCTAGGACCTAATAATAGGTTCGATAGCGGAAGCCTTACCGGTGAGTACCTGTATCCGTTACCTAAGTCGATGGAAGATCAAGCCAACGTAGAGGTCGAGAAGGGTGAGTACGTGACGCAGCCCGGAGAGGCGCCGATGGAGGCTATGGGGCAGAAGCACGCCGATGGTGGAACCCCCGTTTCCTTGGAGCAGGGAACGAAGGTTATTACCGACGACACAACCATAGAGCCGGATTTCGCTAAATACATCAGAGATACGTATGGGATCAAAGCCACGCCTAAGGATACGTATGCTACGTTAATGGACAGGTATAAGGCTAAGATCGGTCTTAAATCGGCTTACGATGATCAGAAAAAGGCGCTGGAGAAGCTGAAGAAAAACGATAAGATAGATGACGAGAATACAAGGCGTTTAAATGCCTCCGTATTATCTAAGGCTATAAATGATAGCAACGATACCGTTAATGGCTTAGAGGGAAGATTTACGGACTTCGCTAATGTCATATACAAGGAGCAGGAAGACCGGAAGATGAAGAAGGATGAGGATACGTATTTCGCTAAGGGTGGTGAGATAGATAACATCATATCCAGATCCATGAAAGAATACGGTCTTACGGAGGAGGATATAGCTGAGGCTAAGAAAGAGCTGCTTAAGAAAGTGGCTGGTATTCGCCAGAAGATGGAGATAGGAGGCACGTCTTTGTTCGGTCGTAAATTAACTTTCCGCCCGATCGAGAATAGGTTCAACAATGATCCTAACTATTTCGGTTATCAGCGCCAAGGAACTGATGGCTCTTATGGAGGTATTAATACGGATGAGAGGTTGAATTATTATAAGACATTCAATCCGGTCGCTTACGATGCTTATATGGGAGCTTCAGAGGGCACTAGGGCTAGGGCGTTGCAAGACGCTATCTACGGTCAGACAAGTAGCTGGATGGGCTTGGCTACGGCTGAGAACCCGATCATCGCCAACGCCGAGGCGCTTCGGGATTACACGACGCTCGTTTCCTTTGGCGGTGAGGATAGTCAAGGTAATTACCCGGAAGACAAGAAAGCCGCATATCATGATAGGATGAGAGACAATAAATTAGGTTTGTTTACCACATCTCGCCCTATGATCGGTCTAGACGTTGTTACAGAGGAACAGCATAAGGCTCTTAACGATGCCGGTATCACCCATTTTAGCCAACTGTTCTCTGACAAGAACAAGGATGTCGTTAATAAGATACTTGGGGAGGATATGCTTAAGATGCAGGCATTGAGATCCATGAAAGGAATGGAAGGTCTTGATTTTATACTTGACCCTCATAAGGTGGCTCCCGGTCCTATGGATATAGGTGATGTGGAGAATCCTGATGTTAAGCTGGATATGCCTGAGCTGATTGATTCTAATACACTTCCTAAAACCAATACAAATGCCGGTAAGTCGAACAGCGGCAATGGAGGCAGGAATATAGTGGGTGGCGGTCTTGACTTCCCCGAGGTATTTAGGATGACCCCGGGAGCCGTGACAACGGAAGGTCTGGAAAGGCATTACGCTCCTACCGTGGATCCGGTGTTGAGATCGGCTGATCAGTATATGGTTGAGGCCAATCGTGCTTTCCAATCACAATTGGATCAGATGGGTAATGTCCCGGATTCCCAGAGAGGGGCTTTATCATCCAACTTACAGGCTATCATGAGTTCCAATATAGGTAGATACATTAATGAGGTAGAACAAGGGAACGTGGCTCAAAGGGCTTGGGCTGATAATGTAAACGCCCGTACTTGGGCTGATACGTATGATAAGAATATAGCCCAACGTCAAGCTTACCAGCAACGTATATTGCAGGGATTGGCTATAAATGACGAGAACTGGGCTAGGTATTTCGATAGCGTAAATGACGAGATCCAGCAGAAGTGGAATACGGCTACGACCATGAATACATTAAGGTCTATATTTGGGGATGTAAAGATTGGTCCCAATGGACAATTAATCGCTGATCCTCAAGGAGATATATTGAGTTATAGGAGATTATATCCTGCTCAGGAAGTAACTAAAGGCAAGAAAGGATAAAGGATGGCTTCACAATATAGTATATTAAGGAATTACGGCAAGTATGTATCGCCCTACAACATGGATGTCATGATGCAGGGGATGGGGTACATGCAGCAGAAGATAGATACCAATCGGCAGGCTATAAACGAGTATGCTGATTATATTATCAATTCTGACATTATAAAACCTCAGGATAGGGAATATCTTCAGAATAGGTTAAATGGGCTGATACAGGACGTGAATAACGTGTATCGTAAATCTAATTTGGCTTCTGATGGTATAGCCAGAAGCATACAGGCTCGTCTTGGAGAGGCTTTAGATACCCGTGTATTGAACGCTATCGCCGGTACTAGGGAGATCCGGTCGTTTAGTGAGAAGATGGAGGATATGAAATTGAATAATCCTAAGATGTATAGTCCTATAAACGAGGCTGAGGCTTTCGCCGATGCCGTGGCATGGATGAATGACGGTCAGGTAGGAACACGTCTTAATCCTATACATTATACCCCTTATACGGATTACCACGCTGAGATTGATGAGAAGATGAAGAATTTCATCTCCCTTAACAAGGGGAAGAAAGTCAATGTACCGGTGACTGATGCCAATGGCAACAGGACGGGCGAGATGCGTGAGATGTATATAGATGAGATGAGTTACGCTCAGGTCAGGGATATAGCTATGGCTTCCATATCTGAGAACGGTAAGGCTCAGATGCAGTTAGAGGGAAGATATATGGCTAGAACGAATCCTGACTTATTTAATGTTCAAAGCACCTCAGATTTCCTTAAAGGGTATATTGATGATTTCAGTGTCAAGGAAGAATCCATACGAGCCAAGCTAAAGGGCGTTGGCAATGACAAGGCCAAGAGGGCTAAGTTGGAGTCGGAGCTGGCGGATATTATCAAGCAGAGAAATGATTTCGTGGAGGAGGCCGAGGGCGTTATCGGTAGCAACTACAGCCCGGAGCGAGCCGGCATGTTCATGGTACGACAGCAGTTCCTTCGTGGCGTCGGACTGAGATGGTCTTATAATAACTCATACGAGACGTTGGGTGTTGATGATTATTATTTCAAGGCTAATCAGCAGATGATGGAGAGAGCTAAGTTTAATGAGACAAAAAGGCATAATCTAGCCATGGAGAAATCCGCTTTGATAAGAGCTAGTAAATCAGGTAAATCGGAGAATGGAAATGGTGGAGGCGATGACATGACCGGTCCCACCGTGGTTACGAAGAGTGCCAATCTTGAAGATGTGAATATAAGCGATGAGTTCATGAATGGATTTATAGCCAATGAAAAGGCGGTGAATACAGGCATGGAGAATTTTGTAAAGTCTCTATCAGACGATGCCAAGAGGAAGATCGACGCATGGGCATCTGATCCTGAGAATAGTAATGTGGTCAAGGATATGGATAGGGGTCAGGTTATCATGACTTATTTTAAGGCTAATGGTGGATCTACGAATACACTTCTTGATTATAATGGAAAGGATAGTTATATAAAGCTTCTTGGGTTAAATAACCAAAGGAATAAGTATAGTAAGATTAATGAGGGTTTCAATAAGGCTGAGAATACTGTTTTGGATGGTGTTGATGCTATAATTGAGAAAGAGGCTAGATCGTATGAAGGATCAGGTATAGACATTAGTTACGGATTTGGCACATTCAATCTTGGGGATATTAACAATAATGGTGATAAGGTTTTTGATATAGATGGCATAAACGATATAACATTAGACGATTGGGCTAAGCTATCTGCTTATAGTTCTTTGCTAAATGATAATATAAACGTTGTTAATAGTAATATTCAAGGGGAAGCGCCATACGTATCGGTAGATTCAGGTCAGTCAAGTATTATTATGGATCGTTTGAATGATCTTATGGGAACGTCTTTGTCGCTTGATGATATTGAATCTATAATGTCTCTTGCCGTATCTGGGGCTAACAAGAATAGGCATATCGAGGAAATAAAAGACAGGTTTGCTGGGGATAATAGAGCGATCGCTGTCGCTACCGCTATATATGACGAAGCGCATAAGGAAAGAAATGATTTATTAAGGCATAAATGGAGCCGTGGAGATTTGGGTAGGTTAAATGATGACGCAAAGCGTGCTGGCGAGGATTATTTAAGGCAATATCGTCATGAGTACGCTGAGCGTGAGTATATCTTCTCTGGTGATTATCCGTCTAAAAGCAAAGCTGAGTATGATTATATAAAGATTAGTGATCTATTCACTCGTGGTGGTGGTTTTATCCCCAAGGATGAGGATAATGCCAATAAGAAGATAACGTTTACTATATCTCCTATAGGTGATGGCAATTATCAGATCATTGGTAATAATGGAGGTGATGGAAGATCTGTTGTTGAGGTAAGTGAGGCAGATCTAGCCGCCAATGACCTTACTTTTTATAAGGAGGATGTAAGTATCCCATCCGAGACCTACGACTCTGGTGTTGTATCTATATCGTTTGCCAATTCAAGCGATAACGCTTATGGGAAGATGGCCAAGGCATTGCAGGTAGCTCCTGTGGCTTATGCCAGCGGAGCTAAGGATATGACAATGCCTTATATAGATATGTTCACGAATATAAATGACGGTAATATCAGGAAGAATCAGATGATGATCGCTACCGATGTGTTATTTGATAACGCTTCTATGTATGAGTTAAGGGCTTCCGGATATAAGTATAATAATGGTTCCTCTGGGATAAATGTTGATATATATAGCAAAGGAGGGGCTAGAGAGGGTAATACCCCGTTGTATTCAATTGATCTGGACGGCGTTAACTATGCTGATGAGGTAGCAAGGAAGATCGACTTCTGCCCGCAGTATTATTTGGTTATGGCATGGCAACAGATACTTAGCAAGGAGAATGAAGTATATTGGAGAAGTGAAGGTAGATCTACTACGGATGATTTCGAGAGCTTCGTATCACCTATAGCTAGTATGATTGATCAGGAGATAAGAAACAGGAATAACGGAAATAGTGGAAGGTGATTATATATAACTTTACACCAGTTTTATATAGTCACGATTAACAAACGATACCGGAGGTACGCCGGGAATTAAAGCACGTGGAGAGACCTCTTTAGAATCAGTTTCGTGTAAGCGGATTCAACAATGTCCCTGTGAAGCGTGAAAATATGCTTTGGGTGTAGAAAAGTATATAAGTACCTAGTGGAAATAATGGAAACAGTTAAAACCGATAATAATGCTACTAATGGAAGGAATCTTGCCGACAAGTACGGATATCCTACCATGAGCGTGGATAATATAAAGGCTGTTGGATCGGATCCCTATAATATACCGGATCGTGACTTACCTCCGGTATTGGATCCGTATTCTGCCTCCGAGAGATCAAAGGCCCAGATACCATCATTGTCAGAGAGGATCAAGAATACTGTCAAGACGAATTATTATGATGACATGAAGCATATGTCCCCATTAGGGTATATGGCTTCTGACCAAAGCTATAAGGGCAGGTTTAATCTTACCGGTCCGGAGATATCGTTGGAGGATTCAAGATATCGACTCAGTAGCGGTACTTGGATACCTAAATACGAGTCTTATATTCCAGGCGTGGATAACGATACGCGTCTATCTAGGAGTCAAGGTAGGACCGAGAAATGGATGAGAGGATTGGGTAAATTTGTAGGTAAGACCGCTTTATACGGATTAGGTGGTGTTATCCAGCCTTTTTATGGTATTTATGCCGGTGTGTCTAGAGGTAATTTTAACGCTGTTTTTGATAATGATTTTACGAGATGGTTAGATGATCAGGATAAGAAGATGGATTATGGTCTAGCTCATTATTACAATCGAGAGGAGCGGGATATGAATTTTCTTCAGAGCATGACTACGGCTAATTTCTGGTCTAACGATTTCTTATCCGGTCTTGCTTTTACCGCTGGTGCCATGTTATCATCAGCTGTATATTCCGGTGCTGGATTGATGAACTTAGCTCGTACGGGAGCTAGGGCAGGCGTGGCTTTGGCTAGGATAGGCAAAGCGGCTTCGGATACCAAGAAAGCGTTCGGCGTTTACCTTAGGGCCGCCCGTACTGGACAGAGGATAGGCAAGGGGCTGGACACCCTCGCTTTCCTTGGTACATCTACCTCGTGGGAGGCATCTGTCGAGGCCAGAAGCATGCTGATGGAGGCTGAGGAGAATTTCAGGCAATCTTACCGTAACGCTTATGGAAGGGAAGTCCCATATGAGGAGCTTATGAAGTTCAGGGCTGACAATGCCAATGCCGCTAATGCCGTATTTGCCGCCAACGTCGGCATATTGTCATTATCCAATATAGCTATGTTCGGCGATATGTTCGGCATGGATCTTGGCGTGGATAAGTTCATAAAACGCAATATATTTGGCGTAGGCGCCGAGAGGATGGATAACGGGACATTGAGGGCCATAACGCCTAAGAAATGGCAGAAAATAGCCGGGAATACGTTCAATATCATCAAACGTCCGGTATCTGAGGGTCTGTATGAGGAAGGTCTTCAGGGAGTGGCTAGTAAGTCCGCCGAGGATTGGGTAGAATCAAGATACAATCCTATGGCTATCCGGCAGAACATAGGATATATGGAGGCCATCAAGAACGGGTTTAAGGAGACATACGGATCTAGCCAGGGCTGGAAGGAGATCGGCATCGGCATGATTATCGGATCGTTTATGGGGGTAAAGACCATTGGAGGTATAAGGGAATGGAGCCAAGACATGTCCCGGAACAAGGGGATGGTGGAGGCCTACAACGCCAATGCCGGCGCCTTGACTACCGCCGCTGTCCGTGCTATTCGTGGCAGTATGGCTCTTAACGCTCAATTATCTGGCGTAGACACATCGTACGAGAGTGATGGTAGGATTATAAACAAGGATTTCAGTGACGCCGTATTCAATCGTCTCCGTTATGACTCGGAGATGGGGATGTTGGATGATACGAAGGAGAATTTCAGGACGGTTGTTGAGTCTATACCTAACAGCGATATAGCGTCCGATATGAATATGACGGATGAGCAGGTTAATGAGTATAAAGCCGATCTTGTCAATGAGTTTAATAAGAAGGTGGATAATTTCACCATGGCCAACAGATTCGCCGACTCACTTACTGAGGGTATCCCGAATAGGTCTTTTAACGCCTATATCTCCAATATGGTGTATAATGGGCTTGAGGCGAAGGATAATTTGGATGATATCACCAGTCAGCTAAATAGGATATATAAGACAGATATAGGTACTTCCCTTGACATATATTCTCATCTTAATCCTGATTCCAAGAAAGCTCTTGACGATCTCCGTAAACTTACGGATGATATACGGAAGATGGAGAAGAATATCCTAAAACTTCAACAAGATATTACGTCTAAGGAATCCTTGGAGTCGGATAAGGCTAAGTTAGTCAAGGAGAATGACAGGCTTCTTAAGTTGACGGAGGAAAGGATCGCTCTGGAAAGGAAATTGGCTACGTTAGCCAACTCTGAGGTGGATATATCTAAGCTATTCTTGAATAGCGATGATTCGAAAATCAGTGCCACCGATCTTATGGCGGCTTATGAGACTATAATTGATTTTGAGAACGCCGTGTCTACTCGTGGGGTAGAGAATCATAAGGAGGCCATGGCTTTGCTTAGTGAGTATCGTCATAATCTTGTGGCTTATAAGAATATAAACGAGTCCCTTCGCCGTATGCGTGACAGAAGATTCATCAGGGCGCAGGAGCGCGGGTTCATGAAGATCCTGTCGAGCGCATGGGGTAAGACTTATGAGGAGGATGATAGCAAGTATGATTTCAGGAATACTGATGATCCTGATGCCAATGCTCTTTACGCTAACGACCAAGCTATAGATAAGGCTTACCAAGATGGTCTTATAGGGGAGGATGAGGCATTTATGTTCAAGACATATAATCATATGATAGCCAGATCTATGGAGAACGAGATTAAGACCGATGAAGGTAATATAGTCGAGAGGGTTCCTGATGATGAGGATATCATAAATCCTTCTGAAGATAGAATCAATAATATAGCTATAAAGATATGGAACGGTAATGAGGATGTCTTATCTCCTAGGGAGAGACAGATATATGATAATAACAAGCCTCGTGTCGATAGTCTAGTTAACGGGTTTGGGGATAATCCTATTTCAAGGATCAATAAGGCTAGATCGATAATAGATAGATTGAAGACCCATGATAATATTTATGATAATATCAAGGACGCTGTTGATGATATTGTAGATATGAATATCAATGGTCTTGATCAGGATCAGGTTAAGGAGTCTATAAAGACCTATAACGATCTTATGAATGAGGCTGACAATGGCAATGAGATTGATCAGGATAAGCTTAATGAAGCTATTGATATTATCAATAACTATTCTGATGATCCTCTTCTTCAATTCGTGGAATGGATGAGGCTGTATGATAATGGGAGTATGGTTGTCAAGGATTACGATAAGTCTATACCTATGGGTGATGTTCTCACGGAGAGCGAACCCGGAACATCCACCGGCAGGACGGAGGCCAATGCCGCCCAGAATCCGGTAGTGTTGATGGCCCAGAAGAGAGAGATTGGCGGAGTCATGTATTATGAGGTAGGAGGGATGAGACTTGACAGGTTTATGGACGGTCTTGGGCTTAAAAGATCTGATGCCACTGATACTGATAATGGAAGGGTGATGGATTTCACCAACGGAACCGACATATTTACTGTTATAGAGTCGAATAACCACTCAAGATGGATGATAAGCGAGGATGACGCTCAGGCTTTCGAGAACGCTACCGGTGTCATACTGGGGCGGCAGACCGCCTTATCGACCTCCAACTGGTTCATGGTGTATCGCAAGGGGCAGGATGGGTCTATTGTTCCTTATTATACGGGTGATACGTTTGGATCTAACAACGAGTCGGTGAATCAGGAAGCAACGGCTAGCCTCCGCAAGGGTGATATGGTAAGGTTTAAGATGGATATGTTAGATCCATATACCAAGGAATTGTATGATAAATACAATAGCCTTAACGCCGTTGACCCTAATTCTGATGAGACTAAGTCGGCTTACCGAGAGCTGGTTGATAATATGGTTATTAAGATCGTGGATAGCGACGGAAATTTCGTCTCGGTGCTAAAAGCCAATGATCCAGACTCAAAAGGGAGTAACGCTGATTTAAGGAGTATGGCCTTTGAGTTGTATAGGGATAATGTGGGATCTGTCGCTGGCGAGATTGATATACCGTTCGTAGGCACAGTCACCAGTGTTTTGCCGGGAAGACCTAATTTTAGCGTAAGTGATGATAATGGGACGTTGATGGTATCCGAGAATGACTTTACCAACGAGACGGTTGGTAAGGTCGAGAGTGTAGGATATATAGAGAACGGGGAGGTTACGATGAGGGATGATATTAAGTATAATATATTCCCGTTCTGTACGGCTATCGTCAGGGATAAGTATGGTGATTATAAAAATTCACGTATCCCGGTCGTAGCTATAAAGACAGGAAATGGAAGAAATTACCTGTACCCCGTAAGATTGAAAAATCAGGATATATCGTCATTTTCATCCATGATCGGATCGATGGCCGATAGGATTACGGAGGGTCTAGGCGGAGGCGTAAGTATTGATGATATAATGGATCTTAATAACGCTATAGCCAGATCCGGGTTGGATAATAAGACATATATGATTCCGCTGGCGGGAGATGTGGATGTTATCAAAGGCCGGCTTGAAGCTGTCAAGGAAGCGGTTAGCAGGATGCCTATGACCGCTGATGTAAGAGGATGGATAGGTGATTCCAGAACTAAGGAGGATATTTTGATGAATGATGTTACGATCAACATTGATCTTAACAACGATCCTTTCATAGCTCCTAAGTTTAGGATGAGTATCAAGGAGAACAAGGTATCCAAGGAGGAGACGGAAGTCTCGTTCCCTAACCTGCCGGATCTGCCATCGGAGTTCGCCTCGCCTACGAAGGCGGCCGAGGACAAGTCTTTGGTTTCCGACGGAAATGTCGTATCTGGAGAAAAAGAGGCGGAGGATCCTTGCTAGATAAAATATCTTGACTTATCTTTGCGGCGTCAGTCCATCACCTGACGAGTAAGATATTTAAAAGTTGGTCCCTGTCGGGTGTGTGATGGCCCCGGTGGGGACTTTTTTAGTAGATGCAACTAGACGCTTTTTTACACCGGAAAATTATGCAAGACCTACGCATCCAGCGAGTGAAGGTCTTGATGATGTTATACACCAGTAACTATTTTGTCAAGGTCAGACAAAAGCAGTTGCTTGACCATACATACGCTTTAAGCAGAAGTCAGGCTTTCGATTATATGACTGAGTTCAATAAAAGGCTTAGTGATAAGGTTGGTATAGAATGTACGATGGATATTCTTCTGCCTACCGATGATGATAATGCTAATATCATAATCGAGTACAATGGCATCATTAAGAAGTTGATGAGGGAAGCCGAGAAGCTGGAACTTGATACTGATGCTATCAAAGCCATGATGCGTGATCTTCTTGGTGAGTTGAAGGATGATATTGATCTTAATATCCTGATATTTGACGTAACCCAGTTACTTATAAAATATAATCTATTTAGGTTGGATGCCATAACCGAGCAGGAGTTCAAGAACTCTTTTGTCAGAATGGATAGTAGGAATATGGAGATAAAGAAACTAACTTTATCTGATATCAAGGAGGTGGTAACAATGATAGAGGATAGATATAGCTATGCTTTATATATGACAGAGGAATATGACTGATTACATTTTGGGCTTTAGTAAACAGTGATCAGTTTATGCAAGGTATTGATTATGAGATTTTAGCCACAAATGGTGAAAATACGACAGTTTTATGGAGCTAACACCGTCTATGTGACCCATAAAGGATTTCAGTGGATTGTGTCGTAGATCGGATAAAGATATTTTTCGCTAAACGATAAATTCCATTTTTTTTGTAATTTAGGATTGAGTTTTTGCCTGTCCGTGAGGATCGGCAAAACGATTTGTACTTTTTCAGTAGAAACATAAGATTTGTTACAATGTTGTTATTTTGGTATCCCGCCCGCTCGTGAGAGTAGACGGGATTTTCTATCTTTGTGTCAAAACGATTTAGTAATGGGACGATCTTGTTATGTTATAAAAAATAAGGAGGGTAGGGTAGATAATGTCCTTGCCCCTAACAATCAACCATCCGGATTATACCAAAGAGCGATGGAGGTGCTTGGTGACCAGAAGCAGGCCTTATCGGTCTGGGGGACGGCCTACTCCCCCGACTTCGTGTCCTTCTTTGGCGATTGGATGTCCATGCCATCAGAATACGACTTAGATAGCAATGGGGAGCCTAAGTATGATGATGTCATGTCCTTTATCAAACAAAAGAATTATGCTGTGGGTAATTTCATGGCTGACGAGGTTAAGGATATCAATAATACCCTTACTTCCTTGGGCGTTGATAATATCAATGATCTTAATGATATGATCGTATCTAACTTCCTTTCCGGCGGTGATATATTCCTCAATAGGTACAATCTTGAGCGATCGGGGATGTATGATGCTGATGAGATTGATAATATCATGACAAACCGATCGGAGTATGAGCGGGTAAGGGATATGATGAGGAGGATTGTCGATTTTATGTCTGAGGGGGATCTCAATGAGAAGGATACATATTTCTTGTCCTCCGAATCAGGCCTTGGTGATGATTATATGATATATGAGGATACATATGACTCGTTAGGAAAGAGAAGGGGCTTGAATCCAATAGAGGTAAGGGATACGATCATGAGGGCGGTAGGCGGTATCAGCGACCGCCGGGAGTTTGACCGGGCTTTCACCTCCGTCCCCTACCCTTCCTTGGCACTCCGGTATCAGGAGGATCAGGATTACGCAGATCGGATGTATGACACGTATCGTAATATGACCCGTATGGAGGTTCGGAGTCAGGACGGAAATACGATTACCGACTCGTACTCCAATAGTACCACACCGTATATCAGTATGCCTAAGGATATGAAGGGTCTAAGGGATAAGGTTGGGGAGATAATCGATATGGATGATTTTAAGGACATCAAGGACGTTTCCGGACGTCTGTATGATATAGCTATGGATCTTGCCGACATGGGCGTGGATATAAGCGAGGCGATCAGCGATGAGATGGTTATATCCAGACCGGAGGATATCCGTGATCTTATGGCGTCGCTGGATGTCATGTTATCTTCCATACAGGCTGGCAATTCGGTATACGATAGCTTTATCTCCGATCTTGATAGGATAACAGGAAAAGGGAATCCGATATACGAGGTTCAGGATACTAACCTTACCGGTGATAGGATGGTGTATGTAAGGTCCGGGAATACATCCCCTTCCGATATGTATGATAGGAGCATGTTGTATATGGGTAGGAATACGTACCATAACACAGCCCCGATAACCGACACCGATCAGGCCTATGAGATGTTGACCGATATCGGGATAGAGCGGGCCTCGTACTTGCCGGCTGGCGTGGTTCCTGCCGGGGCTTCTCGATCCGATATTGACGTGATCAAGGATAACATAAAGAAGCTAGTTATGTCCAACATCTCATCCTCGAATACTGAGAACATGATCCTTACCAGATTGATATACCAGCATCCCGTAACCCCTAAGATGGATGATGTCGATATTGATCGGGAGTTCAGGAGATACGAGGCTAGGCAGGGAAAGGATCGGGATTTTATCAAATCCTGTACATCGTTGAGGAAGATCCAGATCAAGGAAAGGTTAAAAAAATCGGATTTATATAATAATGTCTTACGTTTCCTTGATTTTAATGGATTTTATAATGTATCTTTGAACCACCATGACAGAGGTACGTTAAAAAACATAGAGATGTCGCTGCCGGAAGGTCAGGTAAGGGATCTTCTGTTTGACGTGGCTATCGAGTCCAGCGACAGCAGCATGAGGGATCTTTTCTATCTGGATAGACAGGATAGGATGATGGATGTCGGTTTTTATCGATATCTATACCAAAGGAATCCGGGCCTGCTCCGGGAGGTCAACGGCGGTGTCGAGGCGAGACCGGACGGCTTGTTCTTGGCTCGTGGAAGGTATGATGATTTCGTGTCTTTCCAATCTGGTCTATATGAGAAGGTGGGTGAGACGGTTAATGGCGGGATATATAGCTTCGTGGATAATTTTATATATTCGGACCCATCATCATATCAGGATAGTATGGTACGAAAGATAGGTGACGTTACGGTAAGAAGTGACGATAACCGTCTATCAAGGGTAGAGGATAATCCCTCATCCAGTAAGATAATTAATGAATACACTGCTAATACAAATAAGTTGATGCGAGATTTTTCGTGTAATTAATCTCTCTTTGACGTCGTGAGACGTTTTCTTTCGAGCATTGAAACATTGAATTTATAGATTTGCATGAATCCGGGCCGTAGTGATACGTTCCGGATTTTTTTGTCTTGTACCGGTTCTTATTAATACCAATTGCATGACATGACGTGCCTTGATGGTGACATATATCACGATCCCAGGATTATTAATTTTTGAACTTTGTAACGCCCGCCATCAGGTGGGTTTATTATTAATTCAAAAATAAATAGACATGGGTACAAGTGGAGACAAAATCGTGCTGTTAGACGGCATGGGTTCCGGGAGCGGTAGCGCCGCTAACGGTTTATTATCTATGATTCCGGGTATGTTTACCAGCCTTTTGGGTGGAAATAAGATGGATCCGAATCTAGTCGCGGCGTTGATGAACGGCCGTAACAACCAAGACCAGTTCGGAGGAGCCAACGGCTGGTGGTTATGGATCATCGTCCTGTTCTGGTTGTGGGGCGGACGTGGCTTCGGAAATGGCTTTGGCAATGGCAATGAATGTTGCGCTAACGGTCTTCCGGCTCAATTGAACAACGACTATGGTCGTGAGTTACTGATGCAGGCTATCCAAGGTAACAGAAGCGCTATCGACCAGATCTCTAACGCCCTTAACTGTTCTACCTCTCAATTACAAAACGCTATCTGTAACGTACAAGGCGCTATTGATAAGGTGGCCGGTCAGGTAGGTATGACTTCTCAGGCCGTTATCAACGCCGTACAGCAACAAGGATGTGAGATCGGTAACCAGATTAGCGCATGTTGCTGCAACTTACAAAGCGCTATGGCTAGTGGATTTAACAACATCCAACATTCGTTAGACACCGTAGGATGTAATATCCAGAACGCTATCACCCGTCAGGGATATGAGAATCAGTTGGCTATTACCGGTCAGACGAACGTATTGCAGAACAACTTGACTAACGGCTTCAATAACGTTATTCAATCCAATCAAGCCCAGACGCAAGTGTTAGCCGCTAAGATAGATGCCCAAACGCAGATTATCAATGACAAGTTCTGTCAACTTGAGATGCGTGAGATGCAGAATACTATCCAACAGCTTCGTGAGGAGAAACAGGCTTTGGCTACTTCCGCCATCACCCAACAACAGACACAGAACATCGTTAGCCAGTTAGCTCCAAAGGCTCCGGTTCCAGCCTACGTTGTACAGAACCCGGGTTGCTGCTATACTCCTACCGTAAGGGTGGCTAACGAATGTGGATGCGCTTGCGGCACTACTAACGCCGTATTATAAGAAAGGGGGACAATATGGCTGATTTCAGAGGATATATGATCGGTTCATTCGCCTCCTCTCGTCTTGACAGGGGAGGCATCCCGGTAGTAGCCACTACTGGAAAGGTATCTGACGCTTCTGCGGCCGAACCTACGGTTGATTTTGGCATCAATCCGTGTCAGTGGAACTCACTACCTCCGGAAGGAATATTGTTATGGAAGGTCCGTCATCCGGTGACGGAGACAGAGGCTAGTTATCCCGCCACGATCGTTCTTCCGTCTGGCTTATCCACTACCACTCCTGTTACGGTATCCAACGCCGGGGTTATCGTCAACAAGACGCCTATAGTGGATAAGGTTGGGGCACATATGACAGGGCAGGATATTACGACTCCCGTGGCTTCTGGTGATCCTATAGTAGGAGCCTACACCGAGCATCTTGTGTATTATAACAAATGCACCGGCGTGTTCAGGATGTTGGGTCATACGGCTACGGCGGCTACCGCCCCTAGCGCATGAATTTACTAAGAAAGAACAGGGAGGGTAACCTCCCTCCCATTTAAAAAGATCGTTATTATGTTTAAGGATTTAAAGAAAGGATATCAGGTTTATACGTTGGATACCTCAGGGGTTCCTAAATTCTTTATGGGTACGGTGGTTAACGTCTCGGAGCCTAGGTTCGCCCAGTCCCAGTTAGGTCAGTATCAGCAGTTGCAAGATCGGGTCATGGATCTTACTATAGAGGTGGACGGGAAGTCCATGACATATGTAGTTCCAGAGAACCAGAACGTGGCTATGGCCAACGGCATTACGCTAGCCTGCTCCGTGGATCCGATAATGAACCATCTGAACGCCATGAAACGAACCAGTACGGATATCGTGAATAGCGTGGATAAGAATAAGGAGATTATAGAGGCGTGTGACAGTATCTTGGAGGATATCAATCCTACTTTCAAGCAGTCCAAGGATCAGGATCGGAAGATAAAGGGTCTTGAGGATCAGGTAGCGAAGATGGGAGAGTCTTTCGAGGAGCTTAAAAATTTGTTAATTAAAAAATTAGGTTAATATGAGAGTTATAGATTTAGGCAATGGCCAAGAGGAATATGATGATGAGATCTATGATCGAAGAGGCGGTAGAGGACGCTCCCGTCGTTCTGACGGCACGTACATGGGTTATGATGGCGGGGTATATGACCATTATGGCAAGGATCGTGACGGGATGATGGAGGAGCTGGAGCGTCGTGAGCGTGATCTCGAAAGACGCGAGAGGGAACTGGAGCGTAACGAGCGGGAGCTTGAGAAACGTCAAAGACATCATGAGCGGGAGGATGAGATGTACCGTAAGGGATGGTTTGGCGAGCGTGACATCCGTGACGAGTACGATGGTACGGAACCTTATATGCGTAGAGGTAGGAGAAGTCGTTACTACTGAGGAGCAGACGCTGATGACCCGGATTATAAGCGGTATATAGACACCCATGGATATCACTTTTCCAAGGAGTTGGCTAGGGATGCCGCCGATAAGATGCTTAACGCCGACGGATCCAAGAGAAGATGGACGATGGAGGATGCTAAGCAGATGTTCGATAAATGCGGGGCCAAGAAACCTGATAACGCCACTTGGGGAGATGTCCAATATCTGTTCGCTATGTTCTATAGCGACTACTTTCCTAAGGTATTGGACTGCGACCAGAAAATAGTCAAGGCTGTCTTGGCTTATCTGGAAGACCCTGACGCCCCTGAAGGGACGGCGTTTGTAAGGTATCTGGCGGTGCGGTGCTTCGTCGGTGACACAATCAAATGGAGTGAGATGATATAAGACTGATACAACGTTGGAGAACCCTGTCGGCGATAGAATACCGATGGGGTTTCTTTTTGCCCGTAACTTTATTATGATTACATTTGTTCGAGGTAGATCTTTTGTTCATAGGTAGGGCGGGCGGGAATGGAAAAGGATATCCTCAATATTGAAAGTGTTTTTAAAATGAGATTGGTATATAAGTTTAACATAGGGAAAAATGAAGAGTTGTCTAGATTATGCAAGATTAGTAATAATTTGTATAATCAAGCTCTTTATATTTTTAGAGAAACTTTATCAAAAGAAGATAAGTGGTTGTCTTATTATGAGTTAAACAATATACTTATTAAAACAAAGAATCTTGATGGAGAGGTAAATTATAAGCTTTTAAAAGCTCAATGTTCACAACAAATACTTCGTGTTCTAGATAAAAATATTAAGAGCTATTACAGATCTATTCATGATTTCAAAAAGAATCCATGTAAATATAGAGGTAAACCAGAATTGCCTAAATATAAGAAACGTGGATCAGAGTTCTCTTTATTTTATACTAACCAATCTTGTAGTATAAGACAAGGAAGGATTATCTTATCTAAAGATTTATTTATTGATATTCCTCAATATGATAAATATTGTTGCCGAATATCTAATTTCAAGCAAGTAAGGATTATTCCATTATTTGTAGGTTATAAGGTTGAAATAGTTTATGATATTGAAAATAAAATTATTGAAGATATACGAGATGAGAAGGTAGCATCAATAGATTTAGGCATTGATAATCTTGTTACTTTGATCAGCGAGGATTGTAATTTTATTTTTAGTGGAAGGTTTGTTAAATCTTATAATCAATTTTTTAATAAAACGCTTTCATGGCTTATAAGTATAAAGGATTTACAAGGAATAAGAAAAACAACAAATCGTATAAAGAAATTATACTATGACAGGGATAGATATTTAGAAGATGTATTTCATAAGATAAGTAGGAGGATTGTTGACATATTGATTGATTCCAGAGTGACTAAGTTAATTGTAGGCTATAATAAAGGTTGGAAAACTGGAGTAAATATGGGTAAGAAAAACAACCAAAAGTTTACTCAAATCCCTTTTGCGAGATTGATAAGTTATTTGGAATACAAATGTAGATTATCTGGAATAGAGTTCGTGGTAAATGAAGAATCCTATACATCTAAATGTGATGCCCTTGCTTTGGAGCCAATATCCAAGCATGATTCTTATTTAGGCAAAAGGATAAAACGAGGATTGTTTCAATCTTCTGTTGGTAAACTGATCAATGCTGATGTGAATGGTGCATTGAATATAATGAGAAAAGTAGTCGGTGATTCCAATGGTGTTATTCAAAGGATAATCGATAGCGGGTTGCTGTTCAATCCGGTTAGGGTAAGAAGTGTGTTTCCTAGAGAATGTCTACTTCTAAACTAATAAAAATGTAATGTTTTTATATATTTAAAATATTTTAAGGCATGGCTAAAGGACATTATTGGATAGAGCCTGTGGATCAGACGTTAAACGACTTCCAGTTTTATAAGGCTCGTATCGTGGGTGATCCTGAATATGACGAGAAACATCATCGTGTTATATTAAGGACGGATAAGTATTTCCCGGTAGGAAGTATCTTCCATGTCCTTAATGATCCGGAGATGTTCGTTATAGAGAGGAAATTTAAGACATGGGGGAATAAGTATGTCATTAAGCCTTGTGAAGGTGAATGGGAATGGGAGTCTGTCCAGAAACTTAAAGACAAGGCTATTATATTCCGTACCGGATTCCTGCATGGGGACGGCAGCTTTTAACATCTATCCGCATCTACCCCCCCCTCGATTTCTTGGTGTTTATGTATATAGTTATATTTGAGCAAAAATAATTATGATATGGCAGATTTTCAAGGTAAATACAATGGCGAGCAGATAGAGCAGCTTTTGGATAAGGCTAATGATATTGATCTTTCCAAATACGCTCTTAAGACGGATAACGCCCCTACCGCCACAAAATTACAGGCGGCTAGGACTATAGCGCTGTCCGGGGCCGTGACCGGTAGCGCCTCATCGGACTTCGGGAGTAATATTACTATCTCCACGACATTGGCGAACTTCGACGCCTCTAAAATCACGTCCGGTACCATTGATATAGACAGGTTGCCTAAAGCGGCCTTAGAGAGAATGGTCGTGGTGGCTGATGATACGGCAAGGTTTAAACTTACCACAGCCACGGCTCAGGTCGGGGACACGGTTAAGGTGACGGCCACGAATAAGATGTATCTGGTCAAGGATGATAGTAAGTTGAATACTGAGGCCGGTTACGAGCCTTATACGGCAAGTTCGGCGTCATCTGTGCCATGGTCTGGGGTTACGGGTAAGCCTAACACTTTCGCCCCGCCTACGTCCTCAGCTGCCGTTCTTGGTGGTATTAAGGTAGGATACACGACTTCCGGGAAGAATTATAAGGTGCAGCTGGATTCGTCCGGCAATGCTTACGTCAATGTCCCATGGACAGATAATAATACGACCTATAATCAGGCTACGGCTGACACTTTAGGATTGGTCAAGATCGGTTATACTACTAGTGGAAAGAATTACGCCGTATCCTTGGACTCTAATGGGAAGATGTATGTGAATGTCCCTTGGACTGATAATAACACGACTTATGCCCAAGCCACGAGCGACAAGTTGGGTCTTGTTAAGATCGGATACTCTGCAACTGGAAAGAACTATCCTGTTGTTCTTGACGGTAGCGGCAAGATGTACGTGAACGTTCCGTGGACGGATACCAACACCACATATTCCAATATGGGGGCGGCGACCTCCTCGGCTGCGGGGAAGGCCGGTTTGGTTCCCGCTCCAGCTGCGGGTAAACAAGCCTCTTTTTTACGTGGTGATGGCACGTGGGTTGTCCCTACTAATACCACATACGCCAAGGCCAATACATCGACCCTTGGGCTGGTAATGATCGGATATGCGGAGAATGGCAAGAATTATCCGGTAGAGCTGGATAGTAGCGGAAAGATGTATGTTAATGTGCCTTGGACAGACACTAATACGACGTATGGTGTTGTAGGAGCTAATGGGTCTACAGGTCTGGTAAAGAACGGGAGTACGGTAACCAGCGCTTCTGGCTATACCGCCTGTCCTATTGTCAGTGGTGTCCCTTATTATAAAGACACTAATACCACTTACGCCAATATGAAGGCAGCTACGGCTTCAGCGGCTGGTGCTGCGGGATTGGTACCGGCCCCCGCAGCGGGGAAACAGACGTCTTTTCTTCGTGGCGATGGAACATGGGTCGTGCCTACCAATACCACATACGGATTGGCCTCTACTACAGCTAACGGCTTGTTGAGACAGCTTAATGGTAGTACATCCAGTTTCATGCGTGGAGATGGTACATGGGCTACCCCTCCTAACACGACATACGCCGTAGCCAACGAGTCTACTAACGGGTTGATGGCGGCCGCCGATAAGAAGACCGTGAACAGGCTTATAGGAGTTAATACGGTCACGACATTAGCCAACCTGCCTATCACCAAGAGAAGTATCACGGCCACGCTATCAGCGGCTACCACCCTATCCGTGGCGTCAGGTATGCAGATAGGAGAGGAGCTGATGATCAGGTGTGTCCCGTCTGCGGCCTTTACTCAAGCCATACCAAATTCAGGAGCTTATGTAAGCATGAGTGGTACTTCTATAACCACTACAGCTAACAAGCCTTTCGAGATAAATATCTGGTGTTACGCTTCAGGCAAGTATAGCATCGCCGTTAAAGAACAAGATTAAAGAATAGATTATGGCATATACATATATAAACAGGGAAATATATCCCAATATGTTGGTTTTAGACGAACCTCTTGATGATAATTACGCTAAGGGTAATAGCTATGATGATTATATTAATGGCAATCCGATTCCATGGATAGAGCTGGGAGAGGAGCAATTGGCGTTCAAGGAAGCTAATCCTAAAGCCACGGTTAAGGAGATCATTGAAGCTAGGCTAGATGAGTCGAGGATTCTTAACGAGGAGAAATCGGCTAAATATAAGGAGCTGAGATCTTATGAGACTGAAAATCTCCATGAGTTTTTCTTGGATGATCAAGATATTTATATTCCTGAATATGACAGACGTAGCGCTTTGGCTGATGGGGCTATAGTCGGTAAGATAACGATTATGGGTCTGGAGTTCGATATGACGGAAGGCAAGATCTTGATCGGGATGATGGATAAGTACGATAACGATCTGACAACGGCGTTAGGGGACAAGCAAAAGCAGATCAGTATAGCCACTACCGTAGAACAGGTGAGAGCTGTCGATGTTCAGTCCGGCTATCCTGATAAGGTAAGTGTTACCACGGCGTACATCCAGCAACAGGCGAAGGAGAAGGACGCTTCTGATCCCCAGAAAGTAGCTGCCAAATTCTCTAGGATGGTAGTTAATAATAAGGCCATATCTTTATCTTCTAACGAGAAATTGGATGTTAAGGTCCTATTTCCTATATGGGGACAAGAAGGAGCGGAGTTCGGGTTGTCGGTGGATGCCGGATTCTGCCTCAGGGTGGTTAAGGACGATACGGATATCCTCTATGAGGTTATTCAGTCACATACGTTGTCAGCGGAATGGGAACCCGGACTAAATACGGCTTCCTTATACAAGGTCATTGATAAGGAGCATGCCGGGACCATAGGGGATCCTATCCCGTATTTCCCTCCAATGGAGATATTCAAGGATAAATATTACATCCAGAACGCTGATGTGTATAAGTGTACTAGGGATAGCGGAACTCCTCTCAGCCATAATCTACAGGATTTAATAGGTCTGTACGTGGAGCGGGTGTAGCCGTAGTGCGATCTACCCCCCCCCATATTTTGTGGCTAACATTATATAAGTTATTTTTGGCATAATAAAAGGACATTTTTTAAAATTATTTGAATATGGCATCACAAAAATTTGGTTTTGTAACAGTCGATCCGGTATCAGGATCAGGTGATCAGGCGGTATCTATATCAGGAGATAAATATACAGGTCGTCTTGAGCGTACAGCTAATCTTATTGTCGTTACTAACGGTGGCGTTCAAAAAGCGTTGGTAGTTAATCAGGCCGCCGCCGCTGAGTCCGTGACTTCGGATAGTCCTACGGCCACTGTCGCTAAAACCGGTGGTAATGTAACTATCACAGGTAAGTCTAATAGTACTAAGCTTACTTTCGCTGCTACTCCGGCGGAGGAGAATGGTCTGACTTTACAGCTCCCCGAGAATTATACGGCGGCTGGTAAGCAGACAGCTAACGGCGCTATTATCGCTGACGATCCTGGTGCTACCGGAGAGTTTGTTTGGAGTATTACTATCTCCAATGTTCCTGCCAATGTCTCTATCGAGGAGTTGGTGGCTACGCTAAGCGTAACGGCTGCCGGTGGACAAAAGGCGCAAGTTACCATCACTCAAGCCGCTGGTGACTCTACTCTTGAGATTGATAAGGAAACTATCAATTTGGATGTTAACGGTTCCGCTCAGACAGTTAACGTAACATCTAACGATGAGTGGACATGGAAAAATGCTGCCTCTAGAACCGTGATGAGGATGTTAGGAAGATTATAATCGATTTTCATTGTTTATTCAAACCCCGATCGACTTAAGCTGATTGGGGTTTGTTTGTTTTAGTATATTTGTAAGAAAAAAGATTATGGCTAATATAGATGATTATTTAGTGGCTTCTTATAGATGTAATGGTAAGGGCAACAGTGACGCAGATAGAGACGTGTTAAAGGACTTGTCTGGAAACGGTCACTATATTGTGTTGAAGAATTTTGGGTTTACGCTTGGTTCTGGATACGAAGGTGGCGCTCTTGTATTTGATGGTATTGATGATTATGGTATATGCGAGAATTTCCCGGCCATCAATGATTTTACGTTTGTATATAAAAGAATTAATTTAAATCCTTCTAAATCCACTAATTGCTTTTTATCTAAAAGTGTATCAACGAATCAGGCTCAGCAATTTTGTAGTGAATTAGCGTATTCCAAAAATGTATATGTACGTCTTGGTAGTAAGGATATTGCTGTAAAAGATATATATAACCCTGAATTATCGATCGTTTATGTAACTAAGGAGTCTTACAATGGAGAGATGGATCTTGTATCTTCAAATTATACATCAACCGTGGATAATTTATATATAGGCACTTTCTCTAGGGGTGTTCAAGCTTATGTGTGGAATGGAGCTCTTTATGCTCTTGATATTTATGATAGGACATTAAGCGATGAGTATTTACAAAAAGCATTAAATAGGATGAATGATATAGATATTAATTGGAAAGACGGGGTAGGCGAGGTGACGGACCAGCACTTGACCGTCAGCCCCGGGTCCGGGACCGGTAACGCCGCTGTTTCTTTTGGTTCGGTAATGAACAAAGGTCTTGACCGTACCCTTGAGTTGGAGATAACAACCCCCAAAGGCGTTAAAAAGACGCTTGCGGTGAATCAGGAGGGATGTAGGCAAGCTTATATCACGAGCGACGGGAAACGGTGGCTGACTAGCGACAATCGGGTGTATGGGGTGTTGAAGAGTGACGCTCCGTGTCAGTGCAACGGTACTTGCCTTATTTCTTATGTCCGTCCTGATGGAAGCATAACGGACGCACCTTCCGATAATTGTATAGGCGTTGTCCTTAACGCTCAAGGTAAGAGATTTATGATTGAGAAATATGAGGATCTTAATGAAAGCTATGTAACAGCCGGAGCCGGGAAGGACAGCACTTCCATTTTTTATTGGGGTGGATATGGTACGGATCAGACCGGCATTACAAATTATGACAAAGTAGATGGAAGTGATATTAGAGGTTACCTAAAACCGGAGTCGGGTTCATACAATGGTACCCCTAACCTTTCGGCAAATATTACTGCCTGGACAAGCGGGGCTTTATCTGATTGGAATGGAAAATCCAATTCAGAGATATTAAAAGGAATAACTACCGGTGGTGGGTCTTATACTTCCTATGCGACAATTGGCCATGTGCTTAATACGTTCTTAGCTAGTGCTGACGCTAAAGGATATGATGATTGGTATATCCCATCATGCGCTCAACTTGCGTTAATATTTATGAACTTGACGAGTGTCAATAACGCATTATCGGCTATTGGTGGACAACAACTCAGTCCATCCAAAGCCTATTGGGTTAGCTCAGAGTTTGACTCCAACAGCGGGCATCGCGTGTACTTCAAAGATGGCAGCGTGAACGGCAGCAGTAAGGGCAGCCGTTATAGTGTGCGGTTCGTCCGGGACATTTTACCATAAAATGGCTTTGTTTTTACAAAATTTGTAATTACATTTGTGGCGCATGTCCATCACCATGCTTTTCGTCGCTAATTTATATAATGGGGTATGTATCTGTGATGGGATATGTATCCCATATTTTTATGTATATGGATATAAGAAATCACATTAACCTGATCAAGAATCATGGTTATGAAGGTAAAATCGGCATGATCAAAAAAGATGTTCATGGTATTGTTATGTTAGCCGCTAAGGCTGGAGATGTCGTTCTTTATAGACCTTATAAGGAGGATGAGAATGATTATGAAGAAAATACTACAAAGTATTGTAGTATCGAGACTCCTTTATCAGAAGAGCAGATTCAAGAGAACAAGCGTAACGGATGCGGGTTAAAAACTATAGGGGTATGCGTAAATGTCCCTATCTCCATAATCGAGGAAATTGTAATTGATTAGAAAATGGAAGAATTAAATGTTTTCGATGTTCAGATTCCTGATGGGAGACAAATCCGTTGTATATCGTATAATAAGGTTACTTATTTTGATCTTGACGATATATGTAAGTTATGTTTTGGTTCATACGATTTACATGATGTGGCTGACACTAAGGTCATGAGTGAGTTCTTGCGTCGTGATGGGAATCGTTATTGGACTACGATAGATGGCGTAAGGCAGTTGTATCGTAGAGTTGAGTGTAAGATGTGTTTTGAGGTTATAGAAAAATTAAGGGGATTATAGTTGAATAAATTATTTATTTCATAAAGAATGTTTATATTTATGGCATAAGATATTAAGAATGAGATTAGTTGAGAGACATATCATAAAAGACAACCGATTTGAGGATGTATGCCTCAAATCCGGGTTGTTGTATAATTATGTTCTTTTCAATGTCAGACAAGGTATATTTTCCGGAGATTACATAAATGAATATGAGTTTTCTACTAAATTATGTAAGGAGAATCAGGTTGATTTTAGGAATCTACCATCAGTAGTGTCCCAACAAGTCGTAGCTCAAGTGTTTTCGGTAACAAAGTCTTGGATGAAATCAAAGAAGGAATATGAGAAGAATCCTTCTAAATTTTTATCAAGACCAAAATTGCCGAAGTACAAACGAGGCAAGAAGCAGAATATGGTAGTCTTTACGACTTCTGCTTGCAGATTGAAAAACGATGGTTGTATCCATTTTATCAAAAACATAATTCCACCAATCAAAACAAATATAGGAGATAACAAATTATGTCAGGTTAGGGTAATCCCTCAAGCTACATGCTATGTGGTTGAGGTTATTTATGAGAAGAAGGAACAGGATCTAAACCTGAATAAGGATAATGTTCTTTCGATTGATTTGGGATTGAATAACTTATGTTCATGTATAAGCGATGTAGGTATCAAGCCTTTCATTGTAAACGGCAAGATTATTAAATCCTTCAATCAGTGGTATAATAAGAAGAGAGCTAGGTTGATGTCGTATATTGGCGATAAGGGTACTTCAAAGAGACTTAGACGGCTAAATAATTATAGGAATTTTTGGATTGAAGATAAAATCCACAAGGTTAGCAGATTTATTGTAAATATCTGTATTGAAAACAATATTGGGAATCTTGTTGTGGGTTTGAATAAAGGATGGAAGAATGGAGTAAATCTAGGGAAGAGGATAAACCAGAAGTTCGTTGAGATTCCATTCTCAAAACTTGTTGAAAAGATATCCTATAAGTGTAAGTTGGTTGGAATAGACTTTCAAGTCCACGAGGAATCCTATACCTCCAAAGTGGATCATCTGGCTTTTGAAAAATTGGGAAAGCATGATGTTTATCTCGGCAAAAGAAAGAAACGAGGCTTGTTTCAAAGCTCTATTGGAAAGCTGCTAAATGCTGATATCAACGGAGCTATTGGGATTGGCAGGAAAGTATTCGGTGATTCTTACATAAGTGGGATAATCGATAGTGGGTTAGCGTTTAACCCTGTTAGAGTAAACATTTTGTGATACGAATGTGAATTTGATAAATAAAATTAATAATTTTAGTAACGTGAGAGAAAAGAAATTTGATTTCGTGATATATCCGTTGGATTTGATTATCACGGTTGGATTAGATTATAAGACGTTGTGTGATCGTTTCGAGAATATGGAGCCTGAGCATAATGGGGAATGGGGAAATAAGGAGGATATGGGCAAGGAAGCGTCTTTTGTGAATTTGGTAAAGGATAGGGATGATGATGGTCGATTCGCTATACTTTGGAACTTTTCGAGCGATGATGATATAACGATAAAAAATACCTGCCATGAGTCATTTCATGTAGCCATGAGTGTATGTCAGTTTTGTAATATGTCGCTTGGATTTAAGGTTGGAGAGGATGAGCACGCAGCGTATATAGCTGGTTTCGCTGGTGGTTGTGCTTATGATTTTCTCTATAGTAATAGTACAGAATAGATATAGATTCATTTGTGAAATATAAGAATATCAGCCTCCGCTTATTTGTGGGGGCTTTTTGTTTATCTTTGTCAAAAACATGAAGTTATGTCAAGTTGCGTAATTAAAAGAAATAGTAAGGGTAAGATAACCCGTGTCTTGACCCCTTCCGGAGAGGTATCTACCTTATTCGATAAGATAGCGGGCATAGCCGCCGTAAGTGACCTTAATAAGGCCGCTGAAGCTTATATGACTATTTATAACGATAAGTTCAGGTCTAAGTTCGGAGACTGGACGAGATCCGTGCCAAGGAATAAGGAGGCGGCCAGATCCATAAGCGCCAGACTTAGCGCCAGCGAGTGGGGGCAACTTATGTCAGCCAAGGTCTTGTCCGCCATAAGCGATATGGATGCCCCGGCGTTGGCCAGAAGCCTTGGGAATAGCGACAATGTCGTGGCTTATCTTACCTCCGGAGAGGTAGGTGATGTCAATGATATGGCTGTGGTAGATACGTCCACGGTACAGGAGGTGGATCTGGATTCCATAAACGAGAATAATGTTGGCGATACGATACTGAAAGAGGCGTCATGGGATGATATAAGGGCTATCAGGGAGAATATAGATATTAGGGAGACAGCCCGTATGTTATGGAAGGCCGTGGAAAGCGCTTTTACCGGGCAACGGCCTAATATCAGGGTGAAGGGTGGAAATATAGATGGTGAGATCATATTTTCTGGTAATGTCTTGCCGTTAAATAATATTGAGAATTATACTCCTCCATCTTCAAGACTGGTATATGATTCCGGTGAGCCTCGCCTGTTTTTTAGATCGGATGACGGCAAGATACACGACTCTTACGCCAATGCCATAAAAGGATCGTCCGGCGGGCGGGTCGAGGCCGGGTTCTTGGCCGGCAGTGTCGAGGAGAGCGACGTCCCGTCCGGTACGGCTGACATCTCCTTTGGCTCGTCCTCCATAACCCTTAACAACAGTGATTCGTTCATCCCGGTCCTTGGCATCAGCTCAGATTCTAATATAAGTACCCGTGGAGGGTTTGTCAATTACCTTATCAAGAAAGGTCTGTTGAGCGGGGAGCGTATAAGGCTAGGGGATAGGTATTATCTTACCGGGGCCGGCAACTCCGATGGTCTTAAGATCTATAACGCTATGGATGCCTTATCCAGCATCAGGAATAGATTTGGAAGTCAGTCCTCTGAGATGAACGTATTGGGTTCTATAGGTTTTGATACGGAGGTGAGCGACGATCTTGATCTTATCACGACATCCGGGGAGAAGGTTACGGTAAGCAGGTCTGAGATTAAAGGCATGTTAAGGCAAGGGCGGTTCGAGGAACTTAATAACAGGTATGATGGGTTCATGGAGCTAGCGCTATCGTTGATGATGGAGGATAACGCCTTATATGGGAGTAATGTCCGTGGCGTTATTGAGAACGAGAAGGCGGAAGATCTTCAAAACAGGACCGATATAACCAACATCTTATCCACATTAGGTATCCGTGTGATGGGTATGTCCGAATATATGGATAAGTATAAGATGCGTAATGGCGTAGATCCTTCCGCTAGGGCGTTATCCGATATGGCTAATGGCGTGATAGCATTGGCTGAGGGGGCTACGGTAGAGGATCTTAATGAGGAGGTGGCTCACTTCTTGATCGATACTTATCGTAATCAGCAGGAGATTGACGAGATACTTGATTCTGTCGAGGGAACTTCATTATGGAACCAATTCGCTGGTCGTTATTATGAGGTATATGGGAAGGAGTACCAAGGAGAGGAGCTGGATCGGATGGTGAAGCGGGAGATCCTAGGTAAGACGCTGGCCCATCGGTTCGTTCCGGGCATGGAACAGGCGGTAGAGGATCTGGCCTCGTCCGAGGACGCCCAGCTCTCCTTGTTTGGCAGGATAATCCGGGCTATACGGAATTTCTTCTCTACTCAAAGATCAGACTTGAATAAGGTTCTTGATAGGATAAAGGAGTCGGCGTTAGCTGATGATCCAAGCGCCTTTGACGTGCTTCTGCTAAAGGATAGCAATCATCTCATGTATTCGTTATCGGACGTTGACGTGGCTAATAAGTTGATCAAGAACGGTAGGTCATTGGAAAGGCTATACACTAGATTGCAGAGGATGAGGTCAAGCCAAAGCCAGAGGATCGGTGAGAGTATCTCCCTTCTTCGTGATATAGGCGAGAAGGTGAGACAAGTCGGTGGTGAGCTTAATAAAAACAACAACCTGCTATCCACCAAGAGTGTCATAGCGACCGCCAAGGCTGAGGTGGAGTATTTGGTCACTGTTGCCAGTAGCTTGCGTAAGAGCGACAAGGGACTTGATTATGAGACGATACAGGTTATCGATAACGTGTACGGGGAGATAGTGCCTTTGATCAGGAATCTTCGTGGATTCGTCAATAATCAGGCGGCGGATTATTATGGCGTCAATAAGGTTGGTATGGTAGAGGATATGGATGATATATTACGTATGGCTGAGACATCCATGTCCGATATAAACGCCCTTCGAAGTGATCGTAATGAGGACTGGCTGGATGGACAGCTTCGGATGTTTAATATCCCGGAAAGATATTGGAATGGGATAAAGAAGTTGATAAATAACATCCATAAGGATATCAATGTCATGTCCCGATTCTTTGGCACACTGGAGCATAGTGGTAACGCTATCTTAGGCATGTTAGGGCAACGTCTTGCCAAGGCTTATAACGACGCTCATGTTGAGGGTGTGGCTAATATCAATAAGATGACTAAGATGATGAAAGAGCGTGGATGGGGGATAAAGGATAATGAGGATCTTATACAGAAGATAAACGGTAAGAACTCTGATTACCTTGACTCGTCCCGTGATTTCGCCAAATACGATTTACTGTATCGGACAGAGCAGGCGAAAGCTATTATTGATATATATGATCTTAAAAAGGTTACGGGTAAGACCGAGAAGCAACTTATCGACATGCTTTTATCTGATAAGGGGCTTAAGGTCAAGACTCGTGATGATATCGTAGGATATGATGGGGATAAGCCTATTACGAAGGCCGTGTATCATGTATTCAAACCTACCATCCAGAATTTTGATATCTCGGACATGACGTTCGAGGATCAGCAACGGTATCTGGATACGATAAATAGGTGGTTGGATGAGAACCAAGAGAAACCTATGGTGCAGGCTTATTACGATAAGATCGAGAAAGTTAATAAGAAGGTCGAGGAAAGACTGGGTCGTAGGGTATCGCAAGCCACGTCCGATTTCATGACCCGTATCCGTAGAAGCCGGTATGTGGCTATGGATAAGTTTATTAAGAACAAGAAGGTCGATTGGGACGCTTTCCAATCTGACCCTATAGCTTGGAGATCTTATCTGGATATCCTTCGTGATAGGGCTATAGCCAAGAGCGAGTGGTATTCCGACGGGACACCAAAGGAAGCGGGGTCCGAGGCGTTGATGATGTCCGAGGAGATCAAGGCATGGGACGAGGCGTGGGCCGAGGAGTTCGGGAATACCAACGAGGGTCGTAAGGCTTCAGCCGAGTTTAAGGAGATACTGCGTGGGATAGAGCGGTCCGAGGGCGGTAAGGCAGCATTCGAGTTCCTGCTAGCCGGTGGTCATCTTGGCTTCTCCAAGGATATGTGGGGATTCGAGGAGGGTGATTATTACGAGAATCTGGTTGATAAGATCACGGAGCAATCTGTATCATCATCAAGGATAGAGAAGGTAGAGGAGGCGATGGCAACAATAAATGAGATTAACGATCAGTTAAGACCTTTGCTTATTCAGTACCGGGACAGTACCAGATATGGCGAGTATGATTTCGATCGTCTTCGTGGATCATCGTCATTAAGGAAGATAAACGAGCTATACGACCGTCTGGCCGAGGCCAAGAGTGTTATTAACGCCGCCGCTTCCGCTGAGGATATTGAGATGAATATGCCCGATACGGTGGAGAGTGGCGTTACAGATTCCTACCGTAATGCGTTAAGGGATGCCGTGACATACGACAAGGGAATGGATGAGATTAAATTCGCCAAGGAACATATGTCTGCCCGCTCCCGGAGTCAGGTAGATAGGATGGCCGCCAAGCTGTCACAGAAGAATCCATCATGGACATCCATGGAGACAACGTTCCTTAGAAAAAAATACGGTCCTGATTTCAGTGATAAGCTGGCTAATGATATAGCTATGGGTAAGGCTAATAGTATACTTATTGAGTATGCCAGAACCCGGCTATATCCTTATATGAGAAAATACTCTCCCAAAGGGTATTCTGATTTTGTCAGGAAGATAAATAACGGTACGTATAAGGTGTCGGATTTTTTTGATGCCATGGAAAGCGGTATATCAAAGGAAGAAAGCGTGTCCCGTTTCGGCTTCGATATTAATATGATTGATTTGTCGATCAACAACCAATGGTTAGATGAGGCTGATTTCGAGAGTTCCTTCCGGAATCCTAATTATAATCCCGATCTAGGTTATGGATATCATACGCCTAGATTTGATAAGTACAAGAATGAGGCTTTCTTCAAGAAATACGGTATTACCAACGAAGGGGAGGAGGCTACGATCAATAAGGATAAGTGGGAGATGAGGAAGGAATTGCTTAACATAAGCCGTAAGGCTATGGAGGACTATGATGAGCGGTTCAGGAATATCTACCAGATACCACAAATATCCAAGGGCGGCGTGGAGAGGATGGTGCAGGCCGGGGTTGACCCGAAGGCGGCTATCGGCAATGCCGTACGTGATATTGTTGGCGAGAGGGTGGATGATCCTATACACGGTCAAGGACAAGACCTAGGAGGGCTTGATGAGAACGATAACAAATATCGCATGATCCCCAAGTACTATCTGAGCAAGCTAGAGAATGCCGATGACGTATCCCATGACTTCGCGTACTCCTATTCTATGCTATCCCTTCAGGCGGCATCTTATAAGTATAAGAGAGCTGCTTTGGATGATGTTATGGGATATAGGAATATGATGCTTGAGACACAATATGATGGGGGAAAGAATCCAGAAGCCACTCACGCCTATAGGATGTTTCAGGACTGGGTTAACGCCAGTATCTATGACGTTAGGATAAACAATAAGCGGACTGAATGGAATATAGGCAATTATAAGGTCGATCTTAATAAGCTGGCTCTTATGTTTACCAAATTCGTATCCAAATCCAACCTAGGCTTCTCCCCATTCGTGGCGGCTACCGGTGCCCTTACCGGGCAGGCCAACTTCCTTTTGGAAGGTATGGTAGGACAGTACATAAGCAAGGACTCCATGAAATACGCTTATGGAGAAGCCCAGAAACAGTTAAGTACGTACGTGTCTGAGATCGGGGACATAAATCGTACCAATAAGTTATATGTTGTCGGTGAGGCCCTAGGCGTATTCAACGTTCGTAACCGTGTAAGATCGGCGGCATATAACAAGATCTGGAGAACCTTATTCCGGGATCTGCCGTTTAAGATGATGGAGGTTCTTAACTCCCCGTTGGATCCGCAGGTCATTATCTCGGTCATGGATGATACCCGCCTATACGAGGGTCAGTTCTGGTCATACTCCAATTTCAAGGAGATGATGATGAAAGACAGAAATATGTCCGCTAACGAGGCTAAACGTGATTGGGAGCGTTTAAGGGATTATTCCATATGGAACTTAGTAAATGTCAAGGACGGGAAGATCGTGGCTAAGAACGAGGCTAACAAGGATATTATAGACCGATATATACCAACCTTGTCCAGTAGGGTAAGGAGTATGGTGCAGATCTGCGACGGCGCCTTGAATGAGCAGAACCGGGTGGGGGCTAGCCGGAACGCGATCCTTAATATGGTGCTTCCTCATCGTGGATGGTTTATATTGGCCGTGCAGCGGGCATATAAGAAAGCCGGTTTCAATTTCCAGACCAACCAGTTCGAGGAGGGATATATGAGAACGTTATGGAGATTCGCCGGAGATATCTATAATATGATGTCAGAAGGCAGGATGAAGGAAATACATGACGTGCTGAAAGAATATCATAGTCTTAATCCTTATGAGCAGACCAATATCAAGCGATCGCTTATCAATATGGCGGTATTCGCTACCATGATAGCCATAGGACGGGCGTTGATGGGATATAGGGAGGATAATGAGGATAGCTGGTTCGGACAGTTCATTACCTATATAGGATTCAGGACGATCAATGAGATCGCTTCCCAGACATCACCGTTCATGGAGCTTAACGCTATAGACATGCTGCAGGATCCTCTGGTTACCGCCCGAAAGTTAGGTGATCTCACCGATCCTCGAAACTGGGATCCGTTCGCTACCGTCCAGACCGGCGTGTATAAGGGCGAGAGTAAGCTATGGAGGCAGCTCATGAAGTTCTCGTTTGGTAAGCAATGGTATAATATCAAGACGGCTAGGGATATCAAACAGACATCCGACTACTGGTTGATGACCAACGGCATGACGATGGGATTCTTCTTAGGAGGTAGGGATAAGGATGAGTCCGGGGAGGACGCTAATTGGTATTTTGATAGAGGAAGATAGCTGATATAGTATGACAAGAAAAAAAATAGCCAGCAGATTGCTTAAAACAATCAGATTGGCTATTTTTGTATTCCCACCTATCCATCCCGGACGGATGGGAATAAATAATTATCAACTATGAATGCAAATGTAAGCATTTATCAAGATTCTGTGAAGGATAGTAGCGGAATTTTGACGTCTGAATCCAACGAAATGGGATTGTCTACCATTTTTAATTACAATGGAAATAATGTAGCTTTTATTAAGACCAGTTATGGTATTCTTATTAATGCCACTGATATGGCTCGCCCATATAATAAGAGACCTGTCGACTATTTAAGGCAAATGTATGTAAATGAATTAGTTAGTACAATTGTGAGCCAGACACACATATCTGAGGATCAATTAGTTATAAAAATGAGAGGAAGCTCTGAAAACGGAGGAGGAACATGGTTGTATGAGGATGTGGCTATAGATTTCGCCCAATGGCTTGATGTTAAATTTAAGGTTTGGTGTAATTCTAAAATAAAGGAACTTCTTACTACAGGCTTGGTAAAGTTGCCAAATTTTAATAATCCTCCAGAAGCGGCAAGAGCATGGGCTGATGAGTATGAGGCTAGGATGAAAGCCGAGAAGGAAGTTAGATTAGCTTTGGAGGCTAAGGAAAAGATTGAGAAAGAGAAGAGGATGGTTCAAGCTGAATTAAATACAGCTATAGATACTATAAAGGAGAATGAACCGGTAATTGACATGTTTAAAAGGTCTATTCCAAGAGAGGGTGTCCTTATCCGTGAATCATCAAAGTATTTTGAGCAATTTGGCTATTATATCGGGATTAAGAACATGTATCCGTTATTACAGGAATTAAAATATGTTTTTAGGAATGAGAGAGGTAGGATAGAAGCATATCAGTCCGCTCGTAATTATGGATTAGTTACATATGGGTCTGATCCCGGTGATGAATATTGGGAGGCTAAGGCCGTGACTGTTATGATAACATTAAAGGGATTTGTTAAACTGGAAGAATTGTCAAGAAAGAAAAGGAGCGTTTTTGAGAAATATGGTCGGTTCACGATATGATGCAGATCAGTGAGTGGCAATTAATTGCCCCTCACTGCAATCATTCCGATAAAGGCAAGGCTATTAGAGCGCTTACTGGTGATAATAGGTTCATTAAAGATATTGATTATAAAGTTTTTACCCAAAATGGTAAAAACCCTACTGAGGGAAGATCAACAATTGTATATATGATAACTGTATTTTGCATGGAATGTTTGATAACAAGGAAAGAAAGATGAGTATAAATAAATAGTTATACTATTGATGCTTAATGTAATCCAAAAATGGATTTACATAATAATAGAAGGATAGGAGATCATCACCCTATCCTTCTTATTTTCGTTATCAGTCTTTATATTTATCCACAAAATCATCCACATCCATATACTCACACCCGAAGTTTCCCGCCGTCTTCTTATCGGAGTCGGATAACTGCCCTTCTTTTCCGGAAGCGTCCCCAATCATCAAGATAGTATCATATACGATCTTTTCTTCCTCATCTTCATCATCGTTCATGTATTCTACGAAATCCATATACTGCTTTATCATCCCTGTATTTGGCTTCCTATTGGCATTGCGCTTATTATTGCTGTCACAGTAATAAGCGCTTACGGATATATCCGTGTAATCTTCCAAGGCGTTTGATATGTAATCGAATTTATACTCAAACATCTCTCTGTCTACGAATCCTTTTTCTATGCCTCCTTGATTTGATATGATCAGTATATCATCAGGAGCGTAATTTTTGATAGCCTCAAACACGTCGAGTTTGATTTTCATATCCCATATACCTTTAGGGAATGTATCCCCTGATACCGTCTCAATCAGTGTCCCATCTAAATCTGTTATTAACAATTTACACTTTTTCATGATTCAAAATTTAAATGATATATAATTACCTATCTTATAATAAATTATTTTGTCTTAATAACACCAGCATCTTATCCCAATCCACATATCCTTTATCCGTAAGTGGAGTGCCGATATTCCTATCATCTATATAATAATCACAATACACTTTTGGTGATGATGATACTGGCTCAGGATTGTAGTTTACCGAATACAGATCAATATGATTGTATCTAAACCAGTCTACGGCATCCTGTAGATATTTACCATCTCTTACCGTATATAATATCAGAAGATTCTTATCAGCCAATTTTCTCAATACGCTAGCGGCTCCGATATTGTCTCCTACGTAAGGGTATAAGTCTGTCACGCATGTCCCATCGAAATCTATTCCTATTATTTTTTTCATATCACCTCTTATGATAAATACTCCTCTATTTTCTTAGCCATATCAATAAGCATCTCACATCTAAGGTCGTTGAGATCCTTACAGAACCTCATTTCCTCCTCATGCTTTTCCTCCGGCGATCTGTTATCACTTATATTGTAGCATGGTGATGAGCATATCGGTATGGGCTTCATGGCATCTATGGCTAATTTGATAGCCTTTTCTTTGATATCGCTCATATTAATTTCTTTTTGCATCCAGATCATACCGCTATTATGGCAATCAGGGAAATCGATATGATCAAAGTCACGTATTGAACAACATCCCTCGTTATAAAAACAACATCCTGTACAATGATCTTCTTTTATCTCCGGAATAGCCACGTATGTCTTTCCTCCGTATATTCTAACTTCTCCCTTTCTTACCTTATTCGTCTTATTCATCTTATCAAATTTGGTAATTATATACAAGTTTACACTCGTATAATTAGTTAATAAATTTCTTAACCGGGTTATACCCAAACCCTGTATGGAGTGGCATTGCTGCATCCCCCTTTACTTTTCTCATGATATTATAACTTCCGTTGATGTCAGCGTTAATAAGAATACCGCCTCTTGTCCTAAAAAGACCTCTTCTTACCCTTCTACCAACATAAGTATCATGATGATATACTGGTTCTAAATCGAAAGAACTGCATTTTGACGTGTGAGATTCGTTTACTTCAACAAATCTTAGTCCTTGTCTTTCCGATTTATATCTTAACATTGATATAAGCATCTCAAATGGGATTGAAACAAAATTCTGATTGTTTCTTTTACCAAGGTTAACATTTTGTTTCCATCCATCGTTATGACCTACTATCAATGTTGTTATATCTTCCTTCAAGCAAATATTTATTATCTCTTTGCTTGCCTTATGAAGATAATCTTTCACCTTATTGTTTCTCCTTCTTGTTAAGGACATCAACCGTCTCGAACTTTCTTTCCCATTTACTTTCTTTAATTGTTGTTGAATATCTGACCTTTTCTTATTGTAATACTGATTAATAGATTTAAGTCTCCTCCCATCTATCAAAATAGGTTTATTGCTTACGTTAGTTACGATAGAAGCAAGATTATTTACACCTAGATCAATAGACATAATCCTGTTGTTATCATCAAGTTGCTTTTTCACAATTGACTCATATACAACTTCTATGACATAACAATCGGATTTAGGGACAAATCTAACCTGTTTTACAGTCCCCTCCTTGCAATTAGTCTTTAAAGGAGATAATCCTTCCTTTTTAGGGAAATAGATAAAATCTCCTCTATGTTTAAACTGTGCGTAAGAATAAGAAAATACGTTCCTTCCTTTTGTTTTATGCTTATATTTTGGGAATTTAGGACAGCCGGTAAATTTCTTATTATCACGTTTCCATGCCTTGATAGCCGAGAAATAAGATTTTAGGTTCTTATCTAAAACCATAAGAACTTGCTGGGAGGATGATCCACTCATTGCTCTATAATCTATGTTATTATCTGCTACCATCTTCTTGTTAAGATCTACAGCTCTTATCCATTTACCTGTACTAAGAAACTCTTGCTTTATTATATACAAAGCCGCATTGTACAGATTCTTGGATAAGAAACATATTCGATCTAAATCCTTATATCTCTTATCGTTAATAGTAATTATATGTTGTTCCACCAAATACATAGCGCAAATATAAATAGAATATTTATAAATTCCTATTTATATGCTATTTTTTTTAGTGTAAAATTATATATAATCACCCTTCTTTTTTATCCTTACATCCTATCATGATAAGAGATAGGATAATAATACTTGCTTTAATCTTTGTCATAGCAGTTCCATACCATTCTTGTATATCACGTCTCCTCGTTTCATATTATCTATTTTATCAATTTTATTATCAATACAGTAAAGTTAAATATTGTACATACTATGGACATCCATAATGTTATACTTACCATAAATCCTAGGCTTTTAGGTATAGGATCTATTCTTCTGAATGCCAAGATCATGCATATAAATGTTCTTATGTTCATAGTTTACGATATTTTTCTATATAGTTAACTATCAAGTCTTTAACTCCTTTTGGGACATCTACCAGTTTGAGATTACCTTGGAATATGTCCTTGCCGTACTCATCCATAATCTCTCCGAATGAAGGATTCATGACTCTTGTTGACATAGATATCGGTTGATCAGTGTCAAATTTGATAACGATCTTCTTTCCGCCGTTTATCGCCTTTTTAAAAGCCACGTAAAGCTTTCGACCTTTTATTATATCACAATTCCCTTTCAGGATATTAGACATATGTATGACATGCTCTTTCTTCGCATCTCCGGGGTTGTCCATAAGCTTAAGATCTCCTCCGACATCTTTCCATTTCCTGAAGCACGGGAAACATAGACCGTGATTTGCCTTGGCATGCTTAGGTATCATCCTGCTGCTGCCGGCTGGGATCGTATCGCCACAGCAGACACACGTCCTATCCTTGTTGGTGCGCATCGGCACATAGCTCTTTATCGGGTATTCTTTTCTTTTATACATCTTCTTCTGTTTTCAAAATTATCATCACCATACTCATAATTAGGACAAGCTTTGTTGCTTGGACGCCTTACGTATGTTGTTTGTTTCCTATTATGTTTCCTGTTAGGGTTTATATAATGGTCACACACCTGCCAAATAGAACAACATACCTTGCCATATCCTTTCGCCCATTCATTATCATGCAGATGTACGCAAGTGCCGCAAGTCGGGTTCTTAAGCTTATCCCTGTTGTTATCTATAATATCTTTAATCTTATCGAGAATAACATACATATTCTCAATATCCATATCATTAAATTCATTTGGTACTGGGAGATACATTATCGAGCTTATATCTATATCTATTCCCTTTGACTTGTCGTAAGCTGATTTGTATTTCCTTATCATCAAATCTTTTAACTGATTTACCTTCTTCTCATATGTTCCCATATCCTATTCAGTTTTCCATCCCTGTTCCCTTAATAAATTCACCATCATCTCCTTTATCTTAGGGCTAATGGCTTCGGTAAGTATATCAGCGGCCAAGTTAATAGAGAAGCTGGTCATCCTAGACTCCCCTATATATTTCTCGCTGGTAACTTCTTTCACATAATCGTGAATATCCTTAATCATCTCATTTTGAGATCTTAGGAGATCCAGTATCTCATCAAGTTTATCATTCATCTTTTTTCTCAAATACACCTGACAATAACCAGACAATCACTATCAGAAAGAAACACAACCCAAGCGCCTCATCCGGGTAATCATGCATAGCCTCTAAAATTCCCCTCATAACTTAACATCCATTTTGTTGATTATCTTATAAAATATATCCCTAGTCAGCTCAATATCATAAGTAGCGTCATGGAGTTTATTCTCATCAATCTCAATACCCATGGTCTTAGCCACGGTCATCAACTTAAAGTTCTCCATATCGTTTCTTGCACCCATCAGGAATGGTGTCACCATAACATATACATCCATACAGTTAGGATAGAACCATGATCCGAAATACTTATCCCCACATTGCTGGAATAAAGCCCGTAGGAAGTTGTTATCGAATCCAGCGTTGTTATACCCCACTAAATACATTTTATCCCTCTTATCGAACTTATTCACGTATTTGGATAATATACCAATTAACTGCCTGTACCCTTCTTCCATAGGCTGATACGACTGCACCTGCTCCAAGGTAACTCCGGCCACGTCCAGTGCCTCTTGCTCTATCGTGGCGGCAGGGTTCGGGGCTAGGCGGATGTCAAACCTCTCGGCCTCCTGCCCGTCGATATCCACGATCCCTCCTATTTGGTGTATCCCGTTTCTCCAGAACTTAACCCCGGTTGTCTCTAAATCGAAAAATAGTAATTTACTGGTCATATTTTGTATATCTTTTAAATTATCCATGATTTGAACAATTAAACGCCAACCATCCACTTACAACTCCCATCGCAAAAATAAACAAAATCATAAGTGATAACAGCGCCCAATCTTCTGTATTTAGTTTATTGCTCTCCTTCTTTTCAACATTGAAATCGAAATCAAATGTCGTATTATTAGCTATCTTCCCATCAATGCCTTTGTTATTTAAATGGAGTTTCTTTTTGATTTTTCTTTTATTCATGTTTTATGTCTTTTAAATTACCCATAATTCAATCAATTAAATGCCAACCATCCGCCTGCAAATCCCATCGCTAAAACAGATAAGATTATAGACGTGAATAATATCCAATCTTTTGCGCTTAGCTCATTATTATCTCTCTTTATTTTCTCAAGATAATCATATATAGCTGTATAAACAGCATGGTGAATATTCTTGTCTCTAGCCCTTACGATATTATCATATTCATTATATCCTAGATTATAGGTGGCGCTTTCGATCCTCGTATTCCCCGTAACCTTTTTATTTACATCGAAATCGAAACTAACCACTATATCGGTGGTTAGAGCGCTGGCGATTTTGCTTTTTATCTCATCATTACTGAGATTAGCATCGTGCACTAATCGCTCATAGTCTTTATCGTCAAGAATTATCTGTTTTTTAATGTTCATATCCCTAATATTTCTGCTACATAAACAAATCCATAACATATATAATTATCAGCGTCATGCTCACCCCAATTCACATGCCATACGACGGCGCACGGGAAATATAATGGCATATCCTCAGCCATAGGATCCTCTTTGAAGTCATCAATGTTTATCTTCTCCCTCCACCTCCACAGGTCTTGGATATCGTTCAAGATTAATTTGTTCATAACAATCTGGTTTTTAATACTGATACAAAGATAGGATTTAAACAAAAATAAAAGCATGAATAATATTAAAATAATATTAATCATGCTTAAATATAAATATATCCCTTCTAGTTCTCACGGATATACGTATTCGTATTCATCTGGAGGAGATGTCTTATATTCAACATCGCACTCCATGTTGGTGTAATAGTTATCCCCTTTTCTGTATACTAACGCTACCCAACAGTCATATTTTTTGCTGTATCCTATAAGAGGGACATTGGCCATAGGCGGATTATCCCCCGTTTTGTATCTTATTCTTGTTACTTGTTTCATATTTTCATGGATATAAATATTCATATTCTTCCGGTGGATATGTTTCAAATTCAGCATCATACTTCATGCAGGTGTAGTACTTATCCCCTCTCTTGTACATTACTTCCCACGGACAGCTATATTTTTTGTTGTATCCTAAAAGAGGAACACCTTCCATAGGAGGATTATCCTCCGTTTTGTACCTTATTCTTGCTGTTTGTTTTATACTCATATAATCCATTTTTTAATAATGTTGTTATCAGTGAAAATAATGTGTCTATAAGAAGTCTCTCGCTACTCCAATATATAGGGATCTCGTCTATATCTCTATACGCTACAGACCATGCATGTTCTAGCTTATAACATTCGAATGTAGAACCCTCTATCTCATATGGGAGTAAATTCAGTAACGTCCCTACATCCCAAACAGGATTGGATACATCAGGGGTAACGGCCTCGATCAGTCCTATACGACCAGCGTTATCCTCCATAGAATGTAATTGATCCAGATACTTGTCTCTGAAGCCGCTGGCGGTAGAGATAGGGAGGCCGGCCTCGACCAGCACTCTTCCCTGTTCTTTTGTGGTAAAAATCCGTTCCTTCATAATTTCATTTTCCTTTCTACTGTAACTATCGTATCATTATGCCATCCCCCATGAGCCACAAGAAGAATCTCCTGCTGCTCGAAGCCAAGCCCGGCCCCTATACCGCCGGAGTTCCACGCGCAGGTAATGACTACCCCTCCTTTCTTGGTGATCCTAGCTATCTCCTTCTTCTGCATAGCCCAATAACTAGATTGCGTTGTTTGCATATTAACAGCACCTCCAAGCTTTTTATATGACTCGGATACCTGTCTCGTGGAATATGGTGGATCATATAGTACCATATCAGCTATATTATCCTTAAGACCACGCAGGAAGTCCGTGGCGTCCTTATGATACATAGCCCTAGTATCAGGATCAAGATCGTTGGTGATCGTCCCTATATCGCTGTTTCTGGCGAATGGATCCACTATAACCATCCCCTCTTCTCGATATTTATCTATAAGTTCCCTTATCGGTTTTATGCTGAATGTCTCGCTGTTCGGCATTGACCATTTCTTGTTTATAATCATCTCTTAACTCTGTTTTAAATTTAAGCTTCATAGTACTTCTAGGTACAGGATCGCATATGTCATCCCACCAATTCTTGTGCCCTTTCGGTGGATGTATATCCTTTTTCCATAAAGATCCCTTAACTGTCTTGATTCTTCCGTATGGTCTCATTTTGCTCGTGTTTACCTTCACATGTCACATTATATCCGTTTCTAATGACCCGAACATAAGCTCATCAGTAATCTTGCGAAATTCCTTTACAATATCATTTATCTGCTTACGTTCGATGCTTCTTAGCAAATGGGCTATCACATCCACTGTCCATCCGTTACCCGCTAAAGACATGGCCGTATTTGGGGCTATCCCGTCAAGGTAATCATCCGGCAATGTCTGTAGCCTACACATCTCCACCGGGGTCAGGTATCTGAATTTGTCTTTCATGTCAAAGGCATTAGGATATCTTCCGGGAGGCAACGATGATATCACGTTATCTTTCATGACTGTTGTCAGGCAATTACTTTTCTTGATGGGAGTGGTATTCTTATCTTTTCTTATCTCCAGACATTGCGTTATTTTTATGCCCATGTCACAATCCTTTCGATACCCGTCCTCTCCTATCCTTCTACCGACAATGGTCCCTATATATCTCCCTCTTATGGCTCCCGGATTCCGACCCTTGTCATGCTCTAGAATATCATCCAATGATATATGCTTGTCTTTCGGCATTTCTACCGGCCAATTACACCAATAAAGGCGATGCCGGGTCTGTGCCGATACCAAGGCGCTATCGATCTCCACCGGCTCCACGCCAAGCTCCTCGGTAATCACCCAGCGATGCTCGTCCCGCATCCGGACGTTCTCGCCCAAGAACAGGATCTTACCTTTGGTCTCCTTCTTTAAATGCTTTACAATGTCCGAGAAACAAAAGAAAAGCCTCCCACGAGCGTCCATAAATCCCTTACCCTTACCTGAGCTAGAGAAGCTCTGGCAACAGAACCCTCCCATGACCAGATCTATATCTTTCCAAGAAATATCCCATATTCTCCAGTTATTAACATCTCCTAACCGGATGATATTAGGAAAATGTTTTTGGCTTACTTTTATGCATGTGTTATCTATCTCCGAGGCGTAATAAGCATCTATAGGTATGCCGGCTCTTTGCAACGCTAGATATCCACATGATATCCCGTCAAATAATGATAATACTTTCATATTATTTATCGTTTAGGTATAAAATTACCTTAATTGCGATATTACTCTAATAGCATAGAAGGAAACGATCTTTCTCTCGTCATTTGGATAAAACTCATTCCCGTTATAAGTCATTAGCCATGCTTTCTCGGAATTATATTGGGTGCTAGTCCAATAACTTGTAGTGCCTTCGTCTATATCCAATCCATCGATAAGAGACATGCATCTATTAATCTCATCTAAATTATTTATGATCTCCATCCATTCTCCCACTGATGCTAAATACCCCATTTGTCCATTCTTGAATTGAGTAACAGTGCATTCATAAGCGGCACTAGCATGCGTATATTCCGCGATACTTTGTGTGTTTTGAAATCCATTAAAATCTTTTTTGGCTTCATTACTTGATGTTATCGTAGTTACTCCCTGGATCAATCCAGTCGTATTAGACCAGCTTCGATTCTTAAGCTCAATACCTGAAATAACGAAGCTGCTGTTGTCGCTTATCAAAGCCACTCCTACGGCGTCGTTTCTCCACGAATAATTCCATTTATCACTAGTATATAACTTGCCATTGGTGTGTAAGATATATATACCGTTTGAAACGGTTTGACCGCCTATCATCCTTCTTCTCATATTCTTCTACCTTGCTAATGTATGTTTATAATTCTAAGTTTATCATATTCTTCAGTAAGAATCCCATGATCAAACAATTTGTTAACGTCTATTTCAAAGTCCCTATATTTGTCAGTTATATTGTTATCAGTCCACATGTTCAATATCCCCTTATCATCCAATTGCATATGGATACAGTCTTTTGTCACCTTCTTTCCGGCTTTAAGAGCCTCTACGTCTTTATCGGTAATCTTTTTCATGCTTTCAACATTTTATCGATACAAGTGAACTACTCACGCCTAAAGGCATGAGCTTCGGAGGCTGATGCCTCCTCTCTTTTCCTGTTTCTTCCTGCCATTGCTTTTTAGGACACGAGGTCTGTCATCCACAAGAGGACAGTCCACAGGCTTGACTTTCCCACGCTCCGTGGGTAGGGCTTTCAAGCCAAATTCTTTTATGTTGCAAGCGGCATTTAAGTCCCGGTCGTGATGCGTGCCACATTCCGGACAGGTCCAACTGCGCTCGCTCAATTTCAATCCTTTATACACATAGCCACATTTGCCGCAGGTCTTCGAACTCGGAGCAAATCGGTCTATCTTTATGAGGTTCACACCATACCACCTGCACTTGTATTCAAGAAAGGTCATAAACATTCCAAAAGATGCATCCCCAATCGCCTGAGCTAGATTGTGATTACCCATCATACCCTTCACATTCAAATCCTCCATGCAGATAGTACGCACTTGGCTGTCGTGCGTGAGTGCGTGGGTGATTTTATGAAGGTTGTCCCTACGTCTGTTGGCTATGTGTTCCTGTAATTTGGCAACCTTAATATGCTCCCTGTTACGGTTGGATGATCCCTTCTGTTTGCGGCTCAACCGCTTTTGCAAAAACTTCAAGCGATCAAGGCTTCTCTTAAAGTTTTTGGGATTGTCAAACGTGCGTCCATCAGAACATACGGCAAGCGACTTGATGCCTAAATCAATACCTAAAGCCGTATCTCCCTGTATCGCTGAAGCCGAAAGTTCATGGATAGCCGTATCAACTAACACGGAAGCAAAGTATTTGCCCGAAGATGTCATACTAATTGTTACGGTCTTTATCGTGCCTTTGAACTTGCGATGCAGTACGGCAGGAATGTCTTTCGCCTTGGGTATGGAAATGGTTCCATTGACAAAGTCCACGTTGCAATGCTGCGGACACTGGAAACTTTGCTTGCTCTTCCGGCTCTTGAATTTCGGGAAACCTACCGCATGAGTGTCACGGAAAAAGTTCTTGTAGGCAGTATCAAGGTTGCGGATGGAGTTCAGGAGGGCTTGTGAATTTACCTCTGTCAGCCATTGATTCCCCTTCTTCAGTTCGTTCACCATCCGGTCTTGAACTTCCTTGTAAGTTACATACTTCTTATCCTGCTTGTAGGCTTCAATCTTCAGGTTGAGTGCCCAGTTATAGACAAAGCGGCAGCATCCGAAAGTCTTGGCAAACAAGACCTTTTGTTCATCAGTCGGATAGATTCTATATTTATAGGCTCTCAACATGGTGTATTCATTTGATTTTCAATACTTGAAGATACGAAAATTTATCTAAATATACAAGTGTTCAGTTGATAATAAACTAAATAAACCTAAATATTCTTCATCCTCCAATCTTTTCCCTATCGTTTCTTCCAAAGAACGCTCCGACAAGTTCCGCTCCAATACTTCGATATCACCCCTCCCCGCCTAAAGTCAGGGAAATTCACGCTTAATCCTTAAATTCATCTTTCATCCTGATCTTTATGCCCCCATATGATAATTCCTTATGAGCTGTGACAAAATAATCAACCGCATCTTCATCTAATAAACTATGCGGACACCTTTCCCATACAGGACTTTGATCTAGATGATCCCATGTAGCTACAAGTAACCTATTCTTGTCATTATCAATGGCTATTTTATATGTCCCTATAGTGGCCTTACGTTTAATGATCGCTCCATTTAACATCTGCTTCTTAGCCCAGCTCCATGAACCTCTCAGCCCAAATGTTCTTATAACCCAGTCATTTATCTTCTTCATTTCAAGTTATTTGTTAAAATAGTAATATAAATATAAATACATAAATTGGATAGGGCTATTCACCATACCCTTATCAGTAGGCTCGTCATACTTGTCAAGCCAAAGACGAAGCGCTTCCCAATCGATATCCTTATGGTCACAGACCATGCAGGCTAGGTTAGCCCCGAACAGATCCCCTCCGCCACGTAAAGACTCGTTAAATCTCTTGGCTAGCCTTTTCTTGAATCCTTTATTGTACCAAATACCGGAGGTAGCGGCATAACAATAATAAGCGTTGTATTTCATTTTCACGCCCATCTTCTCAAACAATGGTGTATGCCATATCCGATCTAAAAAGAATACTATTCCACGATATATGAAGGTTCGGAGATTCTTCCTGTATTTCTTCCCTAAGAAGCTATCCACGCAAGATATAGTCCCGCCTGAATAGTACCAGTTATTGGCGCCTCTCTTAACCTTATCCGTCATCTTGAATTTATTCTTTCTGTCTTCCACCCTATCCCAAGGTTTCAGCTTATCCTCATTAAATTTCGGGCAATAATGATAGTAATGATTAATCCACGAGAGGTAGGGGTTGTATATCGTGTATCCATTATCGCTGACATATGAGTTCATATCATACCCAAGTTCCTTGGCTAGAATAGATCCCTCATCAGCTAATACCTTCAATATCGGGTTCAAGTTCCATATCTGGTCTTGACTGACGAACATCGAGTAGCATGGATCCTCATCCTCACCATACCATCCTCCCATACCGCTCACTATTTTATCCAAATCAAGTGAATAATCTTTCCCGGATAAAAAATCATCTCTAAGAAAAAAACCTCTATATGGGATCATGTCATATACACCCGGTTGATCCTCAAACATATGTTTAGCGTTCTCGGTCAATCTGATCAATGTTTGCAAGGCAGAAGATATATCTATGGGCGCATATTCACACCCATAGACCTTATTATTTATCCAAAGATATTGAAGAAGCTCGGCTATATTAATAGTCCCGTCCTCCACATATCCTGTCTTGTTATCGAAGTTTATTTTGGCTAGAGGTATATTACTTCCTTGTGGTTGGTCACTTTTTTCATTACAACAATGCACGAACCTGTCAAAGAATATATCTTTCCAACCAAAATATTTATCCCTTATTGTCATAAGCCTATTTCTTGTCGTATAACGACATGACGTTAATAAGATCAGCTTTTCTGGCCATCCCTTCAAGTTTATTAAAGCCATCCATGTTATCTCCACTGACGATGATAGTAGGATATACCTCTATACCGTACTTGGATATCTCCTCCTCCGTGGCTTTGTTCTCCGGGATCTGGTTTAACGTGACCTCACCCTCATACTCCTGTAATGTGTTGGCGATAATATACCGCATGTAGTCGCTGTACTCAGCGTCTTTCTTCGTGAAAAAATCAATTCTTACCATCTCAAATAGTTTTTAATCTGTTAATAATTAAATCAGCAGTAAATATAGCATTATCTACCTCATCTATACCCATCTTCCTTCCATCGAAATCGTTAGATAATAAATCCTTAACAATTTGATATCTACGCTGCTCCCAATTTATGTCTACATTAAAATTCAGATACCTTACATAATCATAATTCAATTCATCATAACTATAATTGAGATACTTAACTATCGGAAATGGAGTATCATCATAAATAGTGCGCTTGATTAAATCAACGTATTTACCGGTTTTTTTATTAATAGCTCTTAATCTCTCATCTACTACTCTTTCTCCTGACTCTTCCATTCTATAAGCCCTTTGTTATGTTTATCGTAATATAATAACGCTATGGCATTCCAGCACACTGCCGCCAGATGCATGAATCCCTCCTTGTCATATCTCTCCCCTTTCGTATAAGCGACCAAGTGTCTCATGAGTGCACCTAGATAACGATTGAACCCATCAGGTATATCTTGCCATGAGTTATCAGCATACTTCTTGGCACCTTCTGTATATACCCTCACGATGTCTTCTATCTCAGCCAAAGGAAGGAGGTCCCACCGGAGTTTGCCGTCGACCCGGTCGTTCTTCCCGCTGCCGTCCTTCCCGACGAACGGTGCGTCTGTCGCTTCCCACTCATTGGTATTACATAGACCCTCGCCGATAGAGCTATAATCCGTAAGCTTATCGACCGTTTCCTCATCAATAATCCTTAATTTAATAGCCCTGTTTAATGATACAACCATTTCCTCGTCAGCCCAAGCATATTCATATGATGCTTTAAATAATGGGCCTAATTTCATCATTCCTGTACGATCGGCGGTTTCAAGTACCTCAAATACCTCACCGTCATAAACAACCTTGTCGTATTTGCTAAATTCTTCTTTCATAGGTAACTATATTTTTAGATCAATAAAACTCACTCAAATCTCTACATTCCGGTGTCTCGCCTGTCATAGAGTAGAGTTCACCAGATGATAGATGTACACAAATCGAGGTCTTCCCGTCTCTCCACTCGCTTTGCTTCGTAATTCCACAAATAGCGCAGCGTTGGATCCCCGGGCCTGCCTTTACCCACGAGTGCCGTACGCTCCTTTTCCTTGTCCTGTTGGTGTCATTAAGCTTTCTCATGATCAATCCTCCAAGGTCATTATAATCTTATCTTTCCCGATAATAACCTCATTCCCGCTCCTTACATCAAAGCATTTCCCTCCATCTGCCTCCTTGAAATAAAGAGCACCATTGTACTCGAACAAACCGAAGCCGTAATCGTCTAGCTTCATTTCGTTAAGTCTCTTGAATTTATACACATTTTTCATATTCTCCATATTTTTAATATTCCCTTCATTCATATAAAATATTGATGCAGATATTGATATTATTCCTATAGCTATCATAATTAATCCTCCGTGGAACATACCTCCATGTAAATCATCCCAGCCTTTCACCATTACAGCTATGGATAATATAATCACTGCCATACTAAGCAAGACCCATATCATATCACATTTTCTTTGTTTTTAGAAACTCCATCATATCCTCCACACTAAGCTGGAAGCCTGCCGCCGCCTTATGCCCTCCTCCCCCGGGATAGGCCTTGCGTGCCAGCGCCGAGACATTCACCTCCTCTTTAGTGGTATAGAATGAACATCTAAAGAATCTTCCGTTCCAGCAAAATGGCATCATCAGATCATGTTTCTTAGGGTTATACATAGATTCAAATGTAGTAGAGTTAAACTCCGTGGTATTCATACATATTGCCTTGTATCCAAATATATCTGCCTCGAATGAGAACATATTCATCTCGCCCCTGTTTTTCTCAACGATATACTCCAGTATCGCCTCCCCGTTCCTTATCATGTCATATATGAAGTCATGATCGCCGTCCATGACCTTTGCCGCCATATCCACGTCAAGACCACAATATCCTCTCATCCCGTATTGGAACGCCATGACATCACTCCACTCGAATCGGTCGTGATCCCATACATCATAAGCACTCAATAATTCTACCACATTAGGAGTTTTGATGTCATCGAAAAGATATTCCCACGTAAGCTCACAGGCCGCCGTCCCGATACGCCTCTTGCCCTTTACCTCGTAATCCCTCATATCGTCTATGGCTGTCTTATGATGGTCTATCCATATGACATCTATACCTTTCTCTTTCCACTCATCGAAAAGGAATCTTGTTCTGTTTCCAAATGACACGTCAACTACAAATACCTTATCATATTTATTCACGTCAGGTATTTCCTTGCCATAATTGTAAGGAAGAAGATCAATGTCCCCTTTGAAATACTTTTTTACTATAGCCGCTGACATTACTCCGTCAAGATCAGCCTCATGATATATACATCCTGTCATAATCTATTGTTTTTAATTAAAAAATCTATGTATTCTTTTATCTCCTTATTTCTATCATTATCCCAGTCAAATGTCTCGTTTATGAATTTGAAGTACGATACTGGGATCGAATGTAACATCCACCCACTATACTTTCCAAATGTCATTACCGTAGAGCCAAGGGGATGATCCGGCCTTCCGGGTACAGGGGAGGCGGTAATGCCCTGCGCCAGCCCCCTCCTTCGGTCTTTCTTGGCGGCCTTGATATCCAGATCCGTTTTCGTTACCTTATCCCCCATCGGGATATTAGTGATTAGTTTATCGCCGATAAACATCCCCCATCCATATCCTTTGTAGTTCTCTATACTAAGTTTCCTTATATCGCCGAACCTTGACGAGTTGTTGCAACAATCAACGACTAATGCGCTATCCTTACCGCCCTTTATCCTGACAGCTCTCCCAAGCCACTGATAAAACGACGAGAATGAGAATGTTGGTCTTCCTACTATCACACAATCCAGACCCGGATGATCGAATCCGGTTCCGAGGGCGGAATAGTTGAACACCACCTGCGTTCCACCTGACTTGAACCTCTCGACTATAGCCTCCCGCTGCTTCTTTGGCGTGCCTCCGTGAACCACCTCCGCCATGCCGGCACATATCTTGGCGTTTATCCATTCGGCGGCAGTATTACAGCTCTCAACAGAATCCATAAACACCAGTATAGATCTACAGATATCTTTTAACACCATCAATCGGCGCAAAATAAGGTTGTTTAAGCCATTTTTTCTCACCGCCTCACTAATAGACTCAGCCGTATATTCAGAGCCGTTAGAATTAAGTTTAAGGGCATCTCCATTGAAATCCCATGTCTCATATTTAAGAGGTGTCCAAAACCCTTGCCTTATCATCTCCTCTACCTGTATCACGTGAATCAGGTTCTTGAAATATACCGGTCTCATACGAGTGATGAAATTAAGCTGGGAATATGATGTCTGTCCTATCGACATGTTTTTAAGTCTACATGGCGTGGCTGTAAACCCTATCACCTTTCTCGGCTTCAGCTCATTCATGAATGTCATAAACTCACTGCCATCCTCAGGACTGTATCCGGCATGAGCCTCATCTATCAATACATTTCTGATTCCCATCTCCTTAAGCTGACCAACAACCTTCTTGATAGATCCTAAGGTCGCGTATATCATATTGGATAACTCCTTCTTACCGCATGACGCAGAGTAGATGGTTGCCGGTATCCCGTAAGATGTGATCTTGTCGTGGTTTTGTATTAGTAATTCGCGAGACGGCTGGAGAACCAGCGTCTTATCTCCCATCAATCTAGCCGCCTCGGCTATGAGGATAGATTTACCTGCCGCTACGGGGGCCACGATCAATACCGGATCATGTCTATCAGAGTTTATGTAATCAGAGATGCTTTTAACGCAATCCTCTTGATATGGTCTTAGTTTATATATCATTTGGATTTATAGTTATCAAAAACAGCCTTTACGTATTTTAATTTCACTGGGCATTCACGATCGTCAAACATTTTTACCATCAATGTATCCATCGTCTTACTTATAGCTATCACCTCTCCCGTGCCCACCTGGGTATGGACTATATCACCTACCTTTATATCGCATTTAATCATGATCTAGTTTCTTATTAAATTCCTCTATCTTGCTCCTATCTGTCTCATTCACCATCTCAGCCTCTTCCTTGAATATGTCATACCCTTCCCGGATATTGTCTCCAACCATATTCTCTATCATCTCCCTTAGCTCATCGCTTCTTACGGCGAAAGATATTTGGAACGATTTACTTGTGCCTTTCATCAGGTAATCAATCTCCTTTTTACATTCTGTCATTAACCGATCCAGATTATCGAACTTAACGAACTTGGAGTTGCCGTTGGCTTTCCTTACCCCATCCTTGAAATCCTCCAATATCCCGTTAAATACATCCGCCATACACATCATGGAATGTAGCCATACCAGCATATTGAATTTATATTCATTATCAGCGTTATTCATCAAACTCACCAAAGACTCGCTTTTTGTCAACATGATCTTCGATTCCCGGTCTACGATATCCTTTATCTCCTGCCGGTATTTCATGGCGCCAACGAAATCCATCTTAGAATAACATTCATTTGATTTCTCTACCAATTTCCTGATATCTTTTCTAGACATCAGAAGATCTAATATCTGTTTTTCTTTTTCACTTTTGTCCATAATCAGTTCTTTTTGGTGATACAAATATAATTAAAGCCTAGATGTTTACCTAGGCTTTTTAATAAAGTTAATCTTTTTTATTCTTTCTTTTTGACTCGTCCCAATCTGATGAGTATCTGCATGTCCCTTGTTTATGGATTGAGAAATCGCACCAAAAACACAAGGGTTTGGGGCGGGGTTCAAGGCAGGCCGGCTGGCGTCCCATAAGGTAGCGTGTCTCGTACTTATACTCTTGCTTGACATCGTCCCAGACGTGAGCTTGGTAGCTATCTATTTTATTTGTCTCGAAATCATACATATCAAGGAGAATATCGTTAAGTTCCTTGACCGATCTCTCTACCTTTTCCTTATCTACCTTCACGTTTTGATTGTCCAACATACGGGTAAAGAAATAGCTACACATATCTGGAAGTACCTTATATTTTCTGAGTATGTAAAAGGCGTATATCGGGTGCTGGAGATTGTGAAGCAGCTTATCCTCATCGAATAACTTTCTCCCAGACTTCCAGTCTATCGTATACATAGCTGTTCTGTCTTTTGTCTTATACTCTCCACGCCAGTCCACCGATCCTATGATATGTACCTTATCGTACGTAACACCATCCAAAGTAAGGGGCTTGGGCAGCTTATAGGGCAAGACGAAATCCTCCTCCACGCCGGCCGGTCTCGACCCCCGGATTACCTTCTCCATTGGCGTAAGATCGGACCATACCTTCTTATAATTGCCAGCAGCATCCTTCTCAAACAATCCTACAATCCATCTTATTAGTCTAGCCGCATGTTGCATGGACTCGATTTGGGATTTTACGCTATCAAAAGGTATTTTCTCTATATCAGCGTAGTAGTTGAATGCCTTGCTCATATCCTCATAAGAAGGTCTGCATCCGTTCTTGAAGAAATACTCCATCGTTTGGTGGATAACCGTACCATATGACGTAGCCTCATGCTTCTCCGTGGACCTATGACCCTCCACGTAAGTCTTATACCATTTATATGGGCACTGGACGAACGTGTCTATCTGCGAGTAAGAGGCGGCGAGAACCTTTTCTCCGTTTATAACCTTACATAACAAATTATTCTCCGGTATTACCATAAAGTTTATCTATATTTATATCAAGTCCGTATAAGTCTATTAATATATTTTGTAGACGGTGAAGATCCTTAATCTGAATAGGATCGCTTAGATCGTCTTCCAGATCCCTAAGGCTAAGATAATACCCATCATCAAAAATCTCTATAGATATTCCGTAGCCTCGATATACATCCCGCCCCTTATCACGCTTGAAATAGATAGTATCAAGTATATTATCATTTATCTCAATAGGTATGACATCATCTTCCCCGGAATACCATTTCATTATCCCATCATCAACCTCACGTTCAAGGATTAATGATCCACTTTCATTACGCATACCGGTAACGCACCCTACTCTCCATATATCACCAGCTTTGTCTTTTACAAGATTGCCCGGTCTTAACTCCTTAACTGAAATCATATTCTTCCTCCTCATGATCGTCATCACAATCATCGACAAGAGGGGTCTCTAACCCCTCTTCCCAATCATCATATCCGAAATCCATTACTTACCCTTAACCCAATCATACAACATATCCACAAAAATCCCTACAGTTAGTTCATCAACAGATTTATCGCCAAAGACATCATCCGGAATCCTTATATCCATCTTCTCTTCAATTCCCATCACCACCTCTACGAAATCCAAGGGATCCATACCCATGTCAGTTTCCAGATCATCCTCGTTATTGATCTCGGCGGCATGATTAAGACCCGTAAACTCACCCATTTTCTCGAATATCGTTTCCTTGACTACTTTTTCAACTTCTTTTCTTTCCATACTAAATCGACATTTTTAATCTTCTACCTAATTCTTTTTTTATATCCGATATCCTTTCGATGTCCATCTTAACATCGCCTGTGATAGCGTATTCCTTATCCATTTTCTTGGGAGGATCCGGGAGCCGGCTTATGGCGAACAACCATGCCAGTTCCTTGTTCTTGTTCTCCCTAAGATACAAGTCAGACGTCATGCCATACATTTTTATGATCGTATCGAATAACGTTGATTCTGATAAACTCATATGCACACTATATACATTTGATGGTTTCCATATCAAGTTATCCAATCTCATCGTATACTCACGTTTAAGATCTATGTGGGATATTACGGCTCTTACTATAGGCTCTTCCTTGAAGTTGGTATTAGCCACGAACCATACGAGCCGTTTCTCCACCTCCTTGATAGCTCCTGTATCCTTACCCATATCGTTATATACCCCAACGATACGGTCCCGGATCCCCTCGACCTCCGGTGTCAGGCCGGGTGTCTCTATCAACATCAGCAGCGACCCTCCCCTTGGCGTTATCTTCCACTTCCCATTCTTCTGAAGCTCAATATAACCAGATGCTTTATAACTATCTATTTTCTCCTTTGGAATGGTGTTAGCCATCTCTTCTTTCTGCCGGATCATCAGAAGATACCCGACGTCAGACATCATTAATCCTGATGTCATCATCTGCTCGAAATTTATATACATACGTAAACAAGTTAAAATATTGACCTGATCTTTCTACTTATTCTCTCTAATATATCAGAATGATCATTATCGCTATATATGTCTATCAATGTCTTGAGTATGCACAGCCTTTTATCTCGTTCATCCCAGTCAAACCAAAAGCTATTGAGATGCTTATCTATAGGTTTAAACATCCTTAACTCAGGTATAAGCTCATATGCCAGATCATCATCATGCGCTAATCCAAGCATATCCGCTGATTCGACTATAGCTATACACATGCAGCTCTCGCTGTAATTCTTTATAGAATCATAAGCCTCTGTCAATACCCTAAGGCCGTCTGCTTTCGACAATCTCTTTTCCTTTCTCATATTGTTTCACTGTATAAGACTCGTTAGCCATACTAACCCTACCAACTGATATGGATTGATTTATTGATTGATTAAGATGTCCTATAACCGACATCTTAGCCCTAACCGTATTGGCGCATCTTAGAAGGATCCGATAGTCCTCTAAAGCCCTCTCGTACCTTACATCCACCCTAGCTCTTTTATCGGCGTCGGTCATACTCTTGCATGTCCCGTCTTCTCTCAGGCTTATAGCGATCTTATCCCGTATGATCCTGATATCATCCTCGGCTATCACCAGCTCAGCGTCAAGAACGCCTTTGTAGGAGCTAAGAAGATCCTCTACCGCTACAACCTCCCGCTTCAGATTCTCCAATTCCAATACCATAGAGTTGTCGTTCATCCTCTTATACTCCTGAACTTTTTTGGATACCTCCTCGCAGATGTTAATGATCTCCTTTTCCCGTTCCCGGTTGATGATATACCTGATGCTGTATTCAGACATCTCCTTTAAATAGGATATAATCTCCCGTATGCCCATCTTATTCTCGGTGGAGAAGTTGGCTTTTAACAACATCTCCATGCCTTTCATAATAACAAGCAAATAATTCTTTCTAAGTCTCATGATTAATATGGTGTTTCGTCATGTACTACATTGAAATCATCGCTAGGCGGTATGTATTGCTGCTCCAATGGAATACTGGGAGGCGGGGGCGGTAGCGTCACTACGGTCGTGTCCGGCCTGCCGCTGCCTACGGGGGCATCCGAGCCTCCCGGTCTTTCTTGGCGCACCACCCCTCCATCAGGATAATATCGCTCATATCCTTTCATGATATCCACATGTATAGCGTCAATCTCCTCCAATGATCTTTGACGAACCTTTACGATATGATGGAACAATAATCCATCTACACGGAAGGATCGTCTTGATTCACTTTTAAAACGTTCCAGATTAGGATACCATCCTTGCGGAAATTGCATGTATGAGGAGTACCCGTATCTCCTTGGGATATTCAACACTACCATAGCCGTACACAGTTGTCCCAATGAGTCAGATTGATAGAAATCAGACTGCCTTGGCATATGATCCTTCGGATCACGCCTACCCTCTATCTCTCGATTGAGTTGCGATACGATAAGGAAGAAGATGTTTGGAAACGTTCTTTTGGCTATATTGCACATATTCATCAAACTATCTATATTCCTCTTGGCGTCACCCGAACCTTGTATAAGAGCTGTATGATCTATGGATACAAATACAATTTTCTTATCCTTATTCGCCGGCATATATACATTCCATAGAAAATCTTTAAGCTCATCAACTGTTGTAGGTATTGGTATATACGTTATTCTGTTTGAATTTTCTTGTTTAAGACATTTTTGCATTTCCAGCATCTCCTCTTCATCCATTTTACGAAGGAGGATATCTTCTATGTCTTTGTTCATTTTTTTTGATAGTGAACGTAATACCAAGTCTTCCGGATTCATCTCGAACTCACATCTTAACCATACATAATCATCTGCTTGTGGATTGATGTTGACATTCATCACATTGTTCATGATTTTCTGTGCCAAATAGGATTTTCCAACCCCTGGTCTAGCTCCTATGGCTATCGCATGTTGAGGGTAAAATCCTCCCAGCAAAGCTTTATCTAGATAAGGATATCCAGTACGAGCCGGGAGAAGTTCTCCCGACTGATATTTCATTATCCTCTCATAGGCGTCCATGATAATTTCCTTGGACGTCTTCCATATCCTATTATCGTTCATCCTCGTGCGTTTCTATCGCCAGCCGTATCGGATTTAGATCCTCTGTTAGCTGATCTTGATTTATATCTAAGTCCTTTAGCCGTATGGCATAAATCCTTTCCCTTCCGATAGGCTTTACCTTTCAGCTTATCGGTCTTGTAGTTCTTGCGACCCAACTCCCGTCTCTTGGCTTTCTGCTCAGGGCGGGCGTTGATCTTCTTATCCGTCTCAGCTTTCTTTCTTCTGGCCTCCGGATGTGTCCTATAATATTCAGTCGACCTCCCCATCCTCGTCCTCCTCGTCATAATCATAATCCTCTACGATAATATCCTCTCCATCTAAATATGAGGCTTTATCTCCGAGTCTGCTTCTCATGCTCTCGTAAGGATCATCTCCATCTTTTATTTCCCACACACATAAGTGCGGACCTATTATATCAATAAGCATGTTGGCCTTATCCTCGCTTATGCCTTTTTCTATCATCTTATCTCTGCATTTGTAAAAACCACATGTCTTGTTAAACACTGATCCTCCTACATAAAACCCTGTCTGTTTGTGAATAAAAATTACTTTCATGTTCTGTCAATTTTTATCAATATAATAATTATTTTTTGTAATCACCGTAACTCATGTCAGCGTCACACACCACCAAGTCAGTTACCTTATCCACTACATGGAATAGATGCTCCGGACATCCGTGGCATGCGCTACCTCCTATCGCTATCGTATTATGCCTAGGGCAGTTATTTCCCCTCCCTCCATCATATATCTGTATCCGATTATCACTATATGCCTTGATATGTCTCATGACTTTAAGTAATGATGGCAAAGACATCTTGTAAGGGGATATATGCTCCTCCGGTATCATAAGCTCACCAGATAGTTCTTTGTAAAGATCATGTCTATCCTGTCCTGTTTTTATTAAGAATACGTTGATCTCGGTCATTACCATATCCATAGACCTAAGGAGATCCGGCTTGGCTAACCTACCTACAGGTTTACCCGTAGAATTGGATCTCATCCAAGCTCCACACTTCTCGCACCCGACTTGCTTCCCCTCTACCGTATTTATCATAGTGGACGGGTTCTTGCAATACGGGCATATGGATCCGTTTAACATAGCTTTCTGGGCTAAAGACAACTCTCTCATACCGTTTCTTCTATCTTAACATTAAATAGATTGCAGAATCTATTAAAATTCCTATTTTCTATTTTCATATCCTCCTCATACCTGTCAATTGACTTGATGAAATCATTGTAACAGTCCTTGCACATCCATTGATTGATTACTGCTACATAATAGCCTACGGATGTAGGTCTGTTACACATATCACAAATACCTAAGCACCCGTATCTGGTAAGCTTATCCATCATCTCCTGTCTTGTTATTTCAAGCACCTTGAATCCCTTGTAATTATCAACTACCTTTGCCATTATTATAAATTTGTTTAATTATAAAATAATCCGCTATATCCATCCCCTCATCTATATTGGGTTTTGATTCTAGAAAATCACTTATCTCTATATTCATCCCCCTCATATCCTTGTCTACCTTCTTTCTCCATTCGTTGAAAGCGTCGCCCTTATCCGGGTACAGGACTATCCGCCTCCTACCCAATGTCTCTACCATCTCCCTCTTCAACATATGGATACCGCCACAGGCCATGAACAACCTACTAGGGTACACGATGTTGCAGATAACAGCCGTCTTCTCTGACTCTACTATATACACCGGAGCGTCATTGGGATAGAAGTTGATAAGGAACTCCCCGAACAGGCATTGCCTAAGCAGGTAATCCTGACCGTCCAGTATATGCACCCAACATACATGATCCATGGGAACCTTTACCCTCTTCCCGTCAGGTCCGTAGTCCATTATCTTCCCTGTCCGCACCACCCAATTCTTATCCAGTTGCCAGAACACACAGCACTTACCCCAGTCTCCGAATCTCATCATCCCCACCTTATACAAGTTAAATGCCCTATTGGTATGATACGATCCGAAGATATTGGATAGATAATCTTGAAGATCGGATGTCTCGAAAGGATTAAGGGTCTCAAACATCTTGTTTACTGGGATACAGTTGGCTATATCTGGGTTCACAGGAGGCCTGTATCTTCTTAGCACTTTGTTAGAATCGGTAAAAAGATCATTGCTCCCAAGCTCATTGCCTGTTGGATATTTAAAATAACCACATTTATTTTTGTGATCACATACCCCAAACTGCTCCCCTACTATCTGTCCGGTGGTTACATCTACGTACGGCGTAAAGCATCTATCCCTGCCGCATTGCGGGCACGTCAGCTTTCTTCTTGGCTTACTATGATCCAATTCATATCTGTGAACGCTCTTGTCAAATTCCCTAAACTCCATTATCCTATCCTCTCACTCATGATTCGATAAATATAATCTCTCAGTGATTCTTTTCTTATCAAGTTATTCAATTCAAAATCACTTTCTATATCCAAAGATCCTATTCTTGATGTAACCGTATAATTGGTTTTCTCGAACTTATACTTACCTTGGAGATATACGACTGTAGCCATGTTAAGTATAGGATTATCAGTTTGTCTCTTCAGTTTATATTGGCTTGTCTTGGCGGTAGGATCACCCGGAGCGAAGTTATATATCTCCTCTATCTCCAATATCTTTCCGTAGTTCTCCATTATCATTCTTCTATACAACTCAAGTTGAAAAGCATACTCATCATAGAAATTGCCTTTCCTGTTTGATTTGAAGTCCAATATAGCGAATATCCTCCTGCATCTCTTTATCTTCTTTTTCTCTGTCTTAGGTTGACCCTTCTTGGCTCCAGTCTTATAGAACTCTCCTGTCTCGACCTCTATCTCCACTGTCTCCGGCTCGCTGTCCATCTCCACCACGGCGTCCACCGAAGAAGCTACCTTTAACCTGCTTGACCTCAACATCTTCTCGATCAATACAGGTTTTACATGTCTTTCCTTGCAGAATATGGCAAATGATATTAGATCCTCTATTAGCTCATCAATGTTATCCACTAATATCCGCTCCATCCTATACTTGTCTATTCTCAACTTAGCTTCCTTAACAGCTTTTCTTATCCATGTTGGAATCAGTTTTATCTTAACTCCCGTCAGATATAACCCAAACAGATAATGCATGATAGTTCCTAAGTCAGCCCGGTAGTTGGCATACTCGTCTGGGTCCTTACCCTTGAGTCTCATCTCATTTTTCCATTTTTCTAATGCCCCGGAAGTATCACAATACCCATTCGCAATATTATTGGTAGCCCCATCATATATGATAGGGTATCCATCAGCTCCCATTTCATAATAAACACGCTTGCCAGCCACGGTCATTCTGTATAAGACTGGTGTCGGGATATCCTTGATCCATTCAGCGGCATAATACTGTTGCTCAGTCTCCAGATCATACTCAATTTCTATCTCCTCATCAGGTTCTTTTTTAGGCTCGTCAACAGGCTTTTCTTCCTCATAGATATCTTCCTTCGGAACCGTTGATAAAACGTCTAATATGCCAAAGAATGCGGTAAATTTAGGATCTGTATGATATGCTCTTAATATTGGAAGTGATGATCTCCAGTAGTATGATGGACACACGTCCTTTATCTTGCCTAAACCCGATCCTCCTATCTCTCCATTATCCTCGATAACCACATTGTGTCTCTCGGATAAACGGACTCTCATGTCATCAAACAGTTCTTGATCGCTTATGACCTCCATGATCGTCCCATAACTATATATCGTGTCACTTATAGCCTTATATCCTAGGCCTAAAAGTAATCTTTGTTTTCTTCTATCCATGATAATAATCTGGTTTTTAATTTACCATCCTCCTCGACTCTAGGTGCGAGATCCCTCATCCTTCTGGCCGCCAACAGCCAAACGTTGCCAAACTCGTCCAAGAGCCGGCCGAAATCCATCGTATCTAATAGATAATCGAATCTTGTATGCTCATCAGCCGTCAAGTAGATAATGTTATCATTATCCTCAGCAACTGATTTATATTTCCGTTTAGGGTATAAGTGGCATATGTTGCTTACCCCCGGGCATGGTATGTATGCGCCGGTAGCAGATCTCCTTGTCATACTCAACCTAGCCACATGGGCGCCAAAGAAAACGGCTAGGCTCTTCCCCTTCGGCTTGGCCTTCACCCGTATCGCCGTCCTTTCCTTTGGCGGTAGTTCCTTGGCTCTGCATGCGGGACACAGCCCCTTACTCCTTATAGTTACCATCCTCCCACATCTCTCACACGGCAACATCCTACCTCTCATGCATTTTTCTTTTTATAACTTTTATTGAACTCCATAAGGCTCATAGCCCTATACCTCTTAAGCCTATCGATCTTACCCTCCGTCCAATCTTGATCCTTGAAGTTGATGATCGTATCGAATATCTGAGCCAGCTCCCGGATATTAAAATTCCTGTTCTGTATTTTTTTATAGAACCCGGACCTACTATACCCTAACTTAGAAGCCAGATAAGTCTTATTAGATAATGTGAGGATACGATAAATCGTACCCTCCATCTTACTTATCTCCATCAACTTCTCGGCTATGGATGATGTGGTCTCATAGCTAGCTTTATTGCTTACTATTCTCATGTTTCTCCGGATTCCTGATCTTACCATCAAACTCGTAGAAGTCCATCAGTTTCTTCTCTTCCTTGATACAAGTGACAACGAAATCTGATATGGTTCCTTTCATGCCTTCCTCGAAATTCTTTTTGGCATGATCAAGGTCATTGGCCCGAACGATGTAGTTAAACGCCTTGCGTTTCTCATTCCCCGATTTCTCGTCTATCGTAATATAATCAGCCGTGACCTTATAGAACCGGTCTCCATCCATGGCGAATAATTCCGCTATCCGGAATCGTTTGATATCAACACTAAACTCACCGGAGATAAACGGTTTCATCTCCTCTATGATTCTAGCTTCACACTCGGTATAAGAAAGAGCATCTACTAAATATTCTTCCTTAACCTTCTTCTTCATGCCATTCTCGGCATCGGTCTCATAAGAAACCGTACATTTAAACCAATTGTGCATCTTATTAATCTATGTTGTTGTTAAACAATGGGTAATCCTTTATCCCTTCACGAATATATCTTTCCGTATCATCATCCACGTCATAAGCTTTCTTAAAAAACGTCATAGCCATATTCGTATCATGATCCACCAACGGAAGATATTCCTTTACAAAAAGGAATCTAAGATGATTCATATGATCAATCTTATTTCTTACATCGATTACCTTCGACCAGATCTCGGCATGGATTTCACTCATTCTTTTTATATCCTTCTTGTATTTATCTACCTGATCTTTATACTCCTCCTCAATCTTATTATTCTTGTCCTTTATAGATTTGTAGGACTCCTCATCTTTCGTATCAAACATTGGAATATGTTTGATATTGATTATATCCAACTTATTATATATCTTCTCATTGGATATAGTGAAATCGTATGTAGTCTTGTATAAATCAAACTTACTTAAGAACTTAGCTATTTTAATAGCATCATCCTGATTAAAAACAGCTATGCTCAATCCTTCTAAAAGGTAGAAGAAATTAGATGGAGAAATAGGTTTATAGTCGTATGTCTTCATAACTGGAGGTTCGTCCACAAACCTAACACCCTCCTTAGCGCATCTTGTTATGATCAATCTATCTATCTGCTCGTCAGTAAGATCATATATCTCCTGATCGGTCATCTCATTAATTGTCTTCATCGTCATCCTTCTCCATCATTATAGCCTTTACCGCCTTTTGTTTATAAACCTCACTCATAAGGCAGGTAAAATCCATATCATCCATACCAGCCATAACATTGGCTTCTACTTCCAAATTCATCTCAATGTTCATTACCGAGACTTCATAGTTACTATCATCTTCTTTATAGAAAATGACTTTGCCACCATACTCGAAACCATCATCTTCGGTCTTAACCATATCGATGATCTTCTCCAATTTCTTTACAAACTCACTCTTTTCCATATATATAATTTTTATGTGTCTACAAAAGTAGACATTTTGTTTTTGAATTAAATTAAATAAACATTATTAATAGTTAATACTATCCTTTCTCCTATCATTCATATTTATTCTTTGGTAATTATACCCTAACATCTGCTCCATCTTCTTTAACCCAATTAACCGTATCGCAATGCCAGCAATACCCTGTCTCAGAATCCTTTTTATGAGAATGGGAACCACATGTAGCGCACCAATAATTATCATCTATATTGTATGTGTAACTTTTATCCTCATGCATCTTATCTATTCTAGCTACCCTATCTTCCAATAGATCCTTTAGATAATGGCATTCATAAGGCCTATCTTCTTCCCTTAATATATAAACATCTATGTCCATCATATTCCCCATCCTGTCCGTGCACATCAGCTCGGCGGCATGACGTACATTCCCTTCCGGCATCCCCGGGACTATCTCCCGGATCACTGCCTCCATCTTCTCTTGGTATTCGGTGTCTACTTTAGCCACCAAATCCTCTAATTTATCTATTAAACTCATGATCTTTTCACCTTTTTATATATAACGTCTATATCATCTTTCCTATCTACATCAATACAATGGGTATCCTTACAGTAATAATTCTTACTATTATTAAATGCGCATCCTTCACAACTAGCGTCACTGGATTCAACCACCTCCAGTTCTACTTCTTTCGAATCGATATTGTATTTAAATATAGATCCTATCTTATGATATCCTATATCATCCAAGATTATCTTATCGCCTTTATTAAATACCATCTGAATAATAAATGATTCCATTTTATCATCCGAACCATTCTTGTCCAATAGCATCTCACACTCATTTCTATCAAATCCAAATGACCTTATAAAATGTTTTTCCATATCGTATTGCTCCATATGTACCAATCTTTGTATGCATAACCATATTCCTTGTCTTATGCCTTCTTCCTTAGCCTCTTGCACTCTATCTTCCATATTATTTTGTATTAATTAAGTAACAATATTTCTCTTCGTTCTATTTTGATCATCTCCGGATTATCGTCATGATCATACCAATATAGATACCATGTACCTCCTCTATTAGCCTTCCACATCTTCCCTTCATATTTCCCTGATGGGATTGTCAATGAATATTCCCTAAGACCCTCAAAGGTTTGTTTGGTCATTAAGGCATACTCTTCATCGATTTCTATGTACCTCCTATGAGGTTGATTCCATGACATCCCACGCTTATCCGTTATCTTGGGTATTATATTTTCTCCATTCATGATGCTTTGTAAATTATGTATTAACTATTGTATATCTAACACTCTCCCCATCTTCCCTTTCGCATCCCAAGCAACCTGATTTTACGCAATCATATATATAATTGGTAATTATATACTACTTTACACTATCACTAAAATAATAAAAGGACACATAACCATGTATCCTTTTATTATTCAATCGTTTTTCTCATTTTTCTTTCCCTTTCCTTCTTTTTTAACGCTCCAAGAAAGAGTTTTCCGAAAAAGAGGATCACGGGGATCTATTTTTGGATTATAGCCGAATATGTTATCGGCTATTCTCTTCATCTCCTTCTCAATATCTTTATGTATTACTACTTCTATGTCTTTCTTTTTTCTCATGCTGCCATATTCTTTAACTGTGAATACCTTAATCGGTGTCCGATATTCTGCAAAAGTACATCGAATCTTTCACATTCGGAAAGATGTTTGGTATTATACCTAAAAGCTGATGAGTCCACGTATCTTTGCAGATGTTTCCTAGACACCCAATGATGGACACCCTTCAACGTTCTCTTTAGGTGTCCCCAGAATCCTTCGATCGTATTAGTATGTCTATCCCCAATGACGTAAGCGCCTTTCTTATGATAGACAACACCGTGATCGTATAGGTTAGGATCTAAGTTTCTATAAGCTTGCCATTCATCCGAGAAGATTGTAGATCCCGGACATACAACATCATTGATGATCGGGATCAAGGTTCCGGCTTTCGTATCGTTAACAACCTTAGCTATAACAAAGCCTTCTCGTTGCAGCATACCAAATACCGGAACCTTGTCCTTACAACTCCTGCCTCTTGCGTTTCTTACCTTCTTACTACTATGCCTATTCTTATTCAATCCCCCTATATAAGTCTCATCTACCTCAACCTCTCCGATTAGACATTGACTGGCATCTATATTGAAACAATTTTGGATACGTTGCAACATAAACCAAGCCGTCTTTTGTGTTACGTTAATGAACTTAGCCAACTGAACGGAAGAGACACCCTTCTTAGCGTTTATGACGATATAGCAAGCCAACATCCATTTCCTCAACGACACTTTCGTGTTCTCGAAGATCGTGTTTGTCCGGACGTTGAAGTACTTTCCCGTGTTCTTGCACTTGTAACGGTTTCCCTTACATTTATAAACCTTTGAGTCCGGATCGTATGGAGATACGACATGATCGCCCCACCTCCTCTTTTCAAGAAAGTCTATACATGACTGTTCGGTTGGGAAGAACTTCACTAACTCATCAATAGATTTAAAATGATTCTGTTCAAACATAACGATCTGATTTTTACCTCATAAAGATAATAAATTCGTTCCAAACCAGCAATCAAACCATACCCTAATACAATCTCGTTAAAATTGTTTTAGTTTTAATTAGGATTGTTTAGAAATAAGATTGCTATATTTGTAAACAAACTTTAAAATCTAATATAATGAAAGAAATCAAAAATCAATTACCAGAAGGAATAATGGGTAATATCCAATGTATTTTATCTGCTACATCTATAGAAGAAATTACAAAACTAGAATTAAGGGTAAAAGAAATGCTAAAAATATTCGTGGATTTTTATCCCCATAAAAAAGAAGAGATATATCTTGTTTATCTAAAACATGCTAGTCCATTTCATCAAGTTATTGTAAATCAAAGAAATAAGATACAGGGTAAAGATAATGATTGCAATGAAGCATATAATCTATTAACTAACCTTGGGATGATGAAGATCGCTTTAGAATTAAATCATTGATATATGTATATAATTCTCTATTTTCAAGAGAATCACATATCTTCATTTTTTCTTCACATAAGCTTTTCAATCTTAACAAAGAGTTTGGAATCCGTGTTTTTATTGGATCATCATCCCTTGACAAATAAGGATTATGTAAATCAATCCGATTGGGATTATTGATAAAATCACAAAAATTATCAAATTCCTCATCTGTTAATTTCAATAAGTTTTTAAGTTTTTCTGCATACTTCATACTTGCAATTTTTAAAAGTTGATAAATATGATAAAATAAAAGCGGGACTAGCCTAAATCTAATCCCGCTTTTAATATTTTGCCTATGAAAGCGCCTTTAATTAAGGTTGTGTATCATCTTGTTTTAATAATTTCCATGTGTCTTCATCTTCACGTATTTCCACATTTTCACATTTACCTGTAACCGGGTCCCGCATTCCCCATTTGTAAGTGTAATTATTGGTGAGCTTCATTTGCAGTCCGGCCTTTATATCAACAGTCCATATGGAAGTAACTGTCCCAAAACATTCATCTGCTTCGTTTATACCAGTAAAATCATCATCAAATTTAATAGTCATCGTTTTAGGATCAAAACTATAATAAAACGCATCAACAGTCGAAGAGTTATCTTTGTTATCTACGACCTTTAGATATCCAGTTCCATTTTCTAAGAATGTAAATATGAATTGTTCCCTAGATTCTCCTTCTGCCCATGTTCCAACAATCATAGAGTTTTCTTTATTAATAACATCATCAACATCTGAGTTATCATCGTTATGACAGGATGTAAAAAAAAGATATGATAGTGATATTACACAAAATAATATTGCGATATATTTATTCTTCATAACATTAATATTTAAATTAGTTTGTATTTATAATTAAAACTCAATACTTGTATAGTATTTTCTCATCTTACCTTGGTGAATTTAGTTTGTGAATTATATTCTTCTGTGTTAATATATATTTCTGTAGATGATATTTTGGATATCTCCACAAAAATCTTGTTCTCAATCCCCATCTGGGTTATGCTTAATACGACTTTGTAATTATTATTACCTCGTAGTTCCTCATACAATTTTACATCTCCTAAGGGTGGATTGGATTGATTGTAAAATGCGGCACTTTCTTGGGCATGCTTAACGAAATTCATAGAAGCGCCATCTAATCCATATATTACATTGTCTTTTGTACATTGAAATGTTAACATCCCTAGTCCATCACCATTTTTCCATGTACCTATCAACCAATCCGGTGGAGAGAGTTTAAACTCTGTTTGCGAAGTGTTTTTATCTCCATTTTCCCAATCCTCATTTCCATCATCTCCGCATGATGAAAATATAAGCATTATGTACATCAATAAGAAATACATAAATCTCACTTTTGTTACCATAAATCTATTGCTTTTATCCTCCCTGCCCCCTTCGTTCGGTGGTTTCTAAATAAAAGAAGCGTGGGGACTGTTGGATGTTACCGTATTTGAGGCTCTGGACTGCCCACCACCCGATAACAAACAACAGCCCCACGCCTTATGATTGTGTATAGTTTGCCCCTAAAGGTAATAATACAACAACATAGGCGTAGGAGGCATCTTTGTCTATCATCCCGAGTGGTTGAAATTGTCCAGATTTCAAATACGAGATAATATCTTAACGCTTCTACGTCTTTGTTCTAATACGTGGGGCAAAGATATAGATATTTAGAAACGCAAACAACCCTATGACATACTTTTTAATGCTTTATCATAGGGTCGGTCAATAAAAATGAGATTTGCCTATCTTTTTATAGGGAGGTGTAAACTGGTATATAATTACCTATTTTTTATTATCTCCATGTCATGGATATCAGGAGATGTATTGTCATTCTCACATCTATCCAATATCGTTTGAATTATAGCCAAATAATGATCCATATCTTAAATTGTTAATTATATTACCATCTCCCATTTCCCGGCGTAAACAGTATCTCCCCTGTCCTCACCCAATGATTCCAATTATTTTTAAGCTCATTAATATCATACGCCTCAGCCGACTTACCGTTATCAGATCTTTTTATGACCGACATAATACTTTCCGCTTTCACGCTCCAATGACTATAACAGTCTGTCCCGCACCCGCACGCCGTGGATCTCCCGTTATCGAACTCCCAGACCAGAGGCCGGAGGCCGCATCGTGGACACGGCAACCATTCCATTGGATTCTCCGGATCCTCATAAGCATCAATACACTTATATTCTTTTGTTACCATAGCCAATCCTATGAAATTGATCTGATCTTTTGATCTCTCATCTCATTCTTATCCTTGAACATCATTATCCTATTTACAATCCCCTCCGATTCCATGTACGTCGAGAATCCATGTATTCTTAGATATTGGATGGCTGATAATGATTTTTCTAACACATCTTTATATCCTACACCTATCTTAACTTCTTTACCCATAGTCCTCCTCCATTTCTCATATCCAACTTCTACTCATAACACTATAATCTATTCCATTATTCATAACCACTTTATTAAAGGCCTCCTCGGTATACGCCAAAGACTCGCCCCTATTAGCTCTCTCGATATTTTCGCTCATCATCCCCATAGCCTCGATCAAGGCCGCTGATGAGTTGGCTATTAACTTAGCCGCTTCCATTATCCTATTATCGTCCATAATCATATTACTTTAACTTCCTCGTTCCACAAATGTCTTTCATATACCATGGTTGTTCCTATTAGGATCCCGGTATCTTCTCCCCAATATTCAAGTATTTGATTCCTGAATTTGTGACGCAATTTTTGTATTCCTCCCTTGTTTTTATCATAAGAAGAGTAATCTGATAATCTTACTGTCTCCATCGTTTACCTCCTTCATTTGTTCGTATGCCAATCTTTCAAGTTCCGGCATGGTGTTTGTTTCTTCTTATTTTCCCCCATACTTATTTCTCATTTCATTAATATAGCTCATATACCAATCTCTTATATCCTCTTCACTATCCATGCTATACTCTTTATTGAATGGATCGTATCTGATAAACTCCTCTGTTCGGCAGAATGGGCATGGAATTTCTTCCAATGGCTTGATTAGAACACCATCATCACCTACATTATCCAGATCATACAATATGCCATCTATGCAAGTCGCGTCTGGATAATTCGCACCGAAAAGCGGAAATTCTGGACATGTGTTTCTCATACTTGTACTATTCAAATTCGTTCTCATATTCCTTTCTCCTATCCACTTCCTTTAAATTCAAACCATCAGGTGTCAATATCTTCTTTTCCAACAAATCAAAGAGAAGCATCGCCCTTGACTCCGCCTCTGTTTCCCCAAATCCGCTATACACTTCTGTTGGCGAATCGTAGGCATTGTAACGAACATAGGCGGCTTCGTAATATCTACTATCCCTATTCGGGAAATACTGCGTAAGCTGCAACCAATCATCCCATATCTTCGACTTGCTGATATTTATAATATTCGGCAATATCTCTCCAAGCTCATGGCTCGTATAGGCCGGAACAAGGTTTTCATTGTTATATATATATATTATCATCTTTTTTGGTATAATTGGAACCGTATTCGATTCTCTCTTTTCTATTTCTTTCACGAAATAAAATTCCGATTCTAAATTTACGCCAAGCTCGTGTAATTTTAGCGCAAGTTCGTAGGGGCATATAAAATCTCGATACTCCATATTAAATCCTCCTTTATTTTTTTTGATTAAAAACTGTCTTTCACGAATACAGATACCACGCAATCACCCGACAGAGTCCCTGCGTCGTTGGAGTGACAAAACCCTTCGGTTTTCCATTTTACATCCACCGGCGTCCCTTCTGCGTTTTCAAGGAATCTCTTGATATGAGCGGACGCCTCGCTTCCCCGACCGCCTTACCCATACACGCCGGCTCCACCGGTAACGCCACCCATGACATCTTGGATGTCTCTCCCGTAAATCTGATAGTGATCGCCATAGCTCTCAAATGTTACTTGATAGCTGTTTAGTTCCATCCTAATTGTCTCGCAACACCTTCCATCTCGCTATACGCTATCCGGTGACATCCGGCAGTCAACATATCGTTTTCGTAGCAATTGAACGCCCATCTGTGACCGGTTACATCCAATACCAAATCGTGCTTGAACTGACCACCATCATGGAAGACCTTAATCAATCTCCAAAGTCTTTTAGCTTCAGTTTGTGTTATCTTAATACCCTTGCTGGTTTCTATTTTGCCGTTTTTAATACGCAACCACACGTTCGGTTGGTCATTATCAAAACAATGATAGTACAACTGTGAAATCTCGCCAGATTTCCACATTTGTATCCGTTCTTCCAACTCTTTCCTTGCCTTTTCAAGGGCTATAGCCTCTTTCTCTTCACGACCTTCCGTCCATCTTTGACATCTGATCGTATATTTAGCCCATGTTCCTTCACCACAAACTTCATCCACAACCACATTCACGGTTCCTAAAACCTCTAACGATCGATGGTTTAATAATATTTGAAAAACACGTTTCAATTCACGGACATGTTCACGTTTAATCTTATCTGATTTCTGTGATAATTCATGGTTAGTTCCAAGCCATTCGTTTGCGCTCTTCTTAAGAAGACGTTTGGGAGTTCCCATATCGAAGAACTCAATATAACCCATCAGATTTCTAAAAGCTCCCCAAACATTCTGATAAGGTAATTCAGTTCTGGCTTTTTTATATTTTTCAATAGCGTCTTTAATGGATTCCAATTGACTGGTGACAAATGCCATATTACCAGTATTTGACATATTATATCCAACGCTAAATACCTTTGAACCAGTAGGTATTGCACCGTAAATATATCTCTGATGCGCACTGGTGGAAGTAGAATAATATTCATTGTTAAGCAAATACGCCTTTTCCCCACGCTTATTTCTTACGATTCTTCCGGCCTCAAAGTGATAGCCATAAGAATAAATACTTTCACCTTCAAAGAAGAAATTACTACCATTTGCAGATTCTTTCTTTTCGTTCGCCCATAAATGAGCTACCATTGAATTATTCATATCAGTTAAGTTTTTTTATTATCGAATAATGTTATTTAAATTAGTTTGTTTGCAGTTTCCATATCGTTTTAGTTTAATCATTATACTTGTGGAAAATAAAATCCGCACATTCTCCGGGGAGTGTTCCTGCGTCATTACAACGGTAGAATCCTTGTGTTTCCCAATCCACATCTACAGGACTACCTTCCGCTTGTTTCAGGAAATTATTGATCTCCCTTTCTTCTTCATCTGATAAACCAGTATAATCACCATTTATCAGAGCACAAGCCCAATAAACTGGAAGTCTGTATATTATCAACTCTATATTCATAGCTTCATTAATCTACAACATGAATTTTCAAATACTGGCACCATTCCTTTATTTTTGAAATAAGCAGCAGCCACCTTGAAAGCATACAAAGGATTTACCTTCTTAATTTCTCGAGACGATCCCAAAGGAGCAAGAGGCTGACATACATAGAAGTTTTCATTGCCAAGACTCCCAAAAAGCCAATTCATACTGCTTTCATTACAATTAGTGCCACCAAGTATAATTATATCACATCCGGTCTTACGAGTTCCTAAGATGAATGTCCTGTCCTTATTCTCTGACTGCATAAATATCTCTCTATCGATCTCAAACCAATCACTCTGATGACTTTCTACATTATGGAGAACAATCTCGTTAATCTCACGGGCATATTCTTCTTGTGTTTTCATGCTATTTCATTTAATGATCCAACATAAACATCTCCATTTTCATAATAAAGTTGATTATTATTACGAAGCTCCTCACATATAGCGTCTTCATTATCCGCCCAATACTCGTACTCTTCATGCCATGAATTGAAGAAGTTATCATAACATTGTTCTATCAAATCCTCCAAAGAAAAATCTTCCGGATAAGTACACCATGCGTCGTAGTAATCAATTATCGGTTTCAAGATATATAAATCATAACACATCCCTGTCAATGGGCAATTATTCCCATAGTCAAACATCACCCTACTATATTTGTGCTTGTATTTGTATTTCCCATCAATATATTTACCTGACGTGGAGAAATACCTGCCCTTGATAATACGTGGCATAATGTTGTTGTTGATATACCTGAACAGTAATTTGCCACATAAGTTATTAGGATATATATCCTTATCATAATCAGTTGGATGACAGCATATAGGATCATTGTACTTGAATTTGAATCTAAAATCATACCTCGTATATCCAACTTCCCAATCATAAGCCTCAGTATTTGTCAGATCCCCAAAAGACTTCATGGTGCTTATATAATCAGCACCATAAGCTTCCATGCAACAATCCATTATATTCCAGCGCTCACGCTCTATGACCCTTTCTTGTGAATCTTTTGACAGCTCATCAAACTCATACAGTTTTAATACAATCTTTTTCATAATCCCTCCTCTTTTAATATAATTAGATCCCTAATGCCAATCGAATGACATACGTACCTCCTTATGTTCACGTTTAGAGATATGATTGTGGCTATTCTCACGAACCACCACAATCCAGATTCAGATATTACTCATCCTTTATCTTTACGAATGGGTTTTCTACATAAAACTCCACTACATCCTTAGATTTTATAGATGTCACTATACCGGTGGTATCCACAAATCCATCTGTCTCATCCATTGTCAAATCTTCTATTTTATCTCCCGGCAGAAAACAAAGATTATAGTCTTGATCAATATACATAATCATCTTTAACCTAACCATGTCATCAATGATGCCTTTCATTCTCTCCACAACATCTAATTGATCATTAGTAAGCATTAATTTACTTTTTGAAGATTTTACTAATCTCATGTCTCCATTCTTGTCAACTACAGTTAAGTCATTGAATTTATACACATCTTCACATGTTCTGTAATATGTTTCCTTACAATAAATTTTTCCTTTATTATCTATTTCAACATCAAAACATTCCAACTCACCCTTGACAGCTCTTCCGTTTTTGTATTTCCACACATCACCTATTGGAGCGAATCCATATAATGACTTAAAAACATCATATATTGATAGTTTTGTCTTAGGGATGCTCTTACCCTTTTTAAAACATTCTTCGGACGAATAAAATAATTTCCCATCTAATGTCTTCTCAGCCCTACATCCTCCCCATGTTCCTACATATCTAACTACTCCATATGTAAAACTGATCAAGATTTTATCAATCTCAAACCACTTTAATTTTCCTGACATATCGTCAAAAAGATATCCACTCTCTAGATAAACCGATAAATGCTCTCTTATTTCCATAACAATTTATTTTTTAATTAAACAACATCATTTGCCTTGATCGCTATCAGTCTCAATACTCCTCTAAGTATCATGGTTTTCATGATACAACTCATAATATTACATTGAACTTCTCATTTAAACTATCTAAAGCTCTTTGATACTCCTCTTCCTTGTCGAACTTAATTTGAGTACTGTTCTCCAAACCAAAGGACAGGGTGAAGGATATAACCCAGCCCGATCCGTCCACGGCCTGCCCCTTGGGCCCCCACGACATCACCTGCTTCTTGGATATATACCAATTCCCTATCTGCACGAAGTCAGGATAGTTGTTAGTCAAATACCTTATCTGGATATTCAAACAATCGAAATTATCAAAAGAAATTATGTGATATTTGCTCCTTATCCGTATCTTCAGAAACGGATTGTTCCCGTAATATGCGGCGAATGCCGACACCACGGACATAGGATACCTTACGCCTTTTATTATCACCCATTTCATATACAATACCTCCTTATATTAAACTATTTAATATAAATTCATCTTCCTCCGTTCTCTCATTCATAGGCTTATTTTGTACCGTTTTGACAAGATCAAGCACCTCATCCCAAGTCCTTTCTGATAGCGTCCCATTATTTATGCCACAACACCTACATCCACTAGAAAATACCGGTATCATACTTCCATCACACATCCTAACGAATTTATATCCTACATATTCATCGCATAAGGGACATCTTCTTACTGGGATAAACCTTATTCTACCTCTATTAATGATACTTATTAATACCTCACGATTCATATTATTCCCTTAATTTACGTTTAACCTCCTTAATATATTTAGGGGAATGTAATCCCCTATGCAATCTTATAGCCCGATCTATATCCTTTTTAGGATTATGATGAGATTGATATATCTCGAACATTTCCCTAGCCTTGACAGGATTTGTTCTATCATCGTATCTATACCGCTTTTTCTCCCGTTTAAGATACAATATCCTATTAACCTCATCTACATACACCTTTTTCATCTGCCACCTCCCTAAAGCCCCGGATGAGGCGTTATACGCCCGATCGTCATTCCTTGACTCCACGAAAGACAAGGCGGCCGCCAGCCTATCCCACACCCGTGCCTCGATCACGGCCGGCTTCGGGGCGAGGGGCATGCCTCCGCTTCCTTTTGGCGGTGTTAATATTATCATCGCCATCACAAGTAAGTATCTTATCATGTTTACTTGTTTTTATAAAACTCCTCCCCCAAATTTCACGTTATCCACATAATCCTCCATGCACTCATGAACAACTATATGAATATCCCCCTCCACATATGTTACCTCGGACATCAGCCTCTCATTAGTCACCCACCAAGAATAACTATCAATATGCCGTGTCTCGAATCCATGATCATGTAACAGACACATAACATTATGTTCTAAATTCTTAACCATCATCACACAATCATACACGATATATCCGTTGATACTTTCATGAAACCATCCGAATGCGCAAATGTATCTACTCATTAGCTTATACAACTTCCTCGCTACTGGATTAGGTATTACCTCATCCATATCAAAATCCATACTCTCCTCGATAAGCTTATCCACATCCCGCTCCTCAATACAAGCCCTAGGCATGCCTTTCGCCCTCACATGAAGGCGTGATCGACTATCCCGGCTTAATACCGTCCCGACATACTTCTTCCCTTTGGTATATCCCATATTATGATTACCAGTAATATGGAACATAATTTTATCACCTATGTTAATCTCTTCCATATCCAAGATATTTATGTTATTTGTTATCCTTTTTTATACAAAAAGAGGATATAATGGCATAATATTATGATATCAAGACACGAATGCGTTATCTATCATATTATCATACATATCCTCTATACAACGTCATTTATGGCATTATATCGTATATGATGCCGCAGGTCATAAATACATCTAATTAACCCCTTTTTAAGGGCTTATTGCCATTTAGGTAACTAGCTATGCCTAATATTTTCGAAATAAGGGCTTTTTTAGCCTTATACTCATCGTTTATCCCTATTATCGCATATCTGTATACCATCCCATCCTTCGACACCTCCACGCCCACGTATTTAGGCGCAACGGCATCCCTATGTAATACGATAAACGGGCTTTTGCCGTCTAGCTCATTTATCAACTGATTAAACTGTCGCCTCGTCATCTGATAGTGATATTATTTTCATGTTATAAATACGATCTCTCTTTACCCTTATCTTCTCGCATAGTTCATCGAAGCACCCATCTTCTTCTAACTTATCAACATAATATAATACACTTGATTTAGAGCTTCCTTGAAGATATATATTCCCTCTTATATTCTTTGAGAAAAAATTAGGCAAGACCATCTTTTGTATCTTATCCTTGTTATCCATGTAAGATATAACAACAACCCATAATTCTGGTTCCCGTTCTTTTATCGATAACATAAGATCGAGACCCGATTGACCATTGATACTCCTCCTGCCAGTTTCGTTATAACGAAGAATAATATAATCATCCGCTTTATCATCCTCAATCATCACGACCATAGGATTATTACCCTTCCCATTATCACATAATACTCTTGGCTCTTTCCCGTTGCGGAGATATACCTTATCGTAATCTCCGTTTTTGTATATCTCAAAATCAAATTCTATCACCATATTATTTTCTCCTATTGATGTATTGTTGCGTACGTCCTTCCTCTATTTTTTCGAAATAAAACTTATTCCCATATAACCGAGTGAAGCAGATATTATACCCGAAATGTTCTGCGCGTCTGATCTGCGCGTAACCTCTACTGATGTCATTATTATCAATCAGCGTAACAAAACAATGTGATCCTACTTCTGTATTCAAAACCAGATTTTCCCAATCTTTTACCTCCATATCAAATCTCCTTAAATAATTTTTTGTTATGATTATCGCTATTATACCATTTATCAATATTATCGTACTGCTTTGGATAAACCCCATAAGACCTACACCACCTAGGTAACGGCCCGTTCAGCACGTCTAACGCCGTCTCAAGGTCAAACGTAGCTTCCTCCTTGACACAGCATCCCGATCCACTTCCACAGCTCGGTATATAAGCTCTACTATACGCTACGCTCATCCCATATTCCCCATGACTCAGATACCCGATGTTGGGTGAATCAGGGAAGGCGTAATACAACATTATATAATCACCCTTACTCCAACCTCTATTATAAGTATCATCCTGCCATGCGAAAACCCTGCAACCGGCTTCTTTTAATTCCGCTGCCGCTCTTTTTAAAATATTATCTTCCATACTACTTACATTTAAGTTATGCCAAGGTGCCGGGAACTGACCCCGGATCATATCCGCACACGTACGATTATGATATATCCTTCCACCCCGCCAAGGTCATGGTCACAATATTAACAAACTAAAATCTAATGTTCATATCATTACACATCTTAAAGAAGACCTCCCTTATGATCTTTTTATACAAGATGTATATCTCATCATCATCATCATCATCGAACTCCACTTCCCATGAACGTAATAAATACCTGATATCGCAATCCGCTATATGAATCCTGAATATAGACGGAACGCTCATTATGTAGTCCTCGAAAGCTTTCTTAATCCCATCCCTTTTGATATGTTCTTTATACTCATCCTTAAACACGTTAAGCATAAAAGCCAGATACTCCCTATCATATCTAAACTGCTTTTTGTAATTATCAGTATCTATATGATCTAGTATATATATTTCTATAGCGTCCCTGTCGTATTTTGACATACCTCTTCCTCCTGTTTTTGATATTTAATGACCCTTTTCTCCCCATACGCCTTCGCTAACTGAATAAGCTGGCCGGTAAACACCTTGGTACGGTGTCTTACAATCTTATCCACCAACTCCGGGCATCTGGTTCTCCATCTATAATTAACCTCGCCCTTAGCTTTCTTCTTGTAATATCTGTAAAATGTTACGGCCACTACCACTTCTCCATCTTGTTCAAAAGCCACTAAATCGTAATTGTTGTAAACTATTTCGTTCATGTCGTTATTATTTTTATGTACTTAATCACCTCTTCTGGTAAGGATGCTAGATCCTTAACTCTTTTACCGAAATCGTATGAATGTCTCCTATATGGATAATAATCACCAACATACATTCCTATTCCTTGTGGATGAAATGGATTTTCGCTGCATGCAAACACAGGATAATATACCAACCCACTACTATCTTTACCCTTATCACTTACACATATTATCGTGTATCTATCTATCTCCCCATCGCCAATATCATACACCCTTACTTTTACCTTCACGCCATTGGCGTTTGTTATAACATTATTCATACGCACCTCCTTTGTTGTTCACGATCAAACTAATCTATCTCCCTACCATATATAGTATACGATCCACACCAGCCACGATTCTCATTCGAGACCCTAATATGATCTACAGGCTTATCTCCTGCCATACAATTAGCGTAAGATAATACCTCCGACATGTTTCTGAACCCGGAATCCGCCGCCGATTTTATAAGTTTCCGATCGCACCCGAATACCCATACCTTCATAATATCCCTTTCCTTTACAGTTCTTCTTATACGCATAATCTTGCCATAAAATAAATAAACATAAAATCTATTCTCTCTTTGTTATCATCCATCCTATGCCCGGTGATCTCAAAAACAACCCTACGCTTTTCTATAGTCTGTATATTATCTAACTGAATAGCTATGTAAGGATATTTCATAACTTTCTCTCTATTGATGTTATACAAAATAGCGTTGACATCTTGCCTGCGAAAATACATATTTACCCCTATATAGCTGGCAACCAAAAGACATTCGTCTATTACCCCATCAGTATCGAATAGCAATAACATATCATCCTTCTCGATAGTATATTCCATATCAAGGATCTTGATACGTTTGCTTCCGTCCTTCTTATCTGATATAAGAACCTCTATCATATCCTTATCAGTCGTAAGGATATAATACGCCTCGTCCTTTGTAATATTATTACGAAGATAAGACAGTATCTCATCTTGTAATTTTATAATCTCGTCCATGTTATTAGTATTTTATATTACCACGCCAAAGGAAAGAACGGCAGCCGACACCCGCAGCCTACCACGCCGTGACACCGCCGCCCGTTCCCCTTGGTATTATTCTGCCACCTCTAATTTCCCGTAATAAGGATAAAAACAACCGTCTCGATAAACCGAATATCTGAGCGTTTTATCCTTTGCTTCATAGATGGAAACACAACCGCTGTTATAAGCGTTGGATAGTTCTTTTGCTACAAATCCGCCTATTTGTTTATAGGTTTTAGGCGTATCCCTCAACGGTCTGCCTACATATATTTTTACTCTTTTGCACTTCTTGTCGCCTACGTATATATCCTTTTCTCTAAGCTCCGTTAAATACATGAATCTCATATCAGCCGATTTTAAATCCAACATTCCTCTATCTCTATCTCCATATGATCCGCCCAATCACATCTATCAACGTCCTCGCCATCCTCAAAGTAATAGTAGGCCCATACCTGTACGCCTCCTACCTCTATATATCCATCACTTTTCCATTCTATCAACCCGTCTTGCCTTACCACGTTGGTAGGCTCAGCCCCTAGCGACAGCAGATTATTTACTATACTACCGCCAAATACGTTCCTTGCTTCTTCTTTCGTCATATCACTATCAGATTTTTAATATTACACTAACGCCAAAGGGGAACAGGGACGGACGACCAGCGGGACCTACCCCACGCCATCGCCGCCTCCCGTTTCCCTTGGTTTCCTCCGCATCGCCCCATACCAATAAACAATATCTACCCGCCATCGCTCACAACCGCCTTGCCTTGACCGGAAACTCCTACCACTTGCAAACTTTTACATTTGATTGGAAGATACCCCTTGCTTGAAAGGTGTTTCCCTTGTTTGTTGGTGTTTTTTCTTGTTTGGAAAGGTTTTTCCTTGTTTGGAGGTGTACTATCACGCAAATCCCAAATCTCCCTCGAAATTCCCACGAAAACCCAAGACCTCCCGCTACTTTGTTCCACGTGGAACGTTGATTCAGTCTAGGATATCGAGGTCTTTGTTCTTGATTGCCTTATATATTTGCCTAATACAATGTATTGATAATAAAACCAATAAAGAAACTATGATTATAGGCAGAGCGTCGCCCGTAGCTATAACGTACCGCCCCAACTCAAACGCCATATACCCACAAAACAAGGTGAGTACGAAATATATAAATACACCCATAAAAATATACAATAAGTAACCACGATTTTAAAATTGAACGCAAATAATACAATTAATTGAGTATCAATAAAATAATATATATCAACCCCTAGAGCTACCTCTAAGGAAAGATAAGCCTAGATATAGATAAAAAATATACAATAAGTACCGCCTATTATATACCTTTTAGGATCGATTCAAGCGCAGATCCATGCATAAGGGTACAATTCACCCGCCCGTATGGATATAGATATATACAAAATGATACATAATAAAGTATTTTACTTACACATTTATAATTAAGGCTTAAAATTTACCGACTTAACACTTTTATGTGCAAGCAAAACATATGGTTATGCTATCATTTTGTAAAATTAGGCACAAAAAGCCCTTCCGTCCTATATCACTATAGTACGAAAGGGCACAAACTTTAAAATCAAATAAAAACAAACGATCTATTGTCGCAATTTGTTCGCCATGTAACTAACACGTTTCCGCCTACATTTATCAGATTCCCTACTACAATCTAATTTATTAGACTTGTATAGCTCTTTGGTAAGCTCAATATAGAACTCAATTTGAGACTTTCTTGCAGCGTTTAAAGCCTTTTCTTTTTTAAGTGCTAGCTTTCTATTCAGATTGTCAAATTTTCTCCTATACATAATTTATTCGTTTTAAATGGCACCAATAAGAAACGGTAAGCCGGGGGACAATACGGCCGGCGTTATCGATACGGCCAGCCGAACGCCCGCACGCCCGCCAATTAATTTGTATTTGTCCCTTTGCCGACAACGAAGCCGGCCAAATACGCACATACGTTTCCCGTGATACGTACCGACAAGGCGCACTTTGTCCGTCAATTTAACCGCACAAAATACCCTTGTAAGGGTTGTTATTTTAATTAATACATATAACATACAAGTATTTAAGCAACCCTATATGTTATTGCATTGATATATTGGTACGGTTATAACCCCGTAATGCACTCCATGCGTGCTGCTCTCGCTACACATGGACATACGCCCTATACATGCGTATATACACCAACATACCCCGTGTCTTTACACGGCCTACTAGGTTAACCTAGCGTACTTACCGGATTGATATAAACCTAAAGATAATAGTACTACCCTGGACTAGGATAGTACCTAAACCACATTACTAAGCGGCGGCCTATCTATTGCTGGCTCTCGAGACCCTAACAACCAGCAATATGTTTATATCAAAATATCAAATATCGTACCTATTTAGTCTAAATCAGTAGCGCGACGGGAACGCATAGGTGTGCTACCATAACGCCCCTATACATAAATGATATAGGGGCTAATTATTTGTTATCTTTCATTTTTGGGGTGTGTCAAATAGTAAGTGACACACTTTGCAATGAGATTAAATGTATACCGTTTGATAGGTACGGCGCACTTTACAATACGTTTATCTGATCCGTTAAATACATCATAATATACCCCTCCATCATATTCCGTAGGATCATTATATCCAAATCTTTTATGATTGGTGCCTAATATCGCAATACTTTCTATTTTATCAACTGTCATTTTGATATTCTTATCTTGGTCTAATTTATCAAAATATTCCCTTTCTACCTCCTTGTAGGCGCAAAAGGTATTATTTACACGTGGCAATATTTCCTTGCACAATTGTATCACCATTTCTTTTTCCCTTGCCAAAGCAACTAAAGCAGGTACAATAGCCTTATCTACTTTAATGTCGTTGTCCTTTAATATTTCGTTAACTTCTTTTCCTGATTTAAATAGTTGACACCACGCTTTAACCGCACCAGTTAACGTTTTTTCACTTGCTTTTTTTACCTCATTTTGTACTTTGTTAAGATCTTTACTTGTCATTAGATTTGCCCTTGCCCTAGGGACTTGTATAGGCATCTAGCACGCCTTGTTTGTTAATATTGTTATCTCACATTGCAAATATAATACATGTTTTATTTTCAAACAAATATTTTACAATAAAAATTCAACGATTATATATAATAGAACTAATCAAATGTAAATGTATATTAAAATATTGGTTTATATCATTGATAATCAACAATTTAAATTGAAAATAAGCATTCTTTTTTTTGGATCGCTGGTTGTTTTCCGTTCCCATTTGCCGCCCTTCTTGGATTGGGGGGGCGGCCCCAAAAACGGCAGCCCGGCCGGGGTGATTTCGGGGAGGTGGTCCGTCCCGCATATAACACATATCCCCACATATTCCACCTCGCATTCCTACGTATCACCCACCACCCGTCCCGCATATCCCCCACATATCCCTACATGTCCGTCATCCCAACATATCCCAAATTTTATTATATTTGCGACATAATTAAAATATAACATATTATGAACAAAGAAGTTAAATACATGGGGGGGGGGGTATTTTAACCCTCAGATAAGGAGGGGGTATGTTTAGGCGGAGGGCTTCTTCTTCCGGTAAGATCCACTACCGTATTAATATAGACAAGAGCATGTGTCCTAATCCTGTAGATATATATATTGATGGAGATACATACCAACATGGTTTTGACGGATCTTATCTTGATATATATCATAAGAAGATAGAGGTTATAAGAATAGATGGACCTATAGTTCAAAAGGGTCAACAATATGAGTACAACGTTTTTTTAGGCACAACTGGAGGTGTTTCAAAAGGGACTCTTACGTATCTATATGATTCTGGCGAGCATTGTGATTTAGCTAATAGAGAGTTATACGGGAATAGGATAACTGAATTTACCCCTATAACAGAGATAATTGATCCTGAGGAGATCATCAATTTCACTTACATGTCTGAATTTTATGATCAGACTAAAAGTATCTATCGTATAACTTGGCAAGGTCATCTTATAACAAGTGATCATTGTATAACAGCCAATGCCTGTGAGGGATGCCAATCTGTTGCCGTCGGAACTGGCGTTTACAATAAGACCTATAACGTAAATATAATAATTGTAGCACCATCATGATATCTTGTGAGGAGGATGTAGTACCAAAGGGAGGGAGGCCTCCCTTCATCCCTCCGGGCCTACCCATCGGGTCTTCCGCCAGCCGCTTCCTTTGGCATATCCCTATAATTCATTATCTTTGAGACAAAACTGAAATTATGTTTAGAGACATACTTCATAAGATCAAGGTCTTCTTCTGCGACGAGGACATTGAGAAGATATATGTAAGGGACAGTACGGTTATCCGCAACAACGAGATACATAAGATGTATGACGAGATACTTAATGAGCTAGGTGATTTGGCCACTGTCGTGTCTAGGAACTACGTGTATGGCAGAATAAAGGACAGGACGGGATTAAGTATCCGTCATATCAGTAGGATAATAAACCATACTAAAGTCGAGGAGATATGATTAAAGACGTAATGGAGAGGGATATGATAAATGAGATATCCACGTTGTTTGTAATGATATTCACGTCAGGGTTGATGTTTGTCATGCCGATGTTAGATATAGAGTGTGATGATATCCTTGTCATAATAGGATTCGGGATACTATTATCTTTTATATTAACCATAATCCCGATCTTGCTTTCTTACGATATAAGGGATGAGATCATTGAGTTGATTGAGGATATGGGCAGCCAGATCGTGGTAGATACTTCGGTATACAAAACGAACCTACCCTAGGTAATTACTAGGGTAGGTGATGTGCTATTTTCTTTTAACATACTTATCAATCAGATCTATTGATAGTTTAGCTCCCAGCTCCTCCTCCAACAGGTTAAGGTAGTTCCGGTGCAGGCATCCGCCCCGCTCCACCTCCCTAAAGCCGGCCCCGTCCCGGATCCTGACCAGCCCTTTCCTTGGATCTAGGTCGATAAGATCCCGAAGCTCGTTCATGTTCTTGAACCGGTTCTCTATTACCTTAAATACATCGATCTTAGGTTTATTATCCTTGATCTTTATCTTAACTCTTCCGCTCATGTCACATTACAGGTTTAAGTGAAAGACGATCTATAGTATAGCAGCAGTATGAGCACATAGACGTATAAGGTGAATATATCCTTCCGCATACTGGACATCTCCATCCATACATAACAGGATTTGTTTGTTTGTCAATTTCTTTCAAGCCTTCATTAGTAGTGGATGATGTATTTTTGTTTTCCATATCATTCGTTATTTATCTTATCTGTACTTCCAAATCCATTATCCCCTCTATCAGACTTTCCAAGATCTTCTAATGACTTCACTTCTTCCCATACGATACGTTCCCTTCTACGAATAAGAAGTTGTGCTACTTTACCACCGACATTACAATAATAAGGACTATGTCTATCCATTTTTCTGTGAACTATTATAATCTCCCCGCTATATCCTTCATCAATAGTAGCAGGGGCGTTTTGCATAATTAGCTCGCTATTAGTAAAACCACTACGTGGACGGATTTCCATCTCATAATCTTCAGGTAGTGCTACATGTACACCAGTATGATATATGATTCTTCCATTATCAAGTTCTATATCCTTAACGAACAAATCCATACAAGCATCCTGTTTATGAGCGTATTCAGGTAGCTTAGCCCCCTCTTCTAGCCATATCTTGACCTTACACGTATCTATACCATCAAGTAACTCAACTGCCTCTTTATAGCTCATAGGTTGTTCTGAGGCTAATGAAATGGCTCTTGCCAATACATCTTTAATCTTGCTCATCGTATTTTATTTTTAAATTCTTTCCCCTTCGGGCATTGTAATTTACATTCCTCACCACAAGCGGAACAGTTGGGTCTCATTCCGGGCACCCCTCTTCCCCCGTACGGCCAGTAGGCATAATCGCAGACGCTCCAGAACGCCTCCATCGCCTTGATCTTGGCATCGACGGTTATCTTCTCCTTCACCTTTTTCATGCTTTTCCTGAACTCGTCTTTCATATCCTTCCCTTCTATCTGTCTGGCCTTACGTCTCTCGTTCCACCAATTGTAGTAGAATTTGTCTGCCATCTTATAAGCTTCGGGGTCAAATTTATCACGGTGCAGGATAGGGGCATCCTTGACCTTTCTCAAATTCCTGCCACAAACATAAGCAAGCCCGGCGTACGGAGGTATGTCCTTAGGATCAACCAACCCATCCGGCACGCAGTAGTAGAAGTAGTTGGGTCTACCGTACCTAGTCCAGCCTCCGGCATCGTACAGGGCTTGCCTTCGAGCCTCGAACCAGCCTTGCATTACTTGGTGCTTTTCCTGTTTCTCGAAATCCTTGTTATAGTCAGCCAACGAGATCTTTACCTCAACCTCATAAGCGTACATAGATCTGGTTATAGCCAGATAATCGGACTCCCAGTTATATACATACAGGTTATTTATCACCCATTTAGGCGATACCAAGAACTGTCTGTTAAGGATATCCAATATCCCTCTTTCAGTGTATTCCGTGCCTTTATTTGATTGCCGTGTTCCCATCTCCAGTAAGAGGATTATTCCTATATCCTACCGCCATTATAGCGTTACCTATCAACATCCTCAACTTCTCCATATCCTTATCATGGAACGAGAAAGTGGTTAGAATATGACCATTGGTCTTATCATAAGATTTTATCATCAACACAGCCACATACTCACCCATCATCTTACCATTCATGATATCAAGATCAATTATGCCGTGATCTATTAGATCAACCACATCCCATCCTGCTGGTAGATACTTTTTTATTTGATTAATATCCATCCCAAATAGTTATTATAAATAGGAGGGCCGTGCTACCCTCCTATAGATTACACACGAAAAATAGAACTGAAAGCGATCCTAAGCACGTAGGATTTTATTAATTCCCGTAGGCTGTCTACCGGTTATCGTTAATTACCGACCTACGGGAATATGTTTAAGAAAACACCATGTACCCCAATCCGGAATCGAACCGAAATTTCATCGTTAGGACCGACGTGTTCTATCCATTGAACTATTAGGGCATATGTCCTTATTCTCACGAACCAGGACATCAAACGTCTAAACTTTAAAAAACCTAATGACAAAACTCTATGCTAGTTTTTCCCCAAAAAATAGCGTGGACCCGACCGGACTTGAACCGACAACCTTCTGGTTATGAGCCAGTTGCTCTTACCAATTGAGCTACGGGTCCTAAATACACCACATCGGCTTTCACAAGAGGATGTGGGACGGAATTTCTCGAAGTTTATATAGTAAAGTTATGAAACTATTGTCCAACATTCTAGCATATAGCACCAATCCTCGAACGGGAACGTCTCCACGCCAGACCTACCCCATCCCGTCCCCCAACTGTTCTGTAGGACGAAGCCGGCCTTGTCCCAGCCGGTGAGGATAACGGCATGACCTCCCAAGTTCTGCCCTTGGCCTTGCCAGAATCGATTACCATAATTATAGCAATACATACCTATAACCAGAGGCCCATTCAGCATCAAAGCTACCTTAGCCGATACCGGATCTATGATCCTAGCGTAACTGTTTATTTTCTCCCCATCTACGCCTACGTTCTTGATAGACTTGATAGCATCACGAAGAACCATCCCGTCCTGGTCCTTATCCTCTCTCAGATCATATATATCGTAGGGAGAGATCTTAGCCGGTCTTTTAATAGCCCTTATACTCTTTCTCCAGTTAAGTATCTCAGCTAAGCTTACCGCAGCGCAAATAGGAGAAGATCCTTGATCCACTACGCTATCAACGTTATTGACCTTATACTCATCAGGGACAGCCTCATGTTGCATATTCATGATAGCGTCCCTATCATCCGCTGGTGATGGTATGTAACCTAGCCCGTATTTCATTGCTTATCTTTTTTATGGTAATCAATTATCTTGATATTAAACGTATCGGATCTTTGCCTAACCTGTATTGACCCTCTAGCTTTTCCCTTGGCGTCGTACAGGGCGGTGAAACCAAAGTTATCGACCCGGCCGTCGTCCAGCGTAAACCGCCACTCCTTCCATTGGCCCATCACGGTCCCGGAAGACACTATAGAATCCACTACATAAGATATGTCAGTAGTATCATATTCCGTATAATAGGTTCTTGACGTACTGCATCCGACAACCGCTAAGGTAAATAACGTTAACAAGAAAAACAAGATCTTATTCATTTTTCTTAGTCTTTTTACGTTTCTTAGATTTCTTCTTCTCCTCAGTTTTATTCTCGACATTTACGTCATTGCCGGCATCGGTACCAGTAACCTCAGAGATATTATTTTCAGGTATATCGATATGACCTGAATTAGGGTCCATCTTATCCTCCTCAACAATAACCTCATCAGACACATCACCATCTAAAGCCTCAGGATCAATATGATTTTCCAGATACTGGATACGATCTGACATAGCCTTATTTTGCTCCTCTATTTCCTTGTACCTTCTTCTAGCCTCATCGAGTAATTTAGATGATAGTTTATGTTTCTTCTCTATATCCATATAAGCCCGTTTAAGAGTCTCTTTCTCTTTTACCGACTCATTATATAGATCTCTTGATTTACTAAGCTCATTCCCCATCTTAACGATATGAGAATCCTTTGATTCTATATCCATATCAAGAGAATCCACAAGCGTATTAAGATATCTTTCTTTTTCCTCCAATTCCGTTATCTTACTACGAGCATCCTCATAATTTCTTTTTAATCTACTTGAATAGCTAATAGCTTCATCAAGATCCTGTTTTAGAGTATTTATATAACTACTCTTTACTATCTTCAATCCGAACATATTCATATCTTCATTTAAATTAATCAATTCATTTCTTTTTGTATCATAAAACGTTTACCTATTGATAATTTCAACTTTTTGTACGTTACATTCCGCTGATTACCGCCGTTGATATCACGAATATTGAAACTACCCGATTTACGTCTTCCAAATATGAAGTAATAATTGCCTTCAAACATAACCCTGTCAAACAAACGAAAACCAAAAACTTCAAAAGGAGATTGATTCGGCTTTTTAGCCCCTCCTTTTAAAACCTTTTGTTTATGGATTTGACGGTTATGCCTTCTAACCAACCTTACTTTGTAATGATATTCCAACCTTAAAGCGTTGAAATTCTTAGAAATGACAAAGGCGTCAGAAATATGATATTTTTCAATTCCATATTTAATCCGATTGTATTTCGTAATGTAACCGAACGTCATCGAAACGTTGTCGTATCTGGATTTCAACTCCTCGTACAACTTCCATTTCATGATTCCCATTACGGCTGCGTCGCGAAGCGACTTGCCTCGTTTTACCCTCAAATCGATTTTACCTTTATGATACTCCTTATGACAAGTTTCACACAAGGTAATGAGATTGGATGGTGAATCACCTCCTGTTTTTCGAGATTCGATGTGATGAACATTCAGGATCGGGTCTTTCGACTTTCCTTTACAATGTTGACATTTATGCCCATCCCTTGCCAAGACATATTCCCTGACATTCCAAAAACCAAGTTGATCTCCTTCCTGATATTCATCACCGGAGATATCGGGATTCTTTATTTTCTGGGTATCAAACTGGGCAACCTCGACGATGACACGGGATATCGGAAGGGTAGAACAGATGTTGTCGATAACACGGATATGAGCATCAATCCTATGTCTCACCGAAGGTGCTACCCATCCTGTACGTTTGCTTTTTATCCTGTTGTTAAAACGAGGTTTCCTGTATCTCAACCTATTTCGCCTCGTTCTTCTTAACTCTCTTCTTGTAGACAAAAGTTCTACAATATCATTTCTAAGAATAACTTCACTGCTGTAAAGCTCCTTGCTTTTCGTCGTTGCTGATAGACCAACATGTTTTGTGCCTGCGTCAACGCCTAACACAATTTCTTGTTTGTAACCTGAAGTAGCGTACGTAAGACGAATAGTAAACGGACAAAGATTCACTACGGTTGCTTTATTTGCTTTAAGCAACCTCCTAACCTTCCCATGCCTTGTCGTAGGCATCATCGGTTTACCATCTATGTCTTGTACATACACCATTTTACAAACTAATTCAATGTTTATTCAACATAAGTCAGGATTTCTCCTGTAAGTACCCATCGCCAATGTTATTTTGAGGTTTTATATAGGCAACACTGGAACCCAAATACGATCCCTGTTTAATCACCTACCTTAGAGCAAGGAACTTGGGTAAACATTCCTTGGTAACTATATATTCTCAAATAACGTAGCCTCTGTCTCAAGGCTTAGGCTAATAATCGGAATAGCTTTTAGCTATTATACATAATGCGATGCAAATGTTTTATGGTTTGCATGAATTATGTATTATTTGCGAGAATCCTCAACACTTTTATAAGTTCTACGAATATCGGCCTTTATCTTGCCGACTATAATTAACTCAGCTATATGCTTATCTTTCTCGACTATAGCTATATCCTTACGGACATTAGAGACTCTGATCGTAATATTCTCGTTATTAGAGAAAACGAACGGTGATCCTACCAAAGTGAGGCCTGTATCGTTGGTGAACGATGGGAGCATCATAACCATCCCGACAGTATCATCCGGGAACGAGGCCGATACACCCGTGTCTATATCAAGAACATCACCTTGACCCAACGGGAAGGCATTACCCTGCTTGATAGGAATATCCTTACCCAACGAGTTCCATGCCTTAGAGAATTTTAAAGAGTTGAGAAAAATTTTACCATCTTTCTCTACTATCCCTACCATTGGATCGCAATTCATGTGAACCTGATCAAGCTTATCATCCGGCTTTTCCTCAAATTCGTCAAGATCTCTGGCTGATGTAAACGACTTACTCTCCAGAAGTTTTTTAATATCCTCAATACTGTCCATTATAATTTGATTATTAAATAAACGATCTTCAATCCTAACTTCAAATCAGATGTCTTTTCGAACATCTCCCTAAGAGGTAAGATAGTAGCGTCAAGATCTGACGCTACCCATTCTCCATCCTTATAATACATATCCTTTTCCTCGGAATACGCTACACAAGGTCGATGCCCTAAGTTCTTCATAACCGTATCTACCTTATTTTGGGTAGGCATCGAGACACGGTTCACTTTAGTAGATATATTAAAATTACTTTCCATTAAATTATTCATTTTCAATTAGTTAATCAAAAAGGGAGATCATCCTCATCTCCAAAAGGAGGATATTGAGGAGGCTGTTGTTGACCTCCAAAAGAAGATGCTTGGGCTGACTGTTGCGGAGCCTGCTGGCATGATGGAGGAGGCGTCTGCGGCTTGGCTTGCGGCTGATATGACGGTGGGGGCGTTTGCGTTGTAGCCTCACCAGCGTTGTTTTGGCTTGCCGACTGAACGGGTTTCACACCATCTGTCTTAATACTTTGAATATACTTATTAAGCACTTGATAGGCAAAAGCATCTTGAGCCGTATAATCAAACTTCTTATTCCCCATTATATCAGTACTCTCAACTCTGTCAGGCCATCCATTCTGACCATTCTTATAATATTGCTGTATAAGTTCATCCCTTCCATCAGGAGTTTCCCTAGCATATGAGATAAAAAAATTACCTGGGGCATATTGATCTCCTTTCCTAGCGTGAGCTGGATTGATTACCACCTTACGCTTTAAATCAATATTAGGCAAGTATCTCACCAATGACTTAACATAATTATTAATACCTCCTTTTTGAGTCATCAAAGGAACATTTATAATATAGTTTCCTTCGTCATCGCTTATTTTTATAGCTACGTATTTAGTTTTTGCCCCGTTATAGTCAACCTCCCTTATCTCAATATCTGATAAATATCCCTCTATACCATTCCAAAATACTTTCCAATAAGATACAGCCCCGGTCTTATCATTCACATGTTCCTCATAACCTTCTTTAGGCTCCTTGGATGATTGATAAAGAACTCCACCACCACTTATCTTAAAGTAGTGATTATTAGATCCTAGCGAATTTTCACGAACTCCCATATTATATATATTTAAAAATTAAACAATAATTGATGATGATAAGAAATACTCATTCTTATTATTTTCCCCATAAATCTTATTAAAATGAGATTTATGGTCATGCTCGATAACTATCCTATTATATGATATGCTTTTAACTATACCAAGATACCTACCACATAGCACATCGCATATAATATCATTACCGTTATGCGATAAAGCCGTAAGCCTTTCCTTACAAGATCTTCCAGACATAGGGTTCTCTGACATAATACCGCATCCTTTTTCAGTGAATATCAATCTACAATGATCGAACTCATTTACCTTGATATTATTCTGGAGGGCCTGGACGAGTAGATCCTTATCAAAGACATAGGTACTTGTTTTGACAAAATGCTCGTCCACGAACCTCCAGTTAGGATAATTACCGTCAAAATGGATCTCATACATATCCATATCAGGGGTAGAGAAGTAAGTCCTAGTATCATCTACTTTGATAGACAACGTATCTAATGACTTATTTATATGCTTATCAAGTAATAAAGAGGAGGCGTTTGATACCGGGATAAATACCTTCTCTACCTTATCCTGATTAGGAACAAAATACCTGTAAATAGTATTTCTGTCAGTACTTACTATATTAATATTAATATCATCAATATCAATGACCACATTCTCTATGCAAGGATAAAGCTCGTTGATCTCCGTATAATTACTGGCCTTGTTAAGGACCGATACATAATCATTCATCTTAACATTAATACCTCCATCAGGAATATTATATACCATAGGGAAAGTATTTACGTCAAAGGCCGGACAGCTATACTCACCAGAGGCGTAGTATATAGTAATACTGTCCTTCTTATCGGAAAGCACGATCTTAATCTCACCATTCTTCTGTTTTTTTACAAACCTTATGAAAGAGCTTGCCTCTACTAAGAAAGAGAAGTTAGAATCAGACTCCACTTCCAGCTTCTCTATAACACATACCTTGGCGTTTACGGAAGTAATATAAGCTAGACTATTGATGATATCTATCTTAATATTCTTATAGAGTGAATTAGATCCGGCATTTTTAACAACCAATTCTAATTTACTTAACTTCTCATTCAATGATTTCGACAAGCACTTAAATAACATAATGAACAACCTTTATATTACATTGCAAATGTAATCATAATTATATTAATTCAAATACAACAAACGCTTAATAGTATTAAAATAACTTAAACTTGCGTCTAATATATTCGGCTATAAGTATAGCGTCACACATTCCATCTTGTATCTTAGTTGGCTGTACTCCTTTCCCTGACCATGGTTTTACGAAAGATACCAAAGGGAAAAGGCGTATGGCGCATCGGATGGAGGTAGCCTTCGTATCCAGCTTCGCCGCCGAATACACCCGATCGGCTGTCGTATGGATCTCCTTCTGCCATGTCTTTGGCTGGACCTCCTCGAACATGAACCTAACATCCGGGTGAGATCCATATCGTTCCATCATCTCGACCATCATAGCGAAGAGAGCGTTCGGTTCCCGACGCCGTCCGCCGAAGGTGAAGTTGCTGGCTGCCGAGCTATTGTGGATACTGTGGACGTCCTCTACGGCGATCGCCAGCGTTCCTCCGCCTTCTTCTTGGATTTTATCCGATGCGTCAAGGAAGAAGCTAGATATAGCCCTAAGATCTATATCCCCCTTAGCCGATATCCTTGGAGTCATGATTACCTTAATCTCCCCGTTCTCCGGGATCATAGCTAATCCTCCGGTATCTATACCCGGATCTATCCCTATCGCTACATTCATATTCTCAAGGTATATAATGAGTGAAAATCCTCCGGTCTAAACACCTGTATAGAGTTATCTGGATACAGACCTATGTAATAACCATAAAAAGCCCGTAAAATGCCATTTTCTAGCCTTATATCCAATGCCTTTACCTTGTTCCCATCAACCATAATATCGACTTCATTGGTTTTATGGGATATCTTGTCGAACCATTCAGGTACAGGATCAATACCGTACCTGAATGCGTTTACCGTTGATTTTATTGATATATACGTACTCATGATCAAATAAGATTACAATCATCACGCTTAACAACCTTAAAATCACCATTGCGAAGGAATATCGCCACATCAGATCTCGTATACGTAAGAGGTGTATACGATACCAAATGATAAGATGCCTGCCCGACGGCGGGGCGAACCGGTCTCAATACGGCTATGGCTATATCTCCGCCAAGTTCCGTGCCACCGGTGACACCCTGTAGGCACATGTATATGAATCCCTCATACTCATATCTCTTTCCAATAAACTCACTCATGGGAATACCTACGAACAGATAGTTCTTCACATCCCCTTTCTTAACCTCGACAGCGTTCTCGACACTTGATGGTATTACGTCTATAAATTTAGCTCCTATCGCCATAATCAGATATTTAATTTAGTTCTTAATTCTTGACACAATTCATAATTATCTCTCATGATGCTTAACGTATTATCAACGCCATTACCGACCCGAACATCCCCGTACCAGTACCATGATCCTTTACGGGTAAAGATACCGGTTTCCTCGCATAACTTCAAAAGTTCAAGTTCCTTATCAAACCCCACACCATAATACAAGGCTGTCTCTGCTATTTGGAACGGAACGGCTGTCTTGTTCTTCAGCACCTTTATCCTAACCTCATGACCTACTGAAGATCCGTCCTCTCCTAATATAACCTTCTTTCTCGCCATCTCCATACGGATAGAGGCATAGAACTTAAGGGCGTTACCTCCGGTCGTTACCTTAGGATCGCCGTATATAACACCGATCTTTTCCCGGTACTGATTGATGAATACCAGAACGCAATCGCTTTTGTTAACGATACCGGTAAGGACTCTCATGGCCTTTGACATCAACCTAGCTTGTAGTCCCATGTTGCTGTCTTCCATATCGCCCTCTATCTCCTTCTTCGGTACCAGATTGGCTACAGAATCTACGACAATAAATCCGACCTTCCCGGACTCGACTAACTTAGCCGTGATGTCAATAGCCAGCTCCCCGTAGCTTGGTTGGGAGATCAAAAACCGGTTTATATCCAACCCCATTTTCCTAGCGTACTCAATATCGAAAGCGTTCTCCACGTCTATTATAGCTACCAACTTATCGGGATGCTTTTTCTGGAATTCAATCATACTTAACGTACACATCATGGTCTTGCCACAAGATTCCATCCCGACCAGCTCATGGATCCGGCCTACCGCCCATCCGCCGCCTAGGGCCTTATCCACCACCAGCGATCCGGTGCTTTCCCTTGGTATGGATATTATAGGCTTATCGTCACCGAAGTTCATTATCGAGCCTTCTCCAAGCTCTTTATTTAAAGATGATACTAACTCATCTACGTCTGAAAAAAGTTCTTTCTTAGCCATTATAATCCGTATTCCTCGAAGTTAAATAAATCCTGTTGTTTCTTAATCATATCCTTCCCGATATCAGATATCTTTTCCGGATTCAATACACCCTCATTCTCATCCACCTTCTCTATAAAGTCAGATATCTTATCGCTTAGCAGTACCATATCTTCCTTAGGCACTGATTTTAGATAAAGCCCGTCTATAGACCTACATCTTGAAAGAGCGGTATATATCTGTCCTATCTCGAAGGCTCTGCTGATGTCTACAAATATATTATCTAAAGTCATTCCCTGGGATTTATGGACAGTTATGGCGTATCCTAACCTCAATGGATATTGTATTATATAGCCGCAAGAAATGCCTTCAAGGGAATCATCTACCTGCTTATACTTCATCTTCTCCCATTTCTCTTTAGTTATCTCCACCTCAGTATCGTTATCTAGATGAACATATATCGTCTCATCAACAGTATCTATGCTGGTTATGATACCCATCGAGCCATTGACATACCCGTTGCCGTTTCTGGTTATTATGACCTTAGCTCCTACCTTTACTATAAGCTCATCCTCACAGGGCGCTACAGGTTTCTCCCCGAATACGGTAGCATCGAACTTAAATACCTTATTATTGATCTTATCAAGATTAGTCTTATTTATCTCATAAGCCTCTTTGTTAGTTGAGCATATAATTATAGTATTATCCATATTGTCCGGATACTTGACCCTACTATCCAATATCTGTCTTGACTCATCGGTAATAACCCCACATCTTATATCCTCAAGCACGGAAAGAAGCTGAGGATCTTTTTGACGGAATACGTTCTCGAATGTAATGACCGAGAATCCTGAGGCTCTTAATGCCTTTGATGAGAAAAAGAACCGGCTCTCATAATATCTGTCGATAAAATCATCTGCTGTCACCACAGGAGGTAGTTGTGATAGATCTCCAAACATAATCAATCTAACTCCACCGAAAGGTTCCTTGCTACGCCTGCATTGTCTAAGTACGTCAGCTACCTCATCAAGTAAATCAGGCCTTACCATACTGATCTCGTCGATAACGATAGTATCAAGATTCTTGATCTTCTTCTTCATAAACGGACTTACATCCACCTTATTCGATAACATACCTCTCTCGATAGAAGGAATGTAAGGATCGTTCTTTATAGAGAAGAACGAATGAATGGTCTGTCCTCCGGCATTCAACGCCGCTACTCCAGTTGGGGCTACGATAACGCACTTACCCAAGAACTTTACAATACGTCTCATGAACGTACTTTTACCACTACCGGCTCTACCGGTAATAAACAGATTCTCCCTAGTGGTGAAAATCTTCTTCAAGGCACGACCCTGCTCTACGTTTTTATCCACCGTCATAATATGACGAAGGAGGTCGTTTTCGTTTCTAAAATCCTCTTGTACCATGTCTTTTTAAGTTTATGGTACAAAGATACGAATAGTTATAATTAACTATTAAAAATAAATGTGAATAATATGTAAATATTAAATTTTATATCTGATACTCAAATCATCCAGCTTTACTCATCTCGGAAGATTTTTCTCCTAAAAATACATCTCTTATGTATTCTGTCGATATAAGGATATGCATATATTTCCCCTTGTATAATAGTCTTAAGCATCCGATAGTTACATTCTTTCTGTCTTTGGTATTCGCCACTCCATTGTGTTTTTTTACCTCATCATACAAATCGGATATACTCTTCTTACACATGTCTAAGAACATACTTATATATCTGTATATAGTGGATTTAGATATCTCATGCATACCTATGCCTATGAGCTTCTTGTTCAACTCATTAAGAAGGTATGCTATATTGAACTTAACTGTCTTTCTTTTAGTTACTTTGTATATATGATGCACGTTTCTGGTTCTGGCTCTGAATATTATTTTTGAAAGGATTCTTACCCGATCAAGTTTCCGGCTTTTGTTAGCCATATTCCGTCTTTCGTCTGAGCTTAAATTCTTATCCAGACATTTGTATACGGATGTTTTCTTGCCTACGAATATGTCTTTCGTATCCTCATTCTTCTTAGCCTTATACGAGTAGATCATGATATCAGATAAAGCTATTCTTATCTCGCCCTCGGCGTAAGCCTTAAGCGTCTTTAGCTGATAGTCTATATCCTCATGGCAGTTCTCTATAACATGTCTGTAGCAGAAATAAGCTATGCCGTCAGATAGGATGTCTATAAAATCATCGGTATTAATCTCAATACGGTCACGGTATCCTTCTCTCATCCTATTTCTTAGAAATACATGCTTCTGGACGTTTATGATAGTAAGATAGGCTACTACCTGCTTACACTTCTTTTCCATGACCATACCGGAACCTCTTATATTATCTTTCTTGTTTGAGTATTTTACAGCCGTAACCTTCTTCCCGTCCTTATTAGTTACAGGTTTGTAATCTACTGGGCAGACAAGTGATCCTGCCGGAAGCCTTAGGCATCCAAGCTCATCTTTTCTTGCTTGTATATCTTTTGGGATATATGCTTCGGTAAGAATCTTATCGAAGTTTGATTTCATTTTCTGTAAAAGTACTATCTTTGTTTCCATAGTTTTATCTTTGTTGCGAATATACGAGTTTCATCAATACGAAACAAGTTATTCGGATGGATGGGTAGCCTGTGAAGGTCGCCCATTTGTTGTTTAAGGAAGGTAGGTGATGTCTGTAAAACGCTGTGCGCGTGAACGATGGTTTTTTCTCAACCTACTTGTTACGCGCGCGTTAATAGGTATATTTATTAAATATAATTAACTCTATAAATATATACTACTTTCTAATATCTCTATCCGTACACAGAACCTCTCCTGGCATCGAGTTCCTGTGTACTCCACTTAAAGTCTCTATTTAATAAAACATTGCTTTTTACCGCCAAGGTATGGTGCCGTCAGGTAGCATACCGCAGGCTAAACCTGGTAGAAGCCGTATCCTATACCGGAAGCCGGTACCCCGGTAGGGGGATCGGGTGGAGCAGAAGCCAAAGAAGAAAAAGCGAGGTCATGTGCGGTCGCTCACGCTCCGGCCGTCCGTATCTTCTACGGCAGGCCCATACCCCAAGGCCTCCCATTTCCCCTTGGCTTTATATCCCATAGCTTGGGGAGGAAGGAATCCAAAGGGAAAAAAGTAAGGTCGTATGCGGTCGCTCACGCTCCGGCAGGCTAACATAACTCTACCGCCGTCCATGTCAATAGCGAACCTCTGGCGGCATTGTCCGGTATGACGGCGGTAGCCTTACCTTGGGTGTCCCAGCACGTCCCCCACCAACCTTTTCCCTTTGGATGCCTTGGACTATATCATGGGACGATAAGAAGCCAAAAAGAAAAAAGGAGTGGTCGCATCCCGTGATGCAGGATAAGGCTGTCCCCCGCCGTCCACGTGCGTAGCGTACGTGAATTTCACTGTCCTTGCTATTGTAGCCAGCCGTAGACATATATGGCTTCGTTCGTCCTACACCACCATTTTTTACCTTTGGATCATCGTAAATACATGTTAGCCAGCATATATTATACTGATTATATCATATTTTGTTGACAATAATATTTTTTTAAAGTATTTTTGTCGAAAACTAATTTTGTATGGCCGAGCAGAGAAAAGCTTTCGTATTCGCATTACCTTACGACACTAGACTGGATATGATCCAGCAGTTCTTAAGGATATACAACGGCTATCTGGATTCCAAGGGTAGAAGCTTGATCACCGAAAGGACGATAAACTTACTTTCTTTCTACATCAACTACGGATACTCGGATGATACCAGGGCTAAGTACATGGATTGTCATGGACAGAAGGAATCTTACGTCGCTGTCCTTAACAATGAGTTGAAGCGTGGTGGTTTTCTGGTGGACAAGAAGAACGGGAATTTCCGTACCCGTGAGCTGTCTATTGAGATGAGAAGCCTACGTAACTATTTCGTGCTTGACGGGGAGGGTGATGATACCCGTGTAATGGGATTCGTATTCAAGAGAAATAAGTTGGATATTGATGGATAGGAATCTTATTTCTTTTGACAGGGATATCGTGGATGAGGTGGTAAGAAGATCTGATGGGAAGTTCACCAAACAACAGGTAGAGTGGTGCATGAAAGCATCCGTATCTTACATCCATCATCTAGCTAGGTATACTGACAATATATCTATCAGAATACCGTTTATCGGATACGTTATATGCAATCTTCGTGAGATGCGTGTAAGGCGTGATAAGATACGTCGGATATTTGTCAAGGAAGGTAATCGTTATCCGGATGAAAGGATGCCTATTGAGCTTGATTGTCTGGATAAGAAGATTAAGGCAATAGAGGATATGGAGGGGTTAAAGAACGGAGATCCTCTTATACGTGATAATCATGAAGCCATGTATCAATGTCGGTATGGAATGACATGGGAACAATTACAGGATTTTCAACAAAAACAGTTTAAAAAATAATTATCGTGCAAACAATTGGTAAAGCCCAAGTAATAGCCCAAGCTTGGGAAGACAGTTTATTGGGCAGGATTCCTAAGGATGAGAAGGATTATCCGGAGTGGTACAAGAATCGTCTTGATTTATGCAAGAAATGTCCTAAGAACTCTTCTAATATAGCTTTCTTTAAGTTACCAGCTAAGGTATTGCTGCAAAGATTGATGGGAAGACAGGCATGTTCGTTGTGTGGTTGTTTTATCAAGGAGAAGGCTTGGATGAAGACCGAGGTATGCCCGCTTAAGTTCGTGGAAGGAGAGAAAGCTAAATGGAATGCTATGGAGGTGATAACGGCCGATTATAACGATTTTAATATCGAGTGCCCTAACGATTCCTTTGATATAGGACTGACGGATGACGAGAGCGAGTTTTATCTAAATATTTTTGATCAGAAAATAGGTGATAAGATAGAAATCGTGTTATTTATCACCCATAAAGATGGTTTCCATGTCAAGGAGCATCATCTTGGATGTGGATGTATGGGAGACGTGTCATATAACAAACATCCTGACAATGAGAATAGAACTATATTTAGGATGACATTAGATACCTCAAAATATACGGAAGGCCATTTTGAGAAACATCTATCTCTTATGGGTTATACGAAGGATGATCCTGAACGTAATTTCAAACATTTCCCGCTACGTATTATAGGGGAAGCTTATAAGTAAATACCATGAGAAGTCCCGTAAGAAGTAAGATAGATGATCGTATCCATGCCCTTATTGTCATGGAAGTCGGTTGCCGTGAGTTACCCGAATATTCGCTGGGTGATATACTTTACTCCGCTTTAAGGAGAGTTGCTAAGGCTAATGGTGGTAATGTACGCTTCTTGCGGGATGTTAGTACCAGAGATCTATTGAGGTCTATAGACCAAAGTATTAGTGATGAGATCGAATTAAATAATAACGATTACAACGCGTAATGGAAGAGGATAAGGATATTAAGAAAGAGATCAGGGATTATCTTAAAGAAGAAGCAGATACTCATATAAGACATTGGCTGGCTATAAAACGTGAGAGCAAGCGTCTTTATAGTGAGATTGAGGATAGAACCAAGAAGATAGCCCTTAAATCATCATCGTTGATAAAGGAGGAGGATTTCGTCTCTCTTCATGAGATGACTCATAAGATACAGATGTTGAATATAGAGGCTGTGAAAGTCAATTCTAGGTTGATGTTTATAATCCAGTTGGCTACCAGCTTCGGTATGGATCTGGATTTCGATACGACATATGCGTCTACCGCAAAGAGCATTATGGAAGACAGAACGTCTGGATTTGTGTTTTATGATGACAAGGAACGTCTGAGATATGCTGATAAGGAGCTTGAGGATATGTTCCATGATATGAGTGTGACGGAAGTAAGTAAGATAGGTGTTGTTCAATCTTATGAGCTTCTTATGAAGCAGTATAACGAATTTAAGGAAATAAAGGCCAATGCCACAGGGAAGACGAAAGCCGACGAGTAAGGATGTCGATCGGGTCAATGATAATCTTGAAGTCATAGCTAAGGCCGTGGATGACGCCAAGACGTATATCGCCAAGAACCCATGGGATAAGGAGAAACCTGAGGATATGGCAAGGGCGTTCGATTTCATATCCAAGTTGATCGATAAGATCAATTCATGGAATGAATCGTATATGGAAAAAAGCGGGATCATGGATGTATATAGGTCTGTAAGCAATGTCCAGAAAAAGGAACGTAAGGGTCAGGTTTCTGGTGGAATCGAGTCTGTTTTAAAGGATATTATGAAATGAGTCTAAGTACGAGTCCAGAATTTTATGTAAACATGAAAAATCCCCCTGTATGGAACGATCTGTTCGGTTGGGAGGATCAGGATGATGATGTTAAGCAGTTCTTTAAAGAAGAGGCTTATAAGGTCAAGTACGGGGTGACTATCAATGGTACGTTCATCCCGCCATGGCTTTATTGGCATGTTAATTTCTTTCCCGTATTCCAGGATCTTCCAAACGGGGAACGTGTGCCAGAGATCAGTCGTTTGCGTGACAACGAATGGTTTTTCGCCGAGATGTATCAACGTGCCCGTATGGAGAAGAAAGGGTTGGGAATGTTTGGTACTCGTCGTTTTGGCAAGGCTCTTCTGGACTCGGAGCTGATATATACTCCTCATGGATCTAAGAAAATAGGATTCGCCGATATCGGGGATATCATATATGGTGATGATGGTAAGCTTACGACTATAGTGGGCGTATATCCTCAGGGATTCGTTGATACGTACAAAGTGACCTTTGAGGACGGTCGCAGCGTGGTGTGTTGCGGGCAGCACCAGTGGAAAGTAAAGTATCATGGTGATTATAAGGTTATGAGCACTATGGGTATCATCCATTCTGACTTCTCCAAAATGACTATAGATATTGGGGAAGCGGTAGATTTCCCTGAGCGGCGGTGGCTGATATCGCCCCAGCTCATGGGGTCTCTGGCCGCCTCCTTCCTTTGTGGAGCTACCGACAGGATCTTTGAGCTAAGCAAGAAGGAGATGGATGATGTCATTTATTCATCCAAAAAACAGAAAGAGTTGTTCATAAGATCGTTTATGAAGATCGCTTGTGGTATAAATACCGGTGACGATCGTTTTAAGGTCGTTTATAAAAGCGAGTATATTATATCCTTTGTAAGGAAAATATTTTGGTCTATGGGGTATTATTGTGTCATGGATGGTGACGATATGTATATATCTAAGACTCACGATAGGCTTAGGATATCTGATATAGATTATTACGGTAGATATAAGGCTACTTGTATTGAGGTCGATAATAAATCGCATCAGTTTCTTACTACCAATTTTGTCGTATCCCATAATACAACCATCATGTCATCACTTCTCCAGATGAATGCTACGATGACTATCGGTCTTAGTCATTCTGTAGTAGGATTCAGCGACAGTGACTTATCCAATATCGGCGAGTATTGTGAGTATGGTCTTGATCATGTGCATCCTTTTTTCAGGATCAACAGAACCAAGACCGACTGGAGTTCGGGAGTTACATTAGGCAAGAGGATGTCCAATGGTGTACGTGATATCCATGCCATTATCTCTATAGCCAACATCAACATGGGTAGGAAGACCTCCACGCAGAAGACGGCTGGTTTGACACCGGCTACGGCTATTTTCGACGAGGTAGGCAAAGGTCCGATAAAGAAGCCTTACACGGCCGCCATGCCATCCTACGACACGCCTTATGGCTGGCGTCTTAGTCCTATCTTGGCCGGTACCGGTGGTGAGGTGGAGTTGTCTAAGGACGCTCAAGAGATGTTCTCCGATCCCGAGACATATAATCTTCTGGTCATGGACTGGGATATCCTAAACCGTAGAGCCATGAAAGGGAAAACATGGAAAGAACGGAAATGGGCGATGTTTGTTCCGGGACAAATGGCAAACTCTGGTGTCAAGGTAACTATAGGTTTGGGTGATTATTTAGGAAAACTTGATGATAAGAAGCTTAATAAGATCAAGATTGACGCCACAGACTTCGAGGCTAGCACCAATAAACTTAATGAGGAACGGAAGAAGCTTTCTACAAAGGACAGGGTAGCCTATACCTCTCATACTATGTTCTATCCTTTTACGATTGATGACTGTTTTTTAAGTTCTTCTCAAAATCTGTTCCCGGTTGAGTACGCTATCAAGCATAAGAACGATCTTATTGAGTCGGGTCAATATAGTGGCATGCTGTGTGATGTTTTTCTTGAATCGGGCAATAAGCTTGGTACTACTAAATCTAATAAACAGCTAGCTGGTTTCCCGTTTAGTGGAGGTGTTATCGACGCTCCTGTCCAGATATTCGAGATGCCTCAATCTAATAGGTTTGATGATTTTATTTATGTTGCAGGCCAAGATCCCTATAAACAGGCCAAGTCTGATACCCCTTCATTAGGAGCTTTTTATGTATTCAAAAGGCGTGTTGGTATCCGAGATCCTTATGCCTATAGAATAGTGGCTTCATACGTATCCCGCCCATCATCTATAGACCAATTCTGCCGTACGTGCGAGGTGCTTCAGAAGGGATATGGTGCTATATGCCTTATGGAGAACGCTGACCAGATGTATGAGCAGTATCTTAATCGGAAGAGTGGTATGCCGGCATCTTTCTTCTTGTTTGCTGGCGAGGCCATAGCCAATAAGTACGTGAAGGCCGGCTCCCGGCAGAACAGCAAGCTGGGGCTGTACCCGACCCCCGGCAACCAGAACCTGCTTTTCTCCTGCGTGGTGGATTACTGCTGGCAGGATTTCGTTATTGGTTATGATGATAGTACCGGTCTTGATATAACGGTTAAAGGTATTGAGTTGATTGATGATATAGCTCTTTTGGATGAGATAATACAGTATAAGCCCGGATTGAACGTCGATAGGATAATAGCCTTCGGCCATGCGTTGGTTCTCGCTAGGTATTTTGACGATAACAATTACATGCCTAAATCGAAGATCGAGGAGATGAATAACGCCCGTAAGGAAGACGCTTATAAACACCATGAGGTATATGCCTCTGCCTTTGGATCGGTATCTATAGGAGCGTTTCGGTAGTTTGGTGTCGCTTAATAGTTTATCTTTGCTAAAAACAATTGGATTGATATGGAGATTTTCAATAGAGATCATTCGTTTCCAGCAAAAGGAGCGCTATTAGGATTACCTCCTCAGGCTATTTCCACGAAAAAAAAGAACAAGAAATGGAAAGAGGATTGCATGGACGCTCTTGAGACGATAGGGTTGAAACAGTATGATCGCAACCAGATGTACCGTGACTATTATCTGATGGCGGATGGTAAGTTGTCTTTTATGGAGATGGCGGATGTTATCCCTCAGTTAAGGAACGTACAGAAGCTAAGGAGCGATATAAGAATACCTTCTTTCTTGAAGCATTACGATATCATAGGTGGTATCGTAAACGCCTTTGAGGGATGGCTGACAAACCTACAGGATAAGTATACGGTTAACGAGGTAGGGGATATGGCTATAAGTGAGTATGAGGATACGATGTCAAACTTACTTCATCGTCATATACAAGAACAGTGGGATATTATCGTTAATCAGCGTCTTGTAGAGGCCGGTCTTGATCCTACGTACAATGAGTTTAATTCAGAGGAGGAGCGTCAGGCTTATGTTCAGCAAATCCAACAGGCCAAAGCGTCTATGACCCCTGATGATATCCAGAGGTTCATGAGTACAAGATGGAAGACGCAGGCGGCGGTATGGGGGGATCATACGATCGAGGCCGACCGTAGCCGGTTTTATATGGATGAGCTTGACAGGGAGAATTTCCGGGATCGTCTTCTTAGCGGAAAGATGTTCCGGAATCATTTCGTTGGTTTCGATTACTACCGTCCGGAGGTATGGAGTCCTATGGAGGTTTTCCATCCTGATGTAAAATACCCGCAATATGGATCTTATGTAGGTCGTCTTCATTATTACGAGGGTGTCGAGTTGATATCAAGATACGGCCATAAGATGACAGCCAAGGACAAGCGTCGGATTATGGGAGGTGATGATGATTATGAGGGATGGGTATCTAATGACGGCGCTAGGTATGACTGGAAGAAAAAGAAGCCGTCTATTACCGGTATGTACGAGAATGAGGTTGTCCCATGGAAGGGATACCATGACTATGAATCTATAGTCGCCGCTGAGGATTACTACGGCGTTCCGATGGGTGAGTACCACACCTTCGGGCCGGACGGGGAGGAGCACACCCAGCCCCGCTTCTTGCCCCGCTTCCATCCCTTTGGATATTTCAACTCCGGAATGGCCGATGGCAAGAGATATGAGATAGACTCTCGCCTTTTTAGGGTCATGGAGGGATATTGGGTATCTATGAAACCGATATTCTTAATAACTTACATGACGGAGACCGGAATGGTGGATCAGGAGCTTGTGACAGATGAGCTTCTCCCGGAGTTCTTGGAGAAGAATGGTATAAAGAAAGTGAAGAGGGTCATGGCAGAAGCCGTCAGTGATCCTGAGGTGAACACCTACATCTTGGAGTATGTGCCTGAGGTTAGGTTTGGAGTTAAGATCACCGGAGGTAATTTAATGGATAAGCCTATATATATTGGCGGGGATCCAATACCTCATCAGATACATGGTGATAGCAGTCTGTATGATTATGTCATTCCGGTTTCTGGATTTATAGGGGCTAGTCTCGCTGATCGCATACAGCCGTTCCAGATGATGTATAATCTTGCTATGAACCAGCTATACAATAACGCCGAGAAGGAGATCGGTAAGTTCTTCTTAGGCGACTTAGGATTCCTGCCTACGGAATATAAGGATATGATGGACAAGAAGGGAGCTTTGGCTACTTTTATGCAGATCGTTAAGTCCGTCTCATTTATGGGTGTAGGTGGTAATGACACAAACAATCCTTACCAGAATCCGCAGATGAGCAGCATATATAATCAGTTCGGTGTATATGATCTTACTAATACGGATCAGATAAGATCCCGTATGGAAATGGCGTCTTACGCCTATATGATGGCTTATAGGATGATAGGTATATCCGAGCAAGCGATGGGTCAGTCAACTAGATACGAGAGTTCTACGGGCGTAAAACAGGGAGTTAACGCCACTATGTTACAGACTCAGACTTACTTCAATGATTTCGATGACTTTAAGAAACGGACATTGGATATTCATCTAGCCGTGGCTCAAGTATGCCAGAAGGAAGGATACGATTGGACCGTGATGTACAGGAACAGCGATCTGTCCTTGGCTTACGTCAGTCTTACGGATAATAGCTTGTCATTACGTCATCTTAATGTTATGGCTGTCTCTAATTCCAAGAAACGTCTGGAATTGGAGAATTTGAAGCAATATATATTACAGACGAATACTTTGGGCAATGACTTGCTTGATATCACTAGAATGATGAATGCCAACTCGACGGCTGAGATGAATCAGATAGGAAGGGATGCCAGATCTTACGCAGATCGTGTAAGACAGGAGGAGTACCAGAATCAACAACGACTTGTACAGCAAAAAGCCGAGGCCGATCAACAGGCCCGTAATGACGAGCATGAGAAGGAGAAGGAGCTGGCTTATATCAAGGGTAACTTCGATTTACGGGGTAAGAGCATAATGGCCGCCGGTCAAGCGGCTAGGACACAAGATAACGAAGAGGGTATGGATTATGTGGAAGCTATAGCGGATCGAGCCTTGAAGGAAAGGGATCTGGATATCCGTGAGGAGGATATGAGAACCAGACAGGCTAATGCCGAGGCTGAGCGAAGATCTCGTGAGGAGATAGAGAAAAGGAAGTTGGAATTAAAGGAAAAGGAGATAGATGCTAGGAACAAACGTTCTGATACAGATAGGTTTACGTCAATAATAAACAAGAATTGATTACAAGTTTTGTAAATATTTTTACAAAATCTGTAATCATTTTGGCGTAAAATTCTGTCATATACTATAATGGGTTTGATTTAATTGGTAATTAGATTAATGATAATTTTGTAAAAAGCAAAAAAGGAAATTGTATGAATGACATGGGTGATTTCGCTAAAGGTTTTAAGACCATGAGTGTCGAGGAACTTTTTTACCGTGGTGACGGTGATGGCGATAAGAATAATATCGAGGGTAAATATGATAAGGATGGTAATCTTATAGATGGTACCAAGAAAGAACCTGCCGACGGCGGAGCGGCTGACGGTGGCGGGGATAAGGGCGGCGATGCTACCACCCCAGACCCTGATTCCCTTGGCGAAGGAGGTACTGATAATAATGTAGTATCAGGATTTAACGGAAAATCCTTTTTGGAGAAGATGGCCGCTAGAGGTATTATCGATAGTATTGACAACCTTGATATTATGGTAGATGATAAACCGGTTGATCTTTCTACTATCACGAAAGAGGATGATTTACTCGATATAGTGGAGGGATTGATCAAGGACAAGGCTGATGAGTTGTTGAAAGACAAGGTTGATACCGGCTCGATGTCTGATTTCATGAAGAAGATGATAGAGGTGGATAAGGCCGGTGGTAACGTTGGCCAACTATTAAGCCAATATCAGAGTATTCAGGCTCCGTTGGATAACCTTGATATGAATAATAAAAATGATCAGCTTGCGGTTATCCAGCATTATTATAAGATGCTGGGTATGCCGGAAGACGAGATAAAGGATAATATGGAGATGATGATCGGCAAGGGCGATGAGTTTATTGAGTCCAAGGCCAATAAGTTCCATGATATCCTGAAAAAGGAGATGGATAACCTTATCGAGGAGGAGAAGAAAAAATCCGAGAAAAGGAAACAGGAGTTGATTGAGCAGATGAAAGTCTATAAGAAAGGTCTAAAGACATCTATAAGCTCAGGATTTCAGTTGACTGACACGATGATAGGTAAGGCTGTCGATTTCGTTACAAAGCCGATAGACAATCAAGGTCATACGGCTATAGATAAAGCCTATTCCGAGGCTATTAAAAATCCGGACATGGCCGCTGATTTGGCCTTGTTCTTGATGAATAAGGACGAGTTCCTTAAACAGAAAACCAACAAGGCTAAGATGGAGGTTAATAAGAAGACCATCACTCTTCTTTCTGGCAATAAGGGAGGAAAGCAGAATAAGACTAATATCGATAACGATACTATAGAAGCTAACTTCCTTGATCTGAGTGGATCAAAGAGTGTATAACGTTTAAATATATTGAAAATGAATCCGTTTCTTACAAAAAGTTTCCCGGCTACCGTGAATGGCGATAACGTTATTGCCTTTACCGATGCCAAGAACTATAAGACTTCGCTTGTAGAGCATAACTTAGGCTCATTGGCGAGCTGGTACTATGAGGATCCTGACAAGAATCATCTGGGTCTTTTGAATCTGTTCTCTAATATCGCTAATTACCCTGTACCGATGTATATGGGTATGATTAATAACGGCGCTACGATCTCCGTTAACGGTATTGGAGCTTCTTTCCGTTATGATCTTCCTGTTACAAAGACATTCGCTGTCGTTACGGCAGAGGATACTTCAGGTCATCATCTAAAACCGGGTATTGACGGTAGTTTGTTTGATATCGTTTTGAATACATCTGAGTTTACGGCTTATGATGTTATTACCTACGATGCTGCTAACGGTTGTAATATCCTTATCTCAGGTGAGATCCCGTCTAAGACAGAAGGTGACTTGACACGTTATTGGTGTCGTGTTATCGGTGGTAAGGCTAAATACTTCCCTAAAGAGAAATTACGTCCTGGTATCCGTTATTGGAAGATCGGTCATGCTCTTGGTGAGTACAGCACTCAGTTCTCTAAGGTATCTGGAGCTGACAAGGCCGGTTCCATGACCTGTGAGTTCCGTTTAGGAAACCACCGTGGTGTTGAAGGAGAGACAACTATGTATGCTGGTATGAAGTCCATGCAGGCCGCCCAGAACAGCACTTCAGAGTTTGTGGAGACCGCTCTTCGTCGTATGAATGCCATGAGAAGTGAGTATGAGGGTAATATTCCTGATCTGGCTATTATCGGTAAGACTGTTAATGGTAGACTTGATTTGCGTACAGCTAAAGTAGCCTCTACGTTGGAGGTGTTCTGTATGGCTGAGTTGGTTAAGCTGGAAGCTAGACAGTTGATGTGGCAAGAAGGTGGTATTATCATGGATCAAAATGGTCCTATCCATTTGAATGAAGGTATCTATCGTCAGCTTCGCCGTGGTTACACTATCTACTATAGCCGCCCGATGGGTATTACTAAGGATACGCTTATGGCTGCCGCAGCTTATATTTTCCGTGGACGTCAGGATCTTCCTATTACGGAACGTAAGATTAAATTCAAGGTAGGAGCTATGGCTATGATTAACTTAGAGAAGTTGATCAGGGAATCGTTCTTCACTACCTTGCAGAACTTAAGCTGGGGTATGGGAAGCGATAGGATGTTGCCTTCTAATCCTATTTCCGGTACTAACGACGCCATGATCTTAGGTCCTGTTCAGGTTAAGGGAGCTTTCATCCCGGGCATCGGTAATGTTGAGTTCGAGCATGATCCTTCTTTGGATTACGCCGACATGACAGATCGTAGCGAGTTGGTGAATGGCATGTATCCTAGATCCTCTTATTCTTGTATTATCGAGAATATCACTGACGCTGGATCGACTAACGCGTATTCCGCTATTCCTAATACGGCTAACGCTAAGTTAGGTAATATGAACAACAACGTATTCTATATCAAACCAGAAGGTGTAAGTATGTGGTGGGGTTATGAATACGGTCGTTGGGCACACAAAGCCAACGGTAATGAGATCGTATCATCCTTGCCGGGCATGAAAGAGCAATTCTGGTGCCACTCTGCTTCCGCAGCATGGGTTATGGATAATAGTAAGTTCTTGATTATCGAGCTTCAACCGAACTACTTCGGATAAGTTTTTTCATATATGTAATTTGGTTTTTAGAGGGGAGGATATTCCTCTCCTCTTTTTTAAAGTAACGCAAAAAGGAAATGAAAGAAATTTTAAAATCAAGGAAGGTATTGGCCGAGGTAAACGGTTTTAATATCATGTCAGATACCTTATATGAGGTTGTAGGCAAACACGATGGAAGTGCTCCTCAGGCCTTTCAAGACGCTAATATAGCTAAAGCTCCGTTCCCGGAGAACGCTACTCACGTATGTTGCCCTTGGGATGATTTCTCCAAGGCCTATAACACCGGTTTTTATCCAAGATCAAGATGCTATAATGGTCTTGACAAGAATGAGATCGACAGGCTCGTCAAACAGCGGGTAGATAATATCATGAAGCCTTTCGAGGAAATGTCGCAGATGGATCTATCTCAAACCAATTTAGAATTTTGGGATGACGCTAAGGATAAGATCTTCATGGGTAAGGTTTATAATACGGCTAATACCGTAGATCTATTTTATTTATATCTGGCTGTATTTTCCGGCATGTTGACTCCTCAGGAAATGGATGGCGATCCTGTCTTCATGAACTCCATGTTCTGTTTCGTGGAGAAAGACAATATGAAGGATTTCGTTCAGCAGCGTGAGATCAATAAGATGAACATCAGCTATAAGTTTATCAGCGCCCTTAAGAAAGGCGGCGACGATCGTCAGGCTGTCATCGATCTTCTTCTTTACATCGGTATCGTAACTCGCCCGGATTTCACGGAGGATGAGTATTATACAGGATCTCTATCAAACTGGATGAATGAGAAGAAGACCAATGTTGATTATCTGCTTGATATCTGGGATCGGTCATTGGAAGGTGATTTCAAGGAAGTTCTTGAGTTTTACCGTATCGTAAACGTCCTTCAACGAAATGGTCGTATCAATATGACTCCATCCGGATTACAATATAATGGCCAGATCATAGGACCTGACGTTCGGACATCCGCTGAGTTCTTGGCTACCAAGAAAGATTTTATTAACATAAAGGCTAATGTATTGGATGAGTATGAGGAGATCATATCTATGTCTAATATCGATGATAAGTCCAAGACCAAGAAGGTTAAGGATATTAAGAAGAAGGATGACGTAGAGGAAGGTGATAAGGTTAAGGAGGAATGACGATGACAATCCAAGAAGCGTATCTAAGGTCTTTGCAGAAGAACGAGCAGAATCTGGCCAATGGCGGGATTAAGCTGGATCCGGGAAGGTTCGTGCTGTTGTTCAACGAGGCCCAAGACCGGTTGGTTAAGTACTATCTAAATAGGAAGGATGACGAGACTATACGCTCCATCCAAAACCTTCTTGTTTATTGGATGTCGTTGGATAATGCGGGTAGGATAGATGACCCTGAGTCTACGTCCTTTAACTTACCTGACGACTATCTATGGTTCTCTAACATAAAAGGAGTTTTCTCATACAAAGGGTGTGAGGCCACTGATTTCGTTATGTGGGAGGCTAAGAACGAGAATATCCATGAGCTTCTTGGAGACGAGAATAACCGTCCTTCTTATGACTACCGTGAGACATTCTACTCCATAGGGAACGGGAAGGTCGTGGTCTACGAGTCAGGCTTCCGTACCGAGGAGGTTAAAATGACGTACTACCGCCGTCCTGTCAGGGTGGACCTGTCGGGGTATATCAACGCCGCCGGTATCCAATCTACGGACATCGACCCGGAGCTGCCCGATTATCTTGTGGAGGAGATTCTGGATATGGTCGCTAAACAATTCAACCTTAATGAGAATGAATTGTATAGATATAGAATGGATAAGGATAATGTGGCTTCTTTTAAGTGAACAACGTTAGTTTGATAGAAAGACCTGCCTAGAAATAGGCGGGTCTTTTTTTATTTCATGGTATGTGTGTTTTTGCTTTTTTATTTCTATATTTGCATAATATTTAATTGTGTAAAATATTATGATATGATTTCAAGTAGTAAAATTTTATTCGGTGTACCTATTAGATGTGATGAAGAAACATCATTTATGTCTTTGACTGACTTACAAGAGGCTTATTTAAGAAAGAGAATCGTAGAAGGATGGAGTGATAAGAGGATAGAGGGAATTTTATCCAATAGGAATAGTTCTGAGCGTATATATTATGTTATAAAAGACAAGTATATAAGAGGTATATCTTTATCAAGTTTTATTAACGACGTAAACAACACATCTCTTGTCAAGACATTAAAATCGCTTGGGGTGTATAAATCTACCGGTAGAGGATCGAATAGGTTGGTTATGTGTGCTAAAGAGATATGGATGATGGTCGCCATGGAATTACATCCATCTATATATAATGAATGTATAAAAATGTTTGGAAGATCAGATATAAGCAATGACGCTATTATATATATAAGGGGAGGAAACGAGTATAGTGATATGTATAGATATCTGTCTTCATTTTTTAGTTCTGATGATATTGAGAGAATAATTTTTGCTATAAATAAGACTGTTACCGGTGAATGTGATAAGTTTTTATACACCAAGCAAGAATCGGAAAGGATTGTTTGTATTCAAAAAGATATATGCAAGTTTATAAAAATGGGTATATTCGAATCTGTCGATGATATAATTGATATATTGGTAAATGATGTAGATGATGATCATGATTGTAATATATTCACCTATTTGGCTGTCGATGGTTTAAGTAAGGATATTAAAATAGGTAAGACGTTTAATGTAAAGAAGAGAGAGAGGGATTTAAGATGCGCTAATCCAAGGTTAAGTATCATAGCTTGTGTAAAAGGTGATATAGAGAGATGTTTGCATGATAAGTTTTCCGACAAGAGGATTTCAGGAGAGTGGTTTTCATTGTCATCTAATGATGTTGATAATATTATAAATGAATATGGATTTGTTTTAATAGAGTAGCTTTACAAAAAATGTAATCCGTATTAATATTTATATACTCATGGCTGTACTTTATTGTCGTGATCGTCTTTATTATTATGTTTGCGTTAGGTAAATGATTTTTAAACTAAAATATTGATAATATGTTGCACAGACCGCAAGACCGGGTACTTTTCGTATCCCCACACGCTAAGATGGTGGATGTTGATTCCATCTTCTTGAAGGAAGGACAGATCGGTATTTACGATACTAAAGATACTTCCGAGAACGGTTGTAAGGCCGTGATTGATTTTACCGGTAAGCCTCGTAACGACAAGCGTTATGAGATCCGTATCGGTCGTAATGAACAAGCGGCTTCCCGCTCTATCTATGATAAGGATTTTTCCACGCCGTTATTCTCCTTGAACGAGATCACAGAGATCTACGCTTCTTGGCCGAAGAAAGATCATGCTTATGTCGATGATGTTATCTTAGGATACAACGGTGTGTCTGATGATACGGCATTCTCAGTTTCCAAAGGAGACCGTATCGCTATTCGCTTGGTTCTCGCTGGTCGTGCCTTCGAGCTTCTTGGCTATGAGGAGGGTCGTGTAGAGATCAATGACGCTATCCTTTTGGATGATTGTGATAATACGCCAAATCAATGCGAGGAGTGCGATCCTTGCGAGGAGGTTGATTTGTTACCCGCCGTATTGAAGTGTATCGAGCGGATGAAGAACCAGCCTATCGCTGGAGGTGGTAAGGTGTCCGATTATATTGATATCACTCCGGTCACAAGATGTACTAACGAGGCTACTGAGCCTGATACGGAGGATGTCAATTTCTATTGCATGGAGGTATGCGATACTGGTGATGATCTGGCCTTGGCTGAGGTTCGCGCCCAATATCCGGGGTTGAAGATCGTACGAGAGACTATTGAGGGTAGCATGTCACGTTATAAGGTTATGAAGAAAGGGGCTAAACCTGCTGACTATACCCAACGTCTTATCTCTATCATGAAAGGATGTACAGATTGTCCTCCTAATTATACGGAAGTTAAGGGTGGTTATCTTTATTCTATTTCTTTGGAGGATGATGGTGTTGATATGTCTACTACGGTAGAATCTTTACCTAACGTGGTAGCTGATACGGTTAATAAGATGAGCCAGATCAAGGGATCGGGTTTGTATATCGCCGCTACTTCAAAGAAATTGACGGATGAGGAGATTTCTACTTTCGTGGAGGCCAATCCTACAGCTATCATCTACTATGTGGCTAAAACATCCGATATGTGCGAGAATCCTACGGTTCGTACCGCTTCATGGTCAGCTTGCGGATCTTGCAAGGTATCTAAGGAGAAGTATTATATCACGATCCCGGACAACGAGTGTGGTGAAAGTGCTTTGGAGGAAATCAAGCAGGCGTTCCCGGAACTGGAGATCACTGATTACGGCACTCCTGCGGCTTGCCAGCATAGCTTCCAGACAGAGGTATATACCAATATGTTGTGTGATGAGTGTGACAAGGTGTTCGAGGGATTCTTCACCAGCAATGCTCCGGCTTCCTATCGTAACCGTATGTGGAAGAAATTGGAGTCGGCTCAGGAACTTGGCTCTAACTGTAAGTGCGGTATCCGTTTCCGTGGCAAGGAAATGTTATTATCTCCGTCAGAGTGCTTGATGGATCAAATGACATATATCGAGGATAGCGTTGAGATCGTTGGCGCTAGCGGCGGTTATCCCGATTCTTTGGATGAGGGATCTCCTATCTGGTGGGATCAGCTTCATTTCGAGAGATTGTCCAGCAAAGCCCCGCGCACTCACGTAGGCGGCAATATGATGGATGACGAGTTGAAGGGATATGCTCACTTCAATGGATTCCCGAAACATCAGGATTTCATGGGGCGGACGTTCATGAACGAATATAGCCGTGTAGAGCAAACGGCTCAGTACGTTGACTTCCAGATTACGCTCAATCCTCATAGATACGCTCAGGGATTCGGAAAGGTTATCGCCGATGATCCGGTTAACCTGATCTTACGTGTACGCTATGGCGCTCATGAGGGTGTTCAGGAGATGATTAATATGATCGGTGCTGCTGCTGGTCTTGGTCCGGCTATCGTGACCGAGCCGAAATAAAGAACCTTTTTTGCGTTCATATAATTCCTAAAGGGGAGAGATTCAATTCTTTCCCCTTTTTTATTAACTTTGAGGCAGTAGAATTAAAATATGATATTATGTCTGCGATAAATGAGTATTTAAAGAGACTTGCTTCCATCTTCGGTAGCATGGGTTTCTCCGTTCCGCCAGATGACTTCTCAGGTGTTGTCATAGACGGAAAGACGTATCCGGTCATGATGAGGAATGACGGGTGTTACGTGTACTTCGATGATAAAGGAGTAAAGAGACTTGTAAGCGATGTTCCTAGAAAGGACTATCAGTTCATTAACATCAAGGACGCCCGTGTGTCGATCGTCAACCAATGCTATCGCACGCCGGGTGGTCAGGTAGAGGCTCGTATCCATACCTATATGAATAATAAGGGGGAGATACTGGCCGAGAAGATATTTATCATCAACTCATCTGATATCGACATCCCTATCGGCAGTGAGTTTGATAAGGTTCCTGATGGGTGGGTGGCTATAGATTGTAGTATAGCCGAGATGACCGATCGGGAGTTGATATTCGTAAGTAAATGTTATGCCACGGAAGGAGGTAAGGTCCAGATCGAGGGCGTAGAGTCAGTTGACCCCCGTCTGAACCCGGAGGTATCCCATTATGAGGTGGTGAATACGACTGACGATAGCAATCCTATCGGTACGGAGTATGACGCTATCCCCGACACATGGAATCGTATAGTATGTGATTTCCCGGACATGACTCAAAGGGAGATAATACCGGTTCTTAAATGCTTTGATACCGGTACCGGGAGAGTACAGATAGAGGGATATAAGATATTTGATTATGAGATGGGTACCAGAAAGGAATGGTATCGCGTCAAGCAAAGTACCGATCCTGAGAACCCGGTAGGTAAGTTTATTACCAGCATAAGTGATGACTGGGTTGAGGTTGTTTGCGACTTCACGGATATGGAGGATCGTGATATTGAGGTAACTATAGAATGTTATAAGACACCGGCCGGTAAGGTGAAGCTGGAGGTTCTCACGTCATGGGACGGGAATATAGGAGTTAGGGATAAGAGTTATAAAGTCCTGGAGACTACCGATCCGTCACAGCCTGAGGGTGCCAGCTTCATTTCCTTGCCAGATACTTGGATAAGGGCTGTCTGCGATTTCGATGATATGGAAGAACGTGACATTAGATCTTACATTGAATGCTACGATGGAGGTAACGGCCATGTCAAGCTTCGTAGGTTAGTTTCTTATGACTCCAAGATAAAGGCCAGATATACCCGTTTCGAAGTCCTTGAGTCGGATGACGCTGGCTTCGTCCCGGGGACCGACTTAGCTACCCTTCCAGAGAGTTTCTCTTTGGTTTCATGTGATTTCACGGATATGGAGGATAGAAACGTTCAAGTATATCGTGAGTGTTATGCTTTCAAAGGACAGCGTATTGAGGTGGATAAGGTTGTCTCTTATGACGGTGATCTAGGTGATAGGAAAGCCAAGTATATTGTACGTGAGAGCGAGGACGGCGCTATCTTAATAGATCAGGAATATGATGAGATCCCTGTTGGATGGAAGAAATCTCCTTGCGATCTTGAGAACCTTCGTGACAGGCATGTATCTTACTATGATCAGTGTTATGTCACGGAGAACGATAAACGGGTTAAGATCCATAATATCGTTATATATAACTCTTTAGGATATGAGTGGTATCATTTCTACGAGGTTACGCAGTCAGAGGATGATAAATATGAGGTAGGCGATATTAACTCCTCTATGATTGATAAATGGAGTAGGGTTGAGTGTGAGATGCCTGATATGGAGAATCGGTTCTTGGATACGACAGATACCTGCTATGATACAGGGAATGGTACGGTTAAGATAAGGCGTCAGGAGTCTATTGACTATAAGCTTAATGTCCGGGAGTTTGATTATAAGATCGTGGAGTCAACCGATCCTGATCATCCCACCGATACCACCCCTACCCAAGATACGGTTAGTGGTTGGACGGTAATAAGCTGTGACCTTAATATCATGGAGGTAGATGACTGTTATGAGGTTGGTGGTCATAAAATCCATTTAAAGGGATTCAGGACGGTCAATCCGGCGTTACAGGATATTAAGTCCATATTGTATGTCGTATATTCCGACCATCCTGATTATAGTGCTGGTGATGAGCTTAATTCTATCCCAGAGGGAGCCAAGATCACGATATGCGATTATGCGGATAAGAGCCAAAGACATATGGTCTCGGTTCGTGAATGCTATGAGGTAGATGATGGCCGGTTCTATGTGGAGGGAAGTCGGTTGGTGGATAATAATATGGTCGTTGAGCGGATGTCGGTGATGGTTCTTGAGTCATCCTCCCAGACCTACCCTGTAGGAACTACGCTGACCTCTATTCCTGATGGCGCTACTATCGTGGCTTGTTTATGTCAAACCTGTTAATCTGAATGGCTATGGTTAAAGTATGTAATGATTATTTTATGATTGATGCCTTAGCTGGAGGTCAGGTCATAAGAAAAAGGAAATATCGTCGTGAGAATACGATGATCGGATATAAATGGTATGATTATAATGGGGTTGAGGTTATCGACCCCATTGAGATATCACGCTTGGATGGTCTAGCTACGAAACATCAGCGTGTGGATGAGGCTTATGATGACCATGCTATTTTCATGTCGTCAACCAACTACGTTAACAGCGTTTCTGGTATACCTATGGACAAGCATATGGTTGTCGTTGAATGGAGACCGGATAGCGAGCAAGGTTTTGTCACTATGGCTCATGATGAGGGTCTTGACGGGGACAGTTATTATATAGTTGTTATCAATACAGGTGATAAACAAGCCACGATCTATACTCCGGTAGATCCGGAGGAGCCAAAGGAAGGCGCTACCCGTGCCGAAGATGACGCCAGCGTCTCTGTTGGAGGATCGTACGTATCTATATCTCCAAGACAAGTGGAGAGAATAAGAGTCACGTTTAGGGGCGGAAAGTGGTATTATGAGCTGGTGACTAAAACATATCCTAGCAATACCGGTGGTATTAAGATCGGTGACGTTGATTTCGTTACGTTCAGATATTTGTGGGACGAAAGTTCAGGAAGGGATTTGGATACCATGACAGAGGCTCTTAACTCGAATGTTCCTACCATAGATAATTTAGGCGTAGGATTCGCTGGTCCCGGTAATAATGACGATCATGTAAGAAGCGTACTTAAATGGGGAGGAGACAATACCGGATCAGGCAAGGAATGTGTCTGGATGTCGGTAAAGGATCTTCGTGCTCAATATTATGATATATTACCTGAAGAGACTCAGTTTATAGCCTACTCCACATGGTTTGGATCCAAAGGTACTGGTAAGTGTTCTTTTGAGCTTGTAGGGTATAAGGGCGGTACGATGAGACAGGATGGGTATAACTTTATCAATACCGGAGGATCTGTCGTATATCAAAACACATATGATTTTATCTGCAATACTAGTAAGGGGGCGAGTACATATAAGACTTCTTATCAGAAAGTAGCCCGTATTACTTATAATAAGCTCACCAATGAGGTCTATATGTCTATAGGCGATGCTATAGATCAGGAGGATAATTATGATAAGCTGGAGCGGGAGATCAATAATATAAAGGAAAGACTTAGCGATGTCGAGAGCGAGTTGGCTGTCGTAAGACGTATAGCCGAGGGCAAGAACACGGCGTATATCTTTGATACGGTCGATGCCATGAATGAGTGGCTGGCGGTCCCGGAGAACACGGCTAAGCTCCGTGTGGGAGACAGCTTCTGGATCAGGGAGCAGGAGGTACCTGATTATTGGTGGGATGGGAATAAAGCTTTAGAACAGGAAGGGCCTAAGGTTGATCTACCTCCTTATTATACTAAAGATGAGATTAATGATATCGTTGATGATATCAATCAGAAGATAGAGGATAAGAGTACGTCGATCATCTTTGATACCTATATCCAGATGAAGTCTTTTGTGGATGATCCTACCAATGCTGACAAGCTTAAGGAAGGTACTATCTTGTTGATACGAGAGAAAAATGTACCTGATTATTATTACGATGGAGCTGGGATAGTTAAGATGGAAGCCGACGTAGAGCAATGCCTTTATGTTACTTTGGCTAATAAGCCTACGGAAAGCACTATAAGTTATACCCAAGATCGGGAGGTGACTAATTTCGCTCCGGGTGCTATAGCTAGATGGGTTGACGCTGACGGCAATGACGTGTTTTATAAGCTTGTGGAGATAGTCGGCGGTAAGGCTAAGTGGATTACCCTTATCGATACTAAATACGGCAATGTGACGCTACAGAGCACTTACGACAAGAATTATGAGATCGTAAATATCGTATCTGGGTCACGTTTGCAGGCCATCAATAGCGAGAAGAATGAGATTAAGTTCGTTAACAGCGCTACCGGTAATGTTACTGTCGTGTTTAACGCCACGGTATCAGGAGGAGCCAAGAAACTTACGAGCCTGTTGGCCGTGAACGAGGTGGTCCTTACGCCTGGGGCGGCGGCGTCCTTCACCCGTACCGGCGAGACCTTCACCCTCTCCGATCTTTTTGGTGTTACGATCTTCCCCGATCTGGCTGATTCCAACCGTGAGGGAGAATGGGTGATGAGCGTAGGCGTAACCGGAAAACCGATCCTTATGGAGGTAAAGGAGATGAGGAAGTGGGATGAGAGTATTGTCAGGGAACTTACTATTGATGAGCTTAACGAGAAGTTCCCTAACGTGGATATTGGATTCGCTGTCGTATGCAAGACCATCAACAAAGTATATGAGATGGTTAATGGATATAAGGAATGGGTGTCTTATGATATAACCTCAATAAATTAATGGTATGGCTTTTTTGGCAGGATACGACACGGTAGCGTCCTATGTCACGTTTATAGTGAATGAGGACAGGTTCCCTTGTTATGATGGTAAGGGCGCTGATTATATACCCGATCCGATAATATCAGCGGATGCTTTTAATCGCAGTCTTAGGTTCTCGACAAGAAAGCCAGGATTCGTGGACGTTGATTGGGGGGACGGGACAAAGGATCAATATCCTTTAGTTAAGGTATCTGATGGTAGTTATAGGATTGTATTCAGGTCTCTTGACATTGAGTATAAGAAGAATCCGGATGATACCGTATGGTGGTATAAGAAAGAGGATGGCTCACAATACATACCGGTTCCCCCACATAAGTATAGCGATATCAGGCGTAGGGAGGTTACGATGAGGTTCTCTAACGTAATTGATGGGGAATTTAATATGGATGGTATTGTCCTTCATGAGTTCCCTATAACTAATCTTCCTGATATAACTTATTTTGCTGTGGTTAGATCCGTTTTAAAAAATGGAGATATCCCATATGACAGGATAAGCAAGAGCGTTAATCTTCGTAATATACAGATGGGAGCTTTTTCTCATTCTGGTGTATGGAGTAATTGGCCAGAAGGTTTTTTAAATATGAAAAACCTGAGGTATTTCGGATGCAATAGCGTTTTTAATTTCGGGGATGATCCTGATTCTAATTGGAGAAGATTCTCTGAATGGAAGAATCTTACCGAGTTTAATTTCAATTGGTGTAACATCCTTTCTTATGATCCGGCTTTTAATTCTATTCCGGCTGTGAGTATAAATATTATAAGCGATAGGAATAATATACCTGTATTTGATGAGGTAGATAAGGTAGGGGATGATAAGGCAGGCGTTGATTTTATGGGTAATGGTAGCTCATGGAAACAAGATCTGGTAGGAGGGAAGTTGAACAAGATTCAGCGGGCATATTGTTCTTCAAGTACGGTGCCGGTAGACGATCTTCCGGATTACTTGTATGAGATAAGGGAATTTAGGGTATGGAATTTGCGTGATGGTGGTAGATTTATAAATACGCAGGAGAGGGCTGATACGTTCGTTAACACGTTTTATGATAAGATGATGTCCTGGGATTATATAACGATGTCACAGACGGCTTCTGATGGTAACAGGAATCAGTTTTATAAACTTACCTTAGATTTATATGCTGCCGTAGCTCCTACTAATAAGAGACCGTCTGGCGTTTATCAGGCTCCTGATGGGTTTGTCAAGGGGGCTAGTAATGGTAATCCTACGACACCTATGGAGAAGGTGTATGTGCTTACCAACAACTACGGGCAGACGTGGATCTTGGCGCCTGCCCCGGCTTCTAAGGCCGCCCTTACGAGGGCACGGCGGGCTGGGAAGGCCAGGATCACCCCGTTCGTTCTTGGCGTAAAGGACGGGCATGTATCCGTGTTCAGCGGAGATGTGTTAGATGAAAGCATGTCCAAGTACAGTTTTGCCGATAAATACGAGGCTATAGATATATGTAGTAATCTAGGGCTTGATAGTTCACCTGTTGTCGAGTATTTTAGAAGAATAGAGGAGGGAGAGGTATGAAGTTGATATGTAAGGATACGAATAAAGGGTCTATAACCTTTTTTACTAAAGGCAAATACGCTTTTAGGGGAGTTAACAGGAATGATACTACTGATGATGTGCCTGATCCTATATTGGATGGTAATAATTATAATGAGATTATAGGATTTTATTCTAATGCTCCCGGCATGTGCGAGGTTGATTGGGGAGATGGGAATAAAGAGCAATTCCCTTTTGTAAAGGCTAGGAGTGGATCTATATATGGTCAATATAGGTTGATGTTCAGGAGAAGGGATATAAGTTATCGTAAGAATCCCGACAGTCACCCATGGTGGTTTTATAAGGATGACGGGAGTGAGTATATCCCTGTCCCCAATCATACTTATGATGATGGCATGGATAAGGAGCGTGTGATATCCATGTCTTTTACCAATGATGTTACGAAGATGGAATCCTATAGGATTATGATGGTAGGTTTCCCTATACTTGATATGCCTAGCCTTATCAATATAATTATAAGTATTCCTGGGGATCGTACCATAACAGATATACCAAAGGATAGGATAATGAGATCGGTAAATATAGAGCGTATAACATTAAGTGAGTTTGGTGTGGATACGTTGACGTCCATCCCGGAGGATTGGAATAGACTAACTAAATTGAAAGGTCTGAATTTGTCCAAGTCTATTGACTTTAGTGATACCGAAGCTTCCAATATAAGGAAATTCCCTTCCATGTGGCCTAATTTGGAGATATTGCATTTAGCTGGTGGAAGGGTTAGGGTATATCCAAGGGAATGGCTGTCTTTTAGCAAGCTAAGAGAATTATATATATCCCCGGGAGTGGCTATGCCATCGTTTGATCCTAATACATGCCCGGCTATGGATGAGGTGGATAGGATAAATTCTAGTTTAAAAATTTTCAGTCATATAAACAGATGGTATGGATCCGTTGTAAGTTGGCATCCGTATATGAGTGGTAAGGGGTTGGAAAACATTGAGAGTCTCGACGCTTCACATAGTTATAGTAATATAGATGTAAGTAATCTACCGGATTATATATATGAGATGAGGTCTATGAATAGCTTTTATATGCATTTCTGCGTGTCAACCCAAAGTCGATGTGATACGTTTATATCAACATTATATGATAAGGTAATGGGATTTAATTATCTCACTATGTCCTCCTATGCTTCTGATGGCGAAAGGAATCAGTTTTATGGATTGTATTTAACTATGTATTCGGCTTCCAGTCCTGTTGATAAAAGACCTAGTGGCGTATTACAGGCACCTTCTGGTTTTATAAAGGGTCAGTCTAATGGCTCTCCGTCGACTCCTATGGAGATGGTTTATGTGCTTATGAATAATTATAGATGGAGGTTTAGTATGGCGCCAGAGGCTTCGGTGTTAAGGTCAATACGATCTTCTGATATTGACACGAGGTCATATAAGCCATATAAGCTTATCGTATTTGACGATGGGCATACCTTTGTAGGCAATGGAGATGTTTTAGCTCATGATACGGATAAGGTATTATCGTTTGGGGGTCAACCAGAAGGGGAGTATTTATGTGATTCTATGGGATTGGACAGGAATGTTATTGTAGAATATTTTAACAAGATAGGTAATGGCTAAGACATTATATAAATATGAGGCATCATCCAACAAGTTCGTGTGGTTCACTACATGGGATAGGGCACTTAGGAATTATTATACTGATGATTATAATTATGTACCCGATCCTGTGGTTGATAATCCTTATAATACGTTTGTTGAGTTTAGATCCAGAAAGCCCGGTATGGCTAATGTGGATTGGGGGGATGGAATAAAGGAACAGTTTCCTATGACCAAGGTACAAGGGCAGGATAATTATCGTATTATATTCCGTTCTTTGGCAATACAACACAGGAAAAATCCCAATACTACGTGGTGGTTCAGAAAGGAGGATGGATCGCAATACGTACCTATAGATAATCATGCTTACGCTGATGGGAGGAGGGACGTACAACGGGCTGTGTCGATAGATTTTACTTGTGATATTTATTATGCCAATATTCAAACTTGTAAGATGACGGCTTTCCCGATCGTAGATATTCCGGGTCTTGAATTTTTGGTCGTATCGCATACGATGTATGTTAATGATGGCATACCGGTAGATAAATTGTCGAGATCTAATAAATTAATTTATATAGGTCTTTCAAATGTAGGGCAAAGAATGACTGAAATGCCTGAGGCTATAACTAGTAAGACTGAGGTGTATTATTTAAGTATGTTTAATATGCTTGATCTTAGGGATATAGAATCTAGCGGGATAAGGAATATAAAGAATATGAAAAATCTTCAAACCCTTGAATTGTCTTCATGTTATTTGGATAGGTATATAAAGGAGTTTAATGATCTTCCTAAATTAACTTCGTTGAATATAACTCAAGGCCCTTCTGATATGTGGAATTATTTTGATATAAACACCCTCCCTTTTTTTGAGGTAGATAAGATAAATCCTAACATTACTGATTTTATTTTTTTAGATGACTGGAAGAATGGAGAGAGGAGGACGGGTTGGAATGATGATAATATGTCGGGTAGAGGATTGGATCATATTACTAATTTTTACGCTTCTCATAGTAATGGTATTAGAGTGGATAAGCTGCCAGATTATATTTATGAGATGAGGTCTATTACACGGTTTGGGATGAATTATTCCACTCATAGCCAAAAAAGATCAGATGATTTCGTAAACTCCTTCTACGACCTTGTGGTGGGATGGGATCAGATTACCATGACATCTGTGGCCAAGGACGGGAAAAGGAATCAGTTTTACGGGCTTAGTGTATCTATGTACGGCAGTACTTATCCTGACGAGAACCAACGTCCTACGGGGCAGGAACAGGCTCCGGAGGGGTTCGTGAAAGGCCAGTCCAACGGATCTCCCGCTACGCCTATGGAGAAAATATATGTATTAAAAAATAATTACGCTCAGAAATGGACGATAAAACCGGAATAATATGCTTAATATTAGTATTTTAAAATATAAATGGGGGGGGGTAAAATCCTGTTTGCTTTATGATGAGAAGAAGGATGCTACCCAGGGTGAAGATAGTAGAGGTATTCGAGGAACTGTCTCCTCAGGATAATGGATATTGGGAAGTTCCTGATGGGGTCTATGAGGTTGAGTTCGCCTTGGTCGCCGGAGGTCTTAATGGAGGATATTCCGATATATATAATGCCGGGAGTGGTGGCAACGGAGGTGGTGTACTGACTGGGACTATACCCGTAAATCCAGGTGTTACATATAGGGTGGTTGTAGGAGATATAGGTGGTGATAGTATATTCGGTATATATCAGGCTATTGCCGGCAAAGGTGGAAGAGGCGGATATGGAGTTGAAGGGGATGGTTATGATCCTTCCCCGGGAAATCCAGGGCAAGATGGATCATATGTTTTTAACAACAAATATCCTGACCGATACCCTTATCCTATGGGCGCTGGTGGTGGATCGGGGGCTTATACAAGAGGATGGGATACAGGCTTTTTATCCGGAGGTAAAGGTGGCAATCACGGAGGAGGTGATGGGGCTGGAGTTGAGGATACTGAGGGTGTTACTATTAATGGCGAAAATGGAGGTAATGCCACCTATTATGGTGGTGGTGGAGGAGGAGCCTCTAAAGCTTCTAATAGTGGGGCTACGAGCGGTCGAGGAGGATCAGGTTATCGTGGTATTATTATTTTACATTATTTTAAAAATGGATAACATGAATAGAAATGATATTATAAAAGAACTAGGTTCGTATTTTGATATAGTGGAATTGGTATGTCCTCATACATATAATAAGTGGAAGGACAGATCGTGGCAGTTTTTTGATACAGCGTTTCTCCATAATCTTCTTATATTACGGAGGGATATAATCAAACAGCCTATGTATTGTAATAATTGGGACAAGCAGGGGCAGTTTTCCCAACGTGGTCTTAGATGCAACATCTGCCAGATAGTTAAGGATAAGAAAGATGTTTATCTATCCGCTCATGTATTGGGTAAGGCCGGTGATTTTGATGTCAAGTCGATGACGGCGGAACAAGCCAGAGGTTTGATTTTAGATCATCAGAATATGCTTCCATATCCTTTTAGGCTTGAGGGTAAGGTGAATTGGTTGCATTTTGATAGTCTTGACACGAGGAATGGTATACATGCCGTGGTGTTTTAGGTACTTAATGGTATAGTAGTTAACTTTGCGAGTAGGGTATAAAATGAAAGACAAAGACATGATAGAGCGAGTGGGGGCTTTGTGGAATATTGCGCTTGCGTATGGTGCCTCTTGTTGGGCTTATTTCCAGCCAGTACACCATTTATTGACCGTATTACTTATAGTATTAATAGCGAATTTCTTGGCTAGGTTAGCGCAAAGCGTAAGGGGCTGGAAGCTCCGACGAAGTCGTAGAAGACGGTTTAGTTTTAAGAGATGGTTTAGGGAGGTCAGGTTTACTGATATTCTTAAGGAGTTCGCTTTGTCCTGTTTTATAGTAATGACATTATGTGTTATATATAAGACGTTATACCCGATCGAGGAGGAGGCTAGCATGATACTTGCCGTTACCAAATATGGGGTGTATATAGCCCTTGTTGGATATGTGATGCTTTTCTTGAATACGATAGGGGATGCTTTCTCTGACGCTTATTTGGTGAAGGTATTCAAGGCTGTGTTCAAGAGAATAAACGTGTTCAAGATGTTTAGCTTCTCCAAGAACATACCTGATGAGACGTTTGACGATATAAGGAGGATTGCCGATGATGAGGTTAAGGATAAGTCTTAGGGCGATTTTTTGTTTAGGTCTGTCGCTGTTCCTGTCCTCTTGCGGAAGCAGGAGGCAGGTTAGCGAAACGTCTATTGATAGCCGGTTGATCAGCAGGATAGAGACGATGATAGATGAGGTCATGGATCGGAAGATCGTAGAGATCAAGACATCTGATCTTAATGCCGATATTGTTATAACGGAGAGAGAGTTCGATACGGACAAGGATGTTGATCCTGCCACGGGGGAGCGACCGGTGTCATCGCAGACAGATACCCATATCGTCATTGGCCGGCGGGACAGCACGGTGACGGCTGATTTCCTTGGCATTGATAAGACGATCACCGGTATTGAGGATATTGATAAGAAGACAGACATCGAACATGAGGATGTAGATGATAAGAAAGAGTCAAGATGGCCAATAGCTATCACATCAATTAGCGTGTTGTTGATATTATTGGGCTTAATATATTTACTAAAAAAGATGAAGGTTTTATGAGACGAAGAATGATTGAATATACTAGGGGGGGGTGATTGACGATCATACTAGATTCTTAATGAGATTCAATGGTAATTTTAAGGTAGAGGGGAATCCTACTCCCTCTGGCAATCTCTTTATAGCCAATAATGGCAATCTTATCACCGATGGCTCAATACAATGTGTCCAATATAACAAAACGGATCCTTTTCTTTATACTATCATAAACACCAAAGAATCGTTATTGCCTGAGCTGTTTTATGACGGTCATCCATTTACTATAGACTTTTGGTATAAGTCAACCAATCTTGTTACAAGTTGTTTGGTTGAGCATGAATATCCTAATGGTATTTTTTATTTTGGTGTAGTTTTAACAGGTACTGGTTTTTATTTTTTATTTCAAGCTCAACAAGCTGGTTGGCATGTTGATAGAGTTGAGGCAAACAAATGGTATCATATAGCTATAGTCAGAAGCAGTAATGAATATGACATATTAAGATGTTTTGTTAATGGTATACTTATTATTAACACGAAAACCAATAATACGCTTTCCCTTAGGTCTTATAACCTAGGTATTAATACACGAGGTGATGGTATGGATAACGGAAATTTTATGATGGACGATTTCAGGATAAGTGATATAGCTAGATGGGAGTCAGATTTTGAACCTCCAAAAAAATGGAGATATGATCTCTCACCTCTCCACCCTCCCTATCTAATTAGTTTTTAAAGGATATACAAATAGTATAGAGGTCAGTCCCGGATTCGAACCGAGGTAGATGGTTTTGCAGACCACCGACTAAACCACTCATCCAACCGACCATGACGCGAATATATTCATTTTTTTTGATAACATATTCATCCATCATTATTTTTGGATCAATTTTTCAAGATTCGTCTTTATAGTTATCTTTGTGAAAAAGAATACAAATGAACCAGATCAATATCATACCGAAGATAATTCATGATAAGTTCGCCGCAAGGATTATCATGGATGATTACGATATAGAGAAACCTATCGTTATTACTGTCGTGGCTAGACGTAACGATGGTGAGTATAATACCCAGATATTGACATACCCGACATCTGGTGTTGATTATGAGGGTAATGTAAGGATGGTGTTTTTCGATGTCGCTAGGTCTCATGTTTGCCAGATAACATCGGTGTTTATCAACGGTCATGAGGTTAAGACATATTATACCGATATCCCGGATCTTGATATGCAAGCCCGTTATGACGATAGCTTATGCCGGTACGATAAGAAGGTTAACATGAATGATATTCGGCTGTCATTTCAGGTGCTAGAGACACGTGATCCAAAGGTATTGCAGGTATTGGATGAGTCTGAGTGGGGGCTACTGGAGGACAGGAAGGCGATCATCGAGATCACTACGCCGGGCATGTCCGACCCCGTTACGTTGTTCCTTGGCAAGAATCAGGTCAATACCTTTACCAGCCTAACACTAGGTCTCAATTGTTTTAATTACGATGATTGTAATGTCAAGTACCTTGACCTACCTGATGGTATATATGATATCAAGATCATAGGTAGCCCTTCTGCTTACAACTTCAGTCGCAAGTATCTTAAGACGGATCTTATACGCAGGCGTCTTGATCGGCTATGGATTAAGACTGATATCCTATGCGAGGACAAGGATAAGGATCTTATAAATAAGATACAGGAGATGGAGACACTTATGGTCGTAGCGGAGGCTAACGTTAGGTTGGACAATATAGAGGCCGCTCATGAGATTATTGACCGTGTCGGAGAGCTTCTTGAGATGGCTACCAATTGCGTGGATTGTTGAATAAAAAAAATATAGTTATGGGTTGTAATACTTGTGAGGAAAAGGCGTTAAAGGCCGAGAGGGAAAGAATTGAGAGAAGCATGATGAATCGTGTTTCTTCCACTGTTATTAGCGATAGGGAATATGCTTCTAGAAGCACCGCCGGTTGTATGGTCATGCTCGATCCGTTGAAGACAATGGAGCGTGACGTGGTGAGCATATACAAACAGACCCGTACCATAGGTGACGTGGGTATCGTCTATCTCAACATGCAGAAGAAGATCCGTGAGTGGATCAAGAACCTGCCATATGGATGCCCGCCTGATGAGGAGGTACAAGAAATGAGAAAGGAGATTCTGGATGGGCGCGCAATCTATATCAAACCTTGATAGAATAGATCTATGTAAGGTCGTAGATGAGTGGTTATCTTGCCAATGGGGTAGATACATGAGGTATCATAGGTATAGGATCGGGGACAAGCCCGATGTATCTTATTGGGGGAAGATAATTCGTCTGCAAAGGTCATTATGCGATAATGATTGCGGGTTATGCCCGGATGAGATAAGATCGTTAAAGGAACATATTAACAGGTTGCTAGTATGAAAAAGTATAATTGTTCACATATAACTCCGTCCACTTGCGTGCCTTACGAGGGCGATCTTCCAGAGTGGTCAAAATATAAGGACTCTGATGAATGTGTTATGATTATTTAACCAACAAAACCACCATACTTTAGAAGGTGGATGAATTGGTTTGATTAATTTTGAATCAAAATTGTAAATAAAAAAATGATTACCTACAAATACAACATCTATCATTCCAAGAAAACGAAGTATCTTGATAAAATGCTTCGTGAATGTTGTTTTGTATGGAATCACGCTTTAGCTCTACAGCGTAGGTATTACAAGTTGTTTGGGAAATATATCTCAATTGGTAAAATGAAGAAGCATTTCGCTAAAAGAATTAAAAGAAATCTTCTTCATTCTCAAACAACACAAGAAATACTTGAACGTCTTGATGAATCTTATAATCGTTTCTTTAAAAGAAAATCAAAGAGACCACCTAAGTTTAAAAGATCAGATTGTTTCAACTCTTTTGTTTTTAAACAAGGAGGTTTTACCTTAAACGGTAATATCCTTACAATCAACAAAGGAAAGAAACGTTTTAAGTTTTCATACAGTAGAGCATATGAAGGTAATGTTAAACAAATAAGGATAGTCAGAGAAACCTGCTATCGTTTTAGTTTGATTATAGTTACAGATCATAATCCAGCAAACTCTTACAGAAAGACATATGATGGTGCATCTGTAGGATTGGATTTTGGTCTGAAAACTTACCTAACTAAAAGCGATGGTAGTAAAATCAATTCTCCACTATTCTTCAAGCAATATCAAAACAAGATTAGAAAACTAAATAGAAAGTTTTCTAATGCGAAGAAAGGATCCAATAATAGAAAAAGAAGACTGTTTGAACTTCAACAAGCGTATCGTAAAATAAACGATTTTCGATCGGATTTTCAATGGAAATTAGCTCATGAATTATGCAAACAATATGATTATATTTTCATTGAAGATCTAAACATTGAAGGAATGAAACGTTTGTGGGGAAAGAAAATTTCCGATCTCAGTCATTCTTCTTTTATTAACAAACTTACGTATATCGCTTCAAAGTATGGAGTGATAGTACATAAGATTGATAAATGGTATCCTTCTTCAAAGACTTGTGAATGTGGCTGTATTAATAAAGGTCTGTTGTTACGCGACCGCACGTGGGTATGCCCGTCGTGCGGCGCAATCAACGACCGTGATATTCTTGCAGCCCGTAATATACTTCGGAAGGGCATTTCCGAATTGGAGAGCAAGAGTAATTCCAGCGATAGTAATATCGGGGTTTCTTGCGTTTGTATCCAAGAATCCCATTTGCTTTAGTGATGGGAGTATGTCAAGATCTCTGACGTGATAGAGGAGATATATGAAGAGCTTATCCGTATCAGGGAGGCTATAGATGTCCGGGATCTTGGTGAATCTTGCGTGAAGGTAAATGGTGATAAGACTGTAGCTAAAATCCTTTATGCGTTAGAGGATAAGATATGCAATGGGTAACGAGCCATAGTCCAAAAATGGACGATGGTGATAATCAGATGTATAGATATTGATTTATGAGGATTGCTAGATGTTAAGCCACTGTAAATCAAGTGTCCAATTTACAGGGAGTCTTCTAAACAAGTAGGTTAGATAGATACTCTTGTAAGTTGTAAAGTATCTTTATGCGTTGGATATAAAAAATAGCCAATTGATTTGTCATAGACGATTCAATTGGCTATTTTTGTATATCCATCATATCTCACGATATAATGGATATAGGTTATTTATTATGAGTGCAAATATAATTATTTCCAATGATTCTACGAAGGCTAGTAGTGGAATTTTGGCGTCCAGATCCAACGAAAAAGGATTATCTACAATATTTAGCTACAATGGTAGTGATATAACTTTCAAAACAGAGAACGGTATTACTTATGTGAATGCTACCGAAATGGCGAAGCCGTTTAAAAAGAGACCAAATGATTATTTATCGTTATCTTCTGTAAATGAGTTAATTAATGCCATTACCAGAAAATATGGTAATGCTGATTTTCAGCCTGTTACGATTATCAGGGGTACGGTTAATCCTGGCACATGGATGTGTGAGGATCTGGCTTTAGATTTCGCTCAGTGGCTTAGCGTTGATTTCAGGTTATGGTGCTTGGACAGGATTAAAGAGCTTCTCACTACAGGCAAATGCGTGATTCCTGATTTTAATGATCCTCCCGCCGCTGCTGAGGCTTGGGCTAAGGAATATCGTGGCAGGGTTGCCGCCGAGAAGCTGGCGTTAGAGGAGAAGGCTAAAGCTGAGGAGGTGGCTAAGGTTCTTGAATCGAAGAGAGAGGATATAGAGTTTTCTGAGTCATTTATCATGTCTGGAGAGTCAGATTTGCTGATAAGGGATTTGGCCAAGAAACTTGAGCAGAATGATATAATCATAAGTGATAGATGTCTACGTGATTTTCTTGTTAAGATAAAGATAATAGTCAAAAGGGTTAAGGTTAATGGAGATTGGGAGATTACGGCTAATGCTGTAAGGAAAGAGTTTGCTCATTATCGTGATAAGAATATATGCACCGAATCTGGTAAGGTTATATATGCTAGGACTATTTACATAACAGGCAAGGGATATAAATACATATTGTCATCTATAAATGGTAGCAAGAAAAGTGATTTCATATTGTGTGGAGGTATGTTTAGGGACTATGGGGTGTTCGCCGGATCGGAGTCGTTTAATCACTGGGATAATTAATTCCATTTTTGCCCAAAAATTGATAATCAGGTAACTGCGTATTTGCATTTACGGTTATGTGTCTCATATCGGTAAAATATTTATCTTTGTGACAAAGTGAATTACGATGATATATGGAAATAAAGAAATAGTACGGACGTTCACCAGAAACAACCCACCTGCCGGGTACGTGGGCGGCTCTGTTGACTACCGGGTCCCGGCCGATGTTTATTTTGGCGATACGCAGGAGGAGGCTGACAGCAAGGCTGAGGATGATATCAAAGCTAATGGTCAGGACTACGCCAACACATATGCCGACATAATACCGTCCGTATGGTATAATGATCAGGTATGCGATGAGTTTATTAAGAACAATTGCGTAAGCGGTAAGGGATCCAAGGAACAGATATGTGTAGAGAAAGGTAGGTTTGTGTCATACGTATCCAAGAAAGACGCCAATGATAAGGCGATGGTTGAGCTTGGAAGGATCGGGCAGGGGGAGGCCAACGCCGTTGGGACATGCTGTAAGGACTGGGCCTCACAGCCTCTTCGTGGCGTTTTCTACAAGAACGATTGTGAGGCTGGGACATCAGGTAAAGAAGGTATTGTGTATGAATTGCCAGCCGGAGCCGTCATATCCGATATATCCCAGATTGATGCTGATACGTTAGCTTATAGGAAGTTCATGAAAGAAGGACAGGAGAAGGCTAACTCCGAAGGTAGTTGCTCCCCTGTATTCTATAATACTACGATCGGTGATTGGTTTGAGAAGGTATGCCCGTTTGGATATAAATCAGGTAGGGTATATTATTCTATCAAAGCCAATAGGTTTAGATCATGGATATCAGTAGAGGATGCCAACGCCAAAGCCCGTGAGGTTTTGATGGTAGAGGGGCAGGAGTACGCTGATCTTAATCTTGAGTGCGAGAAATGGATTGAGAACATTGATCAAGAGGATCAATGTTATTGGTGATGATGCGCGTTTAGTTTTCCATAATAGTTGATTTAGTGTTTGGAGGTAGGGGCTTATGGTCTCTACCTCTTATTGTTTCATACGTCTTGTTGTCTTATAATCAAACCAAATCTGTATCTTTGCTAAAAACATTAATATTATTCATATGTGTAATTCAGGTGGTTGTTGTCATGATCATTCACGGGAACGTCCCGAAGAGTGTTGTCATGGCGTTAAGATAGACAAGTTTCTTAACAAATGCCCCGAGGATCCTTGTGATCCTTGCGATCGGGATTGTCAGGACGAGCCTTGTGTTGGCTATGGATGTCCTATAGTTTTATATGATAAATGCGTCTTATACTCAGGCGATGAGTTGGTGGTGGATGGTATAGAGAAAGGCACGGATCTTTCTGTTGTTATAGACTCATTGAGGCGTATTATAGCGTCTAGGGATAAGCAGATAGATTTATACCATCGTGAGGTTCTGGATTTGAAGAAAATTATAAACGAGCTTGTCAACGCCGGTAATGGCGGCGGTGATAATGGTGCAGAAGAGGAGGTATGGTAATAATGAATGGTTGTAACAAGAAGCAATACAGGCCTACTGTAGATGAGACGAAGGTGCCATGTTCTACGTATATGAGCACTGATTGTATTTATCCCGGAGACAAGGTACGTGTGGAGTCATTGGGATTATCTCCCAGCTGCGATATGTCTGATGTCCTTAACGCTATGATAAAAGCCATAAGGGACAGGGATGCTGAGATACTTGAATTAAGGAGAATGATTAATAAATTGATTTGATATGAGGAATAACTGTAATCCATGTAAGCCGGAATATAGACCTGGGAATGAGTGTAGTATCTACAGTTCCCAGATCATATATGATGGTCAGTCGTTTCCTGAGGCAGATATCAGGAACGGAGATGGCATGAATAGCGTAATCGAGTCTCTGGTAAGGAAGTTGGTTGCCGTATCTGGAGCAACGGCGTCTATCCAAAGGGATTCGTTTAAAGGAGTGCAGGCCGTAAGGTTAAGATACGAGCCTCTGAATGTTCTTAGCGTGACCTACTGCGGTACTATCGTACCTAACGACGGGTATGTCGTTTCTGGTAGATCCGTTAAGTTCAAGAAAAGGTATTGCATGGGCGATGAGTTCGCTGATGTTAATATCGTATATACTACATTAAATAGTAATATTTTAAATTCATCTTGTTATGGCTAATAGAGTATATGATACGGTATTGGCTTCCGAGTGCGACGGTTGGGTATGTGGTGAGACACTTAAGAAAGGGTCTGTCCCAGCAGACAGGTTGGAGCTTGATTCTTTTTCAGAGGCCGTCAGGGAGCTTATAGAGCGTTTTTTCGAGGAGGGATGGTTGCCGGATATGATCTGTGATCTTGGTTGTGGTGGCGCCAGCGTGTTTGAGATTAAGCCTACTAACTTCGAGTATCCTCCTGAGGGCGGTGAGCAGATTCTGGAGATTATCGTAGGTAAGAGTGATAAATGGACTATAACTCAAGCGGAATGATATGAATAATTTAAAAGATATTCTTGCTAAGATCGAGCAAGGTTCCTCATGGGTGTCCTACGACAAGATTTCCGGTACCGGACCAGATAAGGTCGCTATTAAGGTAGAGCCGGGATGGATGGGTAGGTTGCCTAGGGAGACTTACGTGGCGGTCGAGAAAGGCAAGGTAACGAAGCTCGCCACTATAACCCAGAAGGGTATTGAGCGGGTGAGCGTAGATCCGGCCAATATCATGTTTGACATGGAGGGCGGGACGGCGGTCATCAACGCCAAGCTTAACTCCGCCTCGGTCAAGGCCTCCTGCCTTACCCTTGGTGGTTCGGTAAGTAAATGCTATATGGTGTCTATGAATGTCAACGGGTTATCCGTTAAGATACCTGACGAGGATAGCAGATACGTGGTGTACGCCGATCCTGAGGATCCGGGAGCCACTGACCTGTATGACGCTAGCTTCGTTATAGCCATGCCTAAGAACATGGATAACGAGGAGCATCATGAGATGTTTGTCTTGAATGGCAAGGTTGTTAATATCAATCAACAGCCTAATGATATACCTTATATTATACTTGATCATGACTTTGATAACGTAACTAGTGAGAACGGTCAGGTCGTTATCGATATCAAGTCCAATACCGAGTATGATATTGAACTGGTATGTTGCACTTGCGGCGATGGCAGCGAGGAACCGGAGCCGGAACCACCCTTTAATGTGGATCCGCAAAGGCTGACGCTTAATAAGGATGGTGATACCCAGATCGTAAGGGTAGAGGCCGGAGATAATGTTTCATGGAGAATAGAGGAGGATTGACATGGCAAGGGAAGTAGATAAGAATTGCGTTGAGGGTAATTGCTTTGCCATTAACGACAAGAGCCATGGGGTAGGCGATAATAAGCTTAACATCGTATACAAGGCTAATTACACCGGTCAGATCTGTACGGCTAAGTTCCGTATAACGTCAAAGGATGGTAGTGTTGTTAAGGAGTATATGATAGCTCAAGATGCCAAGCCCGTTTATTATAATATCAAGATGGTTCAGCCGTTTACCAAGGATGACTGTCTAGCCAACCAGCACGGTTCGGTTGTCTTGTATGTGGTTGAGGAGCGGACGTACAAGTCGTTTATCTCACAGGAGGACGCTGACGCTAAGGCTATGGAGGATATAGCTCTTAACGGACAGAAGTACGCCAATGAACATGGTGAGTGTATAACTGACATCTGGTATAACGAGGAGCAAAGGAAAACCTTTATCCGTAACAATTGTGATAAGTTCAGTGATGGTCAGGAATATGTTTACATCGTACCTGAGGGTAAGTACGTGTCTTCTATCTCTCAAGAGGACGCCGACAGGAAGGCTCTTGAGGATATTGAAAAGAATGGTCAACAACAAGCTAATCTGGAAGGTGAGTGTAAGCCTAAGGAGAACATCTACTATGGTAAGTTTAGCAAGACCTTTACCCGTAACAATTGTGACTCCACTCAATACGGAACGGATGTGGTTGTTAACGAGACTATGGTAGAAGGTGACTTTAGATCCATCGTATCTCAGGAGGAGGCTAATAAGTTAGCCCAAGCCGCTGTAGAGGCTCAGGGTCAGGATATAGCCAATATCAAGGGTAATTGTGAGAAGATACCGGTATTTACCGGATCGTATTCTAAGGTATTCCAGAGAACCAATTGTCCTGAAGGTTCTACGCCTGTTGACTTTACCGTGGATGAGAAGATGTGTACCGGCTATCCGTTTACTTCTACAGTATCACAGGATGCCGCCAATAAGCTGGCGCAGGACGCTGTGGAGGCGCAAGGTCAAGCTATCACCAACGAGCGTGGTGACTGCCAGACTAACGTCTACTATAACGTAAGAATGGAGAAGACCGTGACTAGGAACAATTGCGATGAGTTCCATATCGGTCAACCTTATACTTATGTCGTAGCCGCTGGTAAGTACTTCTCTATTATCTCTCAGGAGGATGCTGACAATAAGGCTAAGGCCGATCTTGAGGCTAACGCCCAACAACAGGCTAACCTTGAAGGTGAGTGTAAGGAGAAGGTCGTATATCATGGTAAATATAGCAAGGAATTTACCCGTAATAATTGCGATGAGACCCAATACGGCACCAAGGTTGTTGTAGACGAGACTATGGTGACAGGAGACTTCAGGTCTACCGTGTCTCAGGATGACGCCAATAACAAGGCTAAGGCCGCTGTTGAGGCCCAAGGTCAGGATGTGGCTAACGTGAAAGGTAAGTGTGAGAAGGTTCCTGTATATACCGGTACTTATACACGTACGTTTACCCGTAACAATTGTGGTACTGGTACTGGTGGAACTTATACGGTAAACGATAGGATGGTTGATGGTTATCCATTTACTTCCACCGTGTCTCAAGAGGATGCCAACAGCAAGGCTAAGGCTGCCGTTGACGCCCAAGGACAGGCTCTCGCCAATATCCATGCCCTTTGTACGTACACTGGCCGTGCTTCCTTGGAGTTCACGAGAAACAACTGTGGTGAGTGCAAGATCGGATCTAAGGTGATGATCACTCAAGATATGGTAGAAGGACACCCATTCCAGTCCAACGACTCCCAGACCGCTGCTGACGCTATGGCTATGACCGCAGTACAAGCTCAAGGGCAGGCTTTGGCTAATACCAAGGGTACTTGCTCTAACGCTACTATGTATACCGGTAAGGCTAGCTTCGAGTTTACGAAGAGCAATTGTGGCGCTAATCAGGTAGGAGATCCGTTCACCGTAACACAAGATATGGTGGAAGGTCATCCGTTCCAGTCTTGCGTATCTCAAGATGAGGCTAATTTAGTGGCTATGGCCGCTGTAATGAATCAAGGCCAGAAGATAGCCGATGAGCAAGGCACTTGTCATGAGGCTCCTAAATATACCGGTCATTATAGCGAGGCGTTCGAGAAGAATAACTGTCCGTCCGGTCTTATCCCGTCTTCAGTTACCGTTACTGAGGCCGATGTAACCGGAGGCCCATTCTACTCATACGAGAGCCAGTTCGCCGCTGATGAGCTTGCTAAGGCCGCTGTCAAGGCACAAGGTCAGGCCATAGCCAACGATCGTGGTACTTGTGATGAGTTGAAGATATATGTCGGTAATTATAGTAAGGAGTTCACTCCTAAGTGTCCTACTTGCCAGTATGCTGATCCTATTACCGTAACCCCGGATCTTATGGGTCAGTTCTTCACCTCTACCCGTTCACAAGAGGAGGCTGACGCTTTGGCTAAGGCCTACATCGATAGGATGGGTCAGGCGTTCGTTAACAAGAACTATGATGACACGTGTCATACTAAGGATGAGCAACCGGTTTGGAAGACTATCGAAACCGTATGCAAGGATTGTATCTCTAAATTACATCAACGTAATACCAATACCTGCTACACTGATCCTGATAATCAAGAGCGGTATATAGCTGGTGGTAATAAGATATGCTTCTGGTTTGGTACGGCATCTAAGGCCTTCACTCGTCAATGTGCGGATGGTGGGGTTGGAAGCTCCGTTACCGTGACTCAGAATGATGTTACGGATCCAAGTCCTAGCTCTGATGGCAAGTTCAAGTCATGTGTATCTCAGGCTGACGCTAACGCCAAGGCATTGGCGGCTGTTACGGCTCAGGGACAGAGCGTAGCTAACTCGAAGGGTACTTGTACGTGGACAGGAAGCTATACCGGTCAGGTCCAGAAGAACAATTGCGCTGATGGCGGCGTAGGAGACATGGTATCCGTAAGCAGCAGCAAGCTTCCGGGACATCCGTACACCTCCAACATATCTTTGGCTGACGCCAATAAGAAAGCTGAGAATGCCGTTCGTGGAGCTGAGGGTCAGGCTTACGCCAATAAGAACGGAGGATGTACCTGGACTTACGTGGCAAGCCGTGACTTCTATAAGAACAACTGCGCCGAAGGCGGGGTAGGCCAGAGGATAACGGTGACCTCCACACAAGCCAACGGCGGCACGGCTATCACCAGCAAGGTTTCTTTGGCGGATGCCAGAAGCAAGGCTGAGCAGATCCTAGATCAGAAAGGACAAGATTACGCTAACCAGCATGGCATTTGTGTATGGACCGGTACTGGAAGCGCTACTTTCTACAAGGATAATTGCGGCTCTTGTAAACAGGGTGTGGCTATATCAGTTCCTTATAGCTCGTTAGGATTAGATCCTATAACATCAACGGTCTCTCAGGCTGACGCCAATAACAAGGTTCAAGAGGCATTCAGAAGCAATTCAGCTACCAGAGCCGCCGCTCAAGCTTACGCTAATAAGAACGGAGATTGCGAGGACACTCCTCCTAATTGGAGTGGTTGGAGCTATGATGGCGGAAACTATTGCTCAGGTGGTGATGTTTGGGCTAGGTATAGAAGGACTGATAGCACTGGATGTCACTCTGACGAGACTGAGAACAGGTTGCATGAGTCTTGCGATTGTGGATGTTCAGGTGGTTCTTGTGATAGCTGTTGTGATCCTAATTCTTGGAGTAGAATAGGAGAGGCTGAGTGTAGATCTGGCGAAAGTGTAGCTTTATATAGAAATGATTGTGGAAGAGAGGAATATCTAAGCTATGGATCTGCTTGCTGTAATACGATCGGTTTCCAAGGGGGATCTGCTACTAGTAGGAATTGTCCATCTGATAGACCTTGTGGAGTAACGATCTCCTATCCGGGTGTACCTTCTGGATCTATATGCGCTTCTAGCACGTCTTCTGCCAACGCTCAGGCTAGCGATAAGATAGAGACGCTTAGATCACAAGCTCAGGCATTAGCGGATGCAGGTTGTAGTGGAAGGGTATGTAATGATTATGTAGAGGCTACTGCTACCAAGCAAGGTTGTCCGTCAGGATGTACGGCTCCGAAGGCTTCCGCTTACTGGGTTTCCGGCGGAAACAATGGCGCTTGGTGTGAGTGTAACGGTGATAAGGCCGCACTTACCGCCGCGGCACAGGCTGACGCACAGAGACTAGCACAGGAAAAAGCCAACGCTATGGAATGCGATTGCCCCAAAACATGGAGCGCCAACGCTATGCTGAGCGGTGATCCTTGTAATGGCCTGTCTGGTTCTGCATCCGCCTTAAGGTGCTCCTATGAAGTGTCTTACAATAATCAATGTGGATCATCTAAATCAATAACTGTAACTGTTACTGGTAGGAATGATCATGGACAAACCGTTACGGCTGGAAGTACTACCGTAAGTATACCTACTGGGTCTGGTAAAAAAACCGGTGTCATAGGTTTTGATTCAGGAGTACAATGTGGATCCATAAGTGTTTCTGGGGGAGGATCTGGGAACTGTTAAGATTCTGATGTATAACAAAAAAAGGAGAGGCTAATAAGTCTCTCCTTTTTATTAAAAAACCATCACAGCAGTGATTGTCAACAATTACCTGAATCATGACCAGAGATTGTTACATCTCCACATACCACTTCTCGGCTAAAATACACACTTCCACTCTTGCTTCCAGATCCTGCGGGAATTGTAAAGCTAGCGCTATTGACCTGCTCTTCTCCGTTTTGTGTATATCCTACACCACTCACAGAGCCAGATATAGATCTACCACATTGATTATTATACGTAATCGTAAATCCTCTTGATGTGACAAGTTGCTCATGACTTATGCAATCATTATTCATAGATACAGACCATGACCACGTCTTCTGCTCCGGGCAATCGCATTCCATAGCGTTGGCTTTTTCCTGCGCTAGTCTCTGTGCGTCAGCCTGTGCCGCGGCGGTAAGTTGGTAGTTTCATCAACCTCTTTTATTCTATTTTCGATAGAAATGACTAATATTGTATCACTAACATTAAAAAAGTAAGACTATGGCATGTGCTAAGAAAAAGAAGATGGCAGAAGGAGGCAAAGTCTCCGAGAAAAAGAAACCTCAAATGAAATGTGGAGGTAAGGTTAAGAAAAAGAAGTAACAACAGGAGGGGTATATCCCCTCCTCAGTATTTAGCATATGAAAAATTCAGAATTTGTATCTAGGATCATGAATGACATGAACTCCATTAACAAGGACGCTCATGTCAGTAGGAGGTGGATATTGTCCATAGGTAGGCAGAAGGCTCGATCATATATAGCCCAGAAGTACGCTGATGGGACTTTGTTCGGCGAGGAATCGCTATATACTCATATTAATTGCATGGAGATGGAGAGAGTCCGGAAGGTTGATTGTTGCTTTGATGAGTTTAAGTTATGCCGGATACTTATGAGATCCAAGAAAAGGCTTCCCGATATGATATATACCCGTATAGGACCGGCTATTATAAAGGTATCGAACATCATGGATGATATTATATTTACTCCTATATCGTTAAGAAAATACGCTAATAATAAGGAACGTAAATATGGTAATATAGATCAATACTATTATTACGTCAATGATGGATATATCTATATACCTGATATAAATATAGAGGCTATAAACGTGGATCTTATAACCCTTGACAGGAAAGCGGCGTTAGAGCTAGGGGGATGTGGAACGGAAAAAGATGATCCATGTATATCTCAATGGGATTATGATTTCATATGCCCTGATAAGTTACTGGAATATGTGGTATCTGAGACGTTAAGAGAGACGATAACCAAATTGCAGATCCCTACGGACGAGAATCCGGATATGGATATTAATAAGAAAACGCAAAAAATTCAATAAGCATGAACATAATAAGATCTATAATCAATTTCTTCGGTGCTGAGGATATTGTTGATGGTATCGGGGAAAGAGGAATGAGAGATAGCTCAATCATAAAATATAATGAGATACATGATATGTATGATAAAATTATAAAGGATCTAGGAGACATGTCAGCTTACGTGTCCAAGAGCTATATCTATGATAAGATAAAAGATAAAACAGGTTTTAGTACAAGGCATATTAGTAGGATACTTAATCATACTAAGAAAAGAGATCTTAGATTTATCTAAAAAGGAGAGGCTAATCAACCTCTCCTTTTGTTTTTAACATCCTCCACCTTGACTTGGGTTAGAGACATACATACTTGTGGCGTTACTTACGCAATCTCTACCTCCGGATACTGTTCCCGATCCTGTCGGTATCGTAACGGTCTTGGTAGTGGAGAAATATTCCACATCTCCTGACGGTTCGGATCTAGTATAATACACATCGAATGAAGCTGTTTTAGATTTTCCACATGGGTTATTGTAGCTTACCGATATACTTAAACATTGACCGTTGAAACTTCCACTAGCGTAAGCGTTCCATGTTTGTGGGCAATCGCATTCCATAGCGTTGGCTTTTTCCTGCGCTAGTCTCTGTGCGTCAGCCTGTGCCGCGGCGGTAAGTGCGGCCTTATCACCGTTACACTCACACCAAAACTTGTCAAATATTTCTTGAATAAGGATGAAATTATTATATTTGTGATATGAAAACAAAGTCGTTTAAAATACTTGATCAATACTTTCTTCGGTTCTACAGGTCTATTATGTCTAAGAACGGAAAGAGAAGGAAACATACGATCGTGGACAAGAATGATATTCTCGAATGTCAGTCGTTGATCTGGAAAGTCATACGTGATAAGTACTTAGATAATGAGGGCGGGGTTTATATAAATAACATCGGTTATCTATGTCATAAGATTAATCCCAACCGTAAGATATATCTGAATAAACTTACCGGGACTATAAACAGGCGTGGGACAGGTGGATATTCTTACGTCCATACGTGTATGGATTTTATGCCGAGGAATAAGTATTTTCATTTATATATCTCTCCAGCATTAAACAAGGAGTGTAGGATGGCTATGGAGTCTGGAAGGAGATATAAGTTCTTGTACCGGGAAGTTGAATCGGAAAGTAAGGTATTTGGAGTTAAATGGGTTTATAAGCTGTAGAAGTTTCTATGATCCAGTTAGCTCGTGAGGGTAGACTGGATTTTTTTTGTATCACGGATTCAAATACATATCTTTGTGCAAAAGACTTGAATATGACAATAAAAGGCTTATTGGCCGAGATCAAGGCCGATTTACATAAATACGATGATAGCGGGGCTATAGATACCTCATCTGTTTATAGATGGGCTGAGATCGCATTAAAAAGGTTCGGCGGTGTTATAGCTGTCATGTCAGAGGCGGTTGTCAAGACCAGTAACAAGCAGGCGGTATTACCATCCGATTTCTTCGACATGCTTGACGCTTACAGGTGTGAGCCTCTGGTTTGCGAGATCCCTGGCGGCGATAAGGCTAAGGCTGACCTCCAACACGAGATCGGCTGGGTCGAGCGCACGGAGCGCGGGTTTCGTTGGAACTCCTGCACCGAGTGTTGCAAGGAAGAGTTTGAGAAGACGATCACGGAGAAGATTTATATTGGATCCCATGAGGTTCGTTTCCATTACCATCACCCAGTAAGGTTATCTATAGGTCGTGGATTGAGGCGTGATTGCGCTGCTGATAAGTATCGGGATAAATACGCTTGGGATAATTATGATATAACTATATCCGGCAATACTATGTATACCGGCTTTGACGGATTTATTTATATCGTATACAGAGCTACTCCTAAGGATGAGGATGGTCTACCATATATACCTGAGACGGATTTAGGTTATCTTGAGGATTATGTCGAGACGTATATCAAGATGAAGATCTTCGAGAACGCTGCCGTGAATGGCTTGATACAAGGCGCTGGTGACGCTTACAAATTATATGCTCAGCAAGAACCGGGTAAGTTCGCTAGGGCTATGAAGGAGCTTAAGATGTCGATGATCACGTTAAATGATTATCGGGAACTGGCTGAGGATAATAGGAGAAGGATGCTGTCTCATGAGCGTATGTGGCCCAACGCTTTTGATAAGTATATTAAACTTATTTAACAAAATACGATGATATGGCTGATTGGATACATTTAGATAAGACAAGTGGTACCGGCCCTGCTGAGGTTAGGGTTACCGCTGATATCAATGAGACTGGAGAGATACGTCAGGCTACGTACAAGGTTATAAAAGAAGGCACCAAGGAGGAGAAGACGTTCGTGTGTAGGCAGGAGTCGGTTCCGGTGGTGATCATCCCTGAGTTCGATTTCCTTGTGCTTAGGTATATCTGGGATGACGAGGACGGCATTGACTTCGACACGGCAACCGGTTTCGACAACACTGGCCTCCCGGACGTGGACGGCAAGCTGGTTGGTTGGAGTAAACAAAACCAGACCACGCAGGAGCGGGTAGGCGATTATCTTATCCACGGTGGTGATAACATGGAATCAGGTAATGAGGCGGCTCTGATCCAGATGGGACCGTTGTTGGATGGCGATAATTACGATAAATTACCTCTTGAGATCAGGTGTAGTATATACGGTAACTGGTATGGTGGTCGTGAGAAAGGCAATGTCACTATCAGGTTCACGGCATATAAGGGCGGAACGATGGAGAAACGTGGATATGATTTTGTCAATATAGGAGGTGAGGAGGTTTATACCGGTGATGCCTCTACTAACGTATCCGCTCACGGCGAGGATAATTGGCAAAATATAAAGACCTTGTATTCTAAGGTAGGCACGATGATTTATAATAAGGAGTCTCGTGACTGTATTGTAAGAATAGGTGAGTAATTATTCTTTTTCATAATACAAATATCTATCAGCTCTCTCGTCTGTGAAGATGGGAGAGTTTTTATTTTTTTAGTCCTTCGCTTATGACATATTTGGTCTTTTATTGCGTAGGAATAATCTAGCTTTGCCGAAAACTAGCGTTATGATTACATTAAGTGATGTTAACAATGAACTCCATGTCCGGTTGTATATATTGGAGGTGCTTAAGGATTATATAAGAGATGATGATTTCGATGGTCTTGTAGATAAGGCGTTGGATTTTGTCATGGAAGGCGTTTCTATGCCTAAGGCTCCGGCCAAGGATACTACCATGAGTGACATATCAAAGAGCGTTTTGGCTTTGGTAGCGGGTGCTGGATTAGATGAGAGGCTAAGCAAAAGCTCTTTAGAGTTAGCTTATGATAGGTGTAAGATGAGGTATGTATTTGATCCTCGAAATCGGGATATACACGGTGTAGTCGTAGGTTATTCCAATGACTTTAATAGTCTGGTAGCTGTGTGTGATGAGGGATCGAAGAAAGGAGTGGATAAAGGATCTACTGATTTTGTGGATGTCAATGAGAGATACGTGACTAACGGTTTCTTTTACATATCTGTAGAGGATGCCGATAAGCAATCGAACTACATGGGTAAAAATTTGTAATTGTTTTGTTTTTTTTGTGCTTTACCACGAGCATCTAGTCTCCCTCCTGACTTGTGAAAGTTAGGAGGATTTTTTACTTTTGTGCGATTTTGAATGTTTTGCATAATGGTATAGTTTTTATCAAGATCCTGCGTGTAAGTGATTATCCGCAGGATTTGTTATATTTGCGAAAAAGATAAGATCGTGCAAAATAACTCTAACATAGCGGTTCCCGACTCCGGGATGAACAGGGATAAGCATCCACAGGACCTATCCCCGTCTGAGTACAGTTTCGCCTTGAACGCTACCATAGAGGGTGACGATGGAAGCCAGCTTAAGATCCAGAACGAGCCTAGCACCCTTTTATGTAAGCGATTTGATGGCTATAAGGTTATTGGGTATAAGAATGATATAGCTGGTGATAACACTTATTTCTTTCTGGTGAATCCTGATAACAACACCTCTAAGATCACGTTCATGAGGTCATTGGATTATGTCAAGACCGTAGAGGATCAATTAGCGGGATCAGGGAAAGATATTCATCGTATCCTTGGCGAGAGGCTTGAGGAGTCGGATGGTCGTTTCGATGAGATATGTGATTTGATGGAGGTGTTGATAGAGGATGGGGCTGATGATCCTTGTCTTAATTTCTCCATTCATCATCCTATCTTCGATATAGAGATCAAGGATGAGAAGTGTGGTAAGGTTATATACTGGACTGATGGATATAACCCCCAGCGATATGTTATGGTTGACAAGGCTCTTAATCCAGATGAGGATGGTGATTTTTGGTATCATTATCATGGGTATAAGACGTGTGGGGATGATAAGCCAATAGAGAGGTGTAGGCTGGCCTGCGAGAAGCTGCTGGTGTTCCCGTTGCTGACGGCTCCGTGCGTGGAGCCTGAGGTCGTGGAGTTCGGGGGAAGCCTGCGTGCCGGGACCTACCAGTTCTGCGTGGCGTTGTGCGATGAGTTCGGGATAGAGAAGACCGGATATTGCTCATTGACCAACCCAATCATGTTATTCGATCGCCAAGATATGGTTATCCGTGATGGCTTATGGGGCAAATCAACCAACATGGGTATCCGGCTTACTGTATCCAATATAGATAAGCAGGTATCTCATTATAAGGTAGGTGTTATACAGAACACCGTTGGATATAATGGCGAGCAAAGCCCGGTTCTTGAGTATTTCATAGAAGGTATACATCCGATAACGGAAAGGACCATCTATTACCTTACGGATCAGTATAGCGAGCGTACGACCATGGAGAAGTTATCCAAGGAAATACCGGTATATAAGACAGCCAGAGGCATGACGTCTGTCGGGAATCGTCTTCTTCAATACGGCTTGACCGTGGAGAACGAATGGAATCTTCAACCGGTCGTTAATTTCTTGGGTCATTTCGTTAAATGGCAGACATCGATAGCCACGGAGAATCTATATAAAGACGGTGTGGCTTGCTCTAAATACGCCTCTTTCATGCGTGACGAGGTATATCCGTTGGGTATAAGATTCTTTACCAATACGGGATACAGGACAGCTAGATTCCCGCTTATCCCTCGTCCGGCCACAAGGGAGGAGATGGAGGTTATCGTTGATGAGGACGGCAACTCTGAAGACCTATCAGCGGCTTCGGTATTGGAGAACAACCCGCAGTGCGCCGGGAACAGCCGCCGTTATCTTTGGCAGTTTAAGAATACGGCAAAGATCATAAACGACCCGTCTTGGGGATTTGATGATTTTGGGGGAGAATGCAAGAATCAGCTAGATGTCAAGCAACTCAGATATGTAGAGCAGGAATATGCCACGGTAGGAGAGACCCAATTCGTTATCAATACGATGGGGGAAGATGTTACGGTAGATGATGCTATTGATTATATCGCTGATAATATAGAGAACCTGTGTGATATCATAGAATCTAATGTAGGTATTACTGACGAGTTATGCGCTGCTATATCATTGCCGGAGGATCAAGACGGTATAAAGGCTCCCGATTTCCCTAGTGGATGTGATGATATCGAGAGGATAGAGACCAGGACTATATTGGATAAAAACTCTTTGGTGGATTCTAGGATTGATTTTACATATAAGTTGGCTAGTGATTATACGGAGACAGAGCCTACTACATTAATACAAAGTAATGCTGAGTCTCAAAGGAAGTTTTCTGTATTGTGTGATTTTGATAATTACTCTAGTGGAGGCAAGAATATCATAGATCTGGTTCAGGAATGGCTGGATGGTCAGGATGAGGATAAATTCCCGTCTGACATAGATTCTTCCGCCTTGGTCTTGTGTCAGGATATGTCTAATGTCCGGCAGTTATATGATGAGGGTATATGTACTAATGGGTGTTCGGTAGGTGATCCTTACGTGAATCCTACTATTAACGATGTGCAACTACCAACGTTCCAAGGAGGTAGGTCATTGGGTAAATGTACGTTCTTATTCCAAGGCGATGGATGGGAAGGCAAGAAGCATACCGAGACTATGCTTGATATATTGATGGATTCAATGAAAAAGTACTTCCCTCAATATGAGAGTCAATTTGGTATTGAGAACGCCATGTGTCTTTTTGGTGATGGTGATAATTCTAAGTTCAATACCGGCATATCTACTGATTGGGAAAGTCGTGTGTCTGTGCAGAATGATATTGACGCCAAGACCAATTGGTTCGGTAGAAGCAACTTGACTTATTTCAAGTTCTATCCACATGTATCCTCATACGCCAGATGGGTGGAGTTGGATTACGAAAAATACGTAAGCGGTTTATCCGATCCTGATAACGGTATTATGTATATAGAGATGATGGGTAACTATAATTATCCGATCGGTGACTCATCATCATACAACAAGGTTCGTATAACGTTTTTCTCGGACAAGGAAGGTACCGTGGCTCCTAATCCTTTGGCTGATGATGCCAAGAAAGGTGTTATAGTGAATTACGTGGATCATAAGATATTTATGATGCCAAAGTACTTGTTCTGGAATGATGACAAGACTACTTTCCATAAGATATATGTTTGTATTGAGCCAGCGGTATGTGTGTTCTTCACCGGTTTCGCCATGAGGCAGGACATGAAGGAGCTTGCCGGGTTCTATACGGCCGGCACCGCCATTTTCCCCGCCCCGTTCTGTTTTGGCATTCGTCCTCTGGAGATAAAGTACGTATTCTTTTTTACTAAAGAATTGAAATTGAGGAGATTTGTCACTTATGAGGCAAAATGTATATCATGCGGTGATAAGCCCGCAGATTGCGCTCCTAGACCATATCAGTATGGTGATTTTGGTTATTGGGAATCTACCAATAAGTATCCGGCTAATTTTGAGTTGTATGATTCAAGCAAGATCGGGATATCGTCTGGAGGATCGAAGAGGAAGGATATAATAGATTCTTTGACGAAATACTATGGGTCTCCTAAATCTGTTGGGGGTAAGTCTTACTTCACTGGTAATGGGGATAACGCTGAGTATCCCAATACGTCAACCACGTTTTGTCAGAAACCTATACGTCATTACAAGTTCCCGGATAACTCTGTCGCTCCTTTCATGGGTAATCCGTCTCAACTGACCGGTCAATATGGAGTTGACTCCTATATTTATCCTATGGGGGTGATGCTTGATGATGATATCGTTAATGAGTTTCTGGATATAGCGGTAGAGAACGGACTTATAGATAAGGTTAGAAGGGATTCCATAATAGGATATGAGTTGTATAGGGGCGATAGGACGTTGGATAAGAGTGTTATTGGCACAGGTCTGGCTTATGATATGTTTAAGTACGATGATCCCGACGGATCGGCTAACCTTTATCCTAATTATCCTTACAACGATTTGTCTGATGATATGTATATCTATAAGGATATTAATCGTGAGAATTTTATAACGCATCCGTTTAACAGGAAGGGTAATATCTGGTATTCATTCTTAAGCCCTGATATTGCCTTCAACAAGCCTGATGCTCCCACTGAGTGCCTTGTTGATGGTTATCAATTAGGTAAATCCTCTGGTATATTCAGGGAGGTGGAGGATCACCCTAAATGGACGATATTAGGAAGTAAGGCTTATAGTATGGCAACGTCATTGGCTACGGTGGAGGCTATGGCTAATTTAATATCTGCCATAGCTGAATATACATATCAATCGGCGTCCCAGCAATATGTCGGTGGGGGCGTGATGTTTTTGGCCAACCCGGTGGGTATAGCTCTGACGGCTATCCGTCTGGCTACAGGTATCGCCAAGGCTACCTCCCAGTCTGTCGTGGATATAGGGAAGTACAGGTATCAGTGGTTAACGGCCTTGATAGATAGGGGGCCTAGATGGAATTACGCTTATTATTATACCTCTGTCGCTCATTATAATCTATTTTACCAAAAAATAGGAGCGTCAGAGTTGCGTGGGTTGTCTACGGCTAAGTATATTAAAAGTGGATTGTATCCGGTAACGGATATCTCATCGCAGGGGGAGGTTGTAGGTGGCAAGCCTATAGTTGTAAATAATCTCGATCGTGAGCATTCGTTATTCATGTCGTTTGGCATGGATAAGTATATGCTTGAATACCCTGAATTAGTATCAAGTTATGATACCAGTCGTATTCAGGATGAATGTAATATTCGTAACGATGAGGTGGCTGGTATGACGCCTCATTTTATGACACGTGAATCTTTCGTATCCTGCCCCTATATGAGGATAAAGAAATATTCTCCGGCTCAATACGGGCAGATAGAGGATATCAGATGGGTATCGTTAGGCGGGTGCGGGTTGATGGATGAGGATAAGCGTAAACCTGTTTTTGGGGGTGATGTATTTATATCAAGATTCTCACTTAAGAGGAAGATGCCTATGTTTTATTTGACTCAGTTCGGTCAGGGGGACATGATACCATTCCCTTATTATGATTATCGGAACATCGGGTATCCCCGTTATTTCGTTAATTACGACACCGGGGAGGATTATCTTAATAAGACCGATACGGATACCGGATCGCTATACTCTTTCCCTAGCCGGAAGAGCGCTTATGAGATGGTTTGCAAGACCGGAGATATGTATCTTAGCGGTCGTTTCTTCCTATACTTCTATGGCATACCTCAGTTTCTTGTGGAGTCTGAGATCAATTGCAATTTCCGTATAGCCGGACCTGAGCCTTACGAGGGGTTCTATCCGGAGGTGGGGGATTATATATCATGGACCCAGGAGCGTAATGTCCCTATATCAAGGGATAATGTGTTTAAGATAAGTCCTGTGTATAAGAATCGATTTACGTTAGGTGGCAGGTCATTACCAGAGACGTATGATAGCAATTTTTGGGACTGCGCTTACCAAAGACCCAACGGCGTCATATGGAGCACCGCCGACGTGTCGGAGAACGGCATGACCGATCCTTGGCTGTCGTACAAGCCTATGGATTACCATGAGTTCAAGACATCTTTCGGGAAACTTATAAGCATGAAAGGGATAGAGTCGGATCAGATACTGGCTCGTTTTGAGAATCAGGTAGGGTTGTACAATGCCATAGACGTGTTGGCGGAGAGAATATCCCCGGAGAATAGCGAGCTAGGGACAGGTGGTCTTTTCGCCTCTCGTGGTATCGAGTATAATAATACGACGTTAGGATATTCCGGGACCCAGAGCCGGGATATGATCAGTTGCGAGTTTGGGCATTTTTGGGTCGATTTAAGGCGTGGTCAGGTGTTTAAGGTAGATTCTAATGGTAGGAATCTTACGGAGGTCACACCGGGGCTTAGAAACTGGTTTAAGGAGCATCTTCAGATGAAGATCATCCGTAGCCGGATATATAACGCTGATACGGACGCTGAGTTGTCTTATTATGATATCGATAACAAGTTCTTTGGTATAGGGCTATCCATGGGCTGGGACAATCGGTTCAAGAGGGTTCTGATAACCAAGAAAGATTATATACCGGTAGGGAATCCGAGCGAGTACCAATTCCGTGGCGGCCGGTTCTACAGGAACGGGCAGGCGGTGGAGCTACAGGACGCCAGCCATTTCACGGACGTCTCGTTCACCGTTGGATATAACTGCCTGAAGGGTGAGTGGAAATCATATTTATCCTACACCCCTGATTATTATATCGAGCACCAGCATTATTTCCAGTCTGGAAAGAACTACTCAAGTGAAAGTCAGGAGATAGGTTTATGGTCTCATGGTTTGACCAACCAATCGTATCAAGTATTTTATGGTAAGCTATATCCGTTTGTTATAGAGGTTCCGGTACGTGAGCAGTACGTGAATAAGATCCTCACCAACTACCAATATCGGATGGATGCCAGAAGATATCAGGATGAGGTTAATTACCAAATTCTTAGGACTACTGGATTCAATAAGGCATGGTTTTATAATGATACGAACAACAGCGGTGAACTTCGGATGGTTATCGCCGACAAGAACGATATGAGCCAGCGGTTAAGGTATCCTGTAACCAATGACGATAGCCGTGAGATACTGGTGACGGAGGTTGATCAGAAGATAAATATAAATGACTATTTTAACGAGGTCAAAGACGATACTAATAACCTCCCGGTATGGATCAAGGACGTGAATGATATTGACCGGAAGATCGACCCTAGGGCCGTCGATTATCACCGGAGGTGGCGTGATCGTCTTCGTGGCGATTGGTTCTTGGCTAGGTTCGTGAATGACATTGAGAGTAGGTTCAAGATGATAGTTCGTTGGTTTAGCAATGAGGAGAAAGTTTATTGATTTAGGTGATTATATACAACTTTACACCACAAATGTACCGAATTATTTTTATGTATAAATAATAATCTATATATATATGTCATGAGATTAGTCGAACAACATATAATCAAGCGAAGCTCGGTATATTACAATGAGCTTCAAGACCTGTTGCATAAGTGTAAAAACTTATACAACAAAGGGTTATATGTCGTTCGTCAATATTATTTCCAGTATAATGATGATAATACCGTTAAATATAAATACCTCAACTACTATTCTCTTGAAAAGAAGCTAAGAACAGAAAACGATGTAGACTATCGTGCTTTACCATCATCTGTAGCCCAACAGGTATTGATGATGGTCGACCAGAATTTCAAATCCTTCTTCAATCTTCTTAACAAGAAGGGTAGAGGTGAGTATTCTGAGAAAGTAAGAATACCTAAGTATCTTGATAAAGATGGGATGTTTATGGCTGTTTTCCCGACAACAGCCTTTTCTCAGAAATGGATAAAACAAGGTATTATTAAGTTACCAAAACAATTCTCTTTTACCATAAGGACTAATAAACAAAATGTCCAACAACTTAGGTTTATCCCTAAGAATGGATATATTATGTTTGAGATTGTGTATAATAAGAAAGAGAAAGGTCTTATGTATGATAACGGAAATTATCTTGGTATTGATCTTGGACTTAACAATTTAGCGTCTTGTGTATCAAATACCGGTTCTTGCTTTATCATCAACGGTAAGCCTCTAAAATCTATCAACCAGTATTATAATAAAAGATTAGCATATTTAAAATCTAAATTAAAAGGTAATAAACAAGTATCAAGACAAATAAGATCGTTAACCAACAAAAGGAATAACAAGATCAAGGATTATCTGCATAAAGCTAGTAGGGTATTGATTAATCATGTAGTCTCCAATGGCATTAATACGATCGTAATCGGTCACAACAAATGCTGGAAACAAGAGATCAATATCGGAAAGCGAAACAACCAGAACTTTGTATCTATCCCTTTTAATATGTTTATCTCAATGATATCATATAAAGCTACACTTGAGGGTATTAATGTTAAGATCGTTGAGGAATCCTATACCTCAAAATGTAGTTTCTTGGATAACGAGCAGATTTGTAAGCATGATAAATATGCCGGAAGACGTGTCAAACGAGGATTGTTCAAAACATCTTCCGGTAGTATTATTAACGCCGATATCAATGGTGCTTTTAACATCATCAGAAAATCGGCAAAAGAAGCCTTCGATGTAAGTACCTTACCAGAAGGTAGAGGGTTTTGGTGGAACCCGGTACGGATTTCTGTATAGATATATACCATTTTACGATTTTAGTGTAAAAAGGCATATAATCACCA